CCCAACAACAGCGCCTGGAGCGATTCAGGCGCATAGGATTTGATTATGAAATTACTGCAAGGCGTTCCCGATTACTGGGAATATATTGAACGCGGAAAAAGTGCGTTACAAGATTCTAAAGACCTGTGGAATGATGGAAATCCTCTTGCTGGTCATTCAGAAGACGGAAAACAAACATATTTCAAAAAACCTTACGGATATATCGCAGTAGCACTTGCATTTAACATGGCATATGCTATGCTGGTACTCGGAACGGTTAATCGCTGGGCTGAAAAATCTCTTGTGTGGCTGGGTACGTTATCCATACGTTTGATACGTCTGTTTTTTGGTGTTGTGATCCTGCTGGTATCATCACCAATTGTCCTGGTTATGCTGACCGTTAATGCAAAAACTGGTGTGAACACCAAATTCGGAAATAAACTGGTAAAAGAAAATGACGAAAAGAATTCTGACAAGGCTTGACATCCACAAATATGCTGTTAAGATAGGTGACATGAAACGCGGTGAGTTCACCAAGTTCGAAGGAGTTGACCTGAAAGAACATGGTTTCTACCTGGTAGTTGATGATAAAACGGGCAAAGTAGTATTTCGTTTCTACGTAGCACCGAATCAACGCCGCAAGACTGGTGCAAATCGTACCCTGTTACGTATTAAACGCCGCGAGCACGAACCGTCTGCGATGGTTGCGTTGCTGGATAGTGCTTCTCTGTACTTCGTTGCACACGATAAGATTAAAAACCTCTTTGGTTTCTCAAATCTTACTGGTACAATAGCGGAAAGCGCAATTCAGATGCGTTTCGGTGATGGTGAGAACTACACTGAATACAACCGTGCTTTAAATGACCTGTTTGACTTTGAATTCCAACCATACTAATTGAGACTATGAATATGAAACTGAATCCTTTTTCTTCTAAAATCCGCTCTGTTGATGAAATCGTTGCAACGTTCGACAAAACTCTGACCGAACTGGAAGCGCGTATTCAACACGACAACGATCAGGTTGCACAGGTTGCAGCAGACCGCAAAGCAGCGGAAGAAGAACATCAGCGCAAACTGGCTGAACTGGCTACCAAAGAAAGTGATCATACCGCAAGCGCAACCCGTGCCGGACGTATCGCGGATAAGATCCGCAAACTGCTGGATTAATTAGTTAAAATGGGGCTAAAAAGCCCCAATAAGGAAAATAATATATGTTTGTAATTTCTTCGTACTACGATTCGCGTCAACGAGTATCGCTGTCTTCTATTTCCCAAGCACCAAAAGATATAGATGACTTCGGATTGCTTAACTTCGTCAAAAAGAAATCGACCGCGTTGTTCCTGAAAAATACAGAATTGTTAAAGGGTCTGATAGCCTAACTATCGTAAAACTGTATGGTGAAGTCAGTATTCAACATCATGTGATATTATATCCTCGATGAACAATCCGGTAGCAAAACATGATTTTAACCGCGCTTCAACTCACGCCGATCGCAAGCGAGATTCTAAAGAAGCAAAACGTAAACAAAAACACAAAGGTAAGTTTGATGAAAAATGTTTTGATCATCTTTGAGGAAATCCCAGAAAACATTAATCTGTATCTCGTCGAAGCAGACGAAAAAACAGTTGAAATCCTCAAAACCGCACACGGGCGATATGTGAATGGATGCGACAACACTCCAGAACAGGATCGCGCTGTAGATATTGTTAACCTGATGCTGGGGCCGCGTACAGATGACAATCTGGCATGGGCGAATGAATCAAACATTCCTCATGAGTATGTCGGGATGTACGTCAACAGCAATCTGGTCGAAAAGTATCCGGTTGAACCGACGAACAAAATCGATTTGGTAATTCGAACAGGTTTATTCCTGTAATTTAAAAAAGCCCTTGACTTCGGTCGGGGGCTTTTGCTATATTGGTCTTGTCGAAACGAAACGTTCAAAGGAGATTCACCATGACTAAAGTTACCGCTACTTACTTCATTTCTTCTGGTCGTAAAAATGCTATGTACACTCTTCGTGTAGAGCGTCGGGGAGGTGGATATACTTCTGATAACTATATCTGCAACCTGTCTACTGATCCAGACAAAGCAGAAGAGAAAGCGCGTGAATACTACGATCGCATGGTGAGTCGTTTGACTCAATCAGAAAGTTTCGAAATGGTTTTCCAGGGCTTCGCAGACTTCGATCTGTTCGAACGTCGCGGCAAACTGTCAGTATACGATACTGAAAAACTGGAACTGCTGGAACAAGGCATAATGCCAATCGGTAAGCGTAAAGGCGAAGTGATTGCAGATATGCCGATGTTTACTGTTCTATGGTGGGCTGATCAGTCCAGCGAAAAGAACAATGACCCAGTATTCAGCGCCATTTGCGCTTACTGCATGGGGGTTGCGCTGGATAAGGATTACATCGCTAAACGTGAAGAAATCCGTGCAGAATGGGAAGCAGAACGCCAGGCGAAGATTGCCGCAGCAAAACACATCGGGGAAATCAAACAGCGTCTGCAAATGACGGGTACTGTTGAGAAAGTGATTTCACTGGGATACACTCAAGTTTCTTACTACACAGAAGTAGAAAGATTCATGACCAAAATTAATGTTGATGGTAATGTTGTTGTTTACTTCGGTAATAACATTGCAGAAGAAGGTGACGTAATCACTTTCAAGGCCACTGTTAAAGAACACGGGGAATACAAAGACGTGAAACAGACCATCGTTCAACGCGTAAAGGTATTAGAATGACATATGAAGAAATGCTAAACGAAGTGTGCGCGGGTAAAACCGCGTACCGTCCGACTGTTCCAGATGTGATCGTGTTCCGTGAAGGGGATACGATCATTAGACGGTCTCACCGCAAAATCGAAATCAACCAGGTATTCATTGCCAGTGTTGAAGAACAGAAAGCTACCGATTGGGATATTGTCGATGAAGACGAAAATCATGATATGCTACACGGGACACTCCATTTTATCGAAATGGAAGCATACGGTGTTCGTCGCTTTATAAATTATTGGAGTGGTGCGTAATGACACACGAAGAAGCAATGAAAGCCGCTACACGAGGTTTTAAGGTAGCGCCTGTGGGTAAGGCTGGGTTCTTTGTATATTACACCGCAGAGGCTGGTTTCCGGCGCATTACGATAGGGAATGTGGGTACTGGAACGATGAATATATTCCTACACCGTATGAACTTATGCGAACGTGGGATATATACGATAAAAGCCCGATGACGAAAGTTAAAAACTTCATCAATCGGGCTTTGGAAAAAACGAAACTGAAATTATCATCGAATCCTGCCTAAAATTCTAGCGGCCTGATTGCACACGATCATTAACTTCATGTCGGTGACTTCGGGCTTCTGTTTATACCATTCCATTAAGATTGATCCTGAATAGTAGTTTTCGAGATTGAAGTAAGGACAACTAAAGGTGTAGACTACCGGAACAAGATTTTTTGTCGGAAGGTACGGGCTTGCGATATCTGAGATATACGGTAGCCCGTTTATATGTCTGTTGTATTCTTCCGATGTCTTATCTATAGGATAGCCACCCAGATTTTTCGGATCAATCTGTTGCGGTAACTTCCCTTCATACGCAATTATATCAACAAAATAATTGACATTATTAGGTCTGAACCCAAAGACTGCCGAAAAATCCGCACCCGTAGTTAAATGCACTATGTTTAACTGTTCAATGGATGCGGATTCAAACTTTTTTGCTTTTTCGATCTCCATTGTGGGAACATCGATCACGCTCGAAGATGATTTCCATACTGCAAACAGGTCATCCCATTTGTACCATGTAATAAACATAATGAAAATTGTTACGATAAGAATCAATTTGATGAAAAGCTGTTTCCACGTTTTGACCGCCATGATGAACGACATTACCCGTTCAAGCACAGCCAATTTATCTTGTATAGCGCCATTTTATACCCTCGGTCGGGGATTCCCAACCCCCGAACATATTTATCTTATAGCAACTAGTCCTTGTCTTGTTTGTCCTATACGAGCATTAAGGTAGTCGAACCATGCCACATGTTGACTAGGATCGATTTTGTAGTTTCGATATCCTGCGTCATATCGTCCGGTATCAATAAAGTTAAACACCGCACCGTCATCAGTAGTGAGTCGAAAGTTTGCAGCAGGACCACTTTGAATAGTTAATACGCTATATTCACCATCGAGATAGTTTTGCACTGCAACACAAGTCCCGTAAGCCAGCCCGTTAAAACTACCACCAGGAGTAGCGTTCCAACCAGGTTTAGATAAAGGGAGATTCCATCCAGTATTCCAACAACCACGATAACGAATACCTTTATAATATCGTTCGAATATTGGTATTGAAATATTATATACTGATTGGTTTGCCATTTGGGACATCCAGAAAGGCGCACCAATTCGAACAGCGCTACCCGCCGCAGACATCCAACGCTGTCCTGTTTCTGCTACCGCAGACGACCCGATCCATCCGGGTACTCCAACAATTGCCATAATTTTACCTCTTTAAAGAGGGGCATTACGCCCCTATTTTCCGTTCGATTGCTTCCAGACGTTCACGCAATTCATTGATTGCCGTAATCAGAAGCGCGTTAACACTTGACGGGGAGATCGTCAACATTCCGGTTTCTTCGTTTTCTCTTACTGCTTCCGGTAAAACCTTTTGAAGATCCTGAGCAATAATACCCGCTTCACGACCATTAGGTTCATCATCTTCGACTTTCAGTTTCTTATCGTAGATATAACCTTTAAGCTGTTCGACTTTACTCAGTGCATCTTTCAGTTCAACTAGGTTAGATTTCAGCCTGATATCAGAACGAATATACACATCGTTAAAATCACCATGTGCCCCTGAGTAAATATAACCACTGGCTTTGAATTGACCACCATTGTCGAAGGAAAAATCAGCACCACCAACGTGCATAACTACAACTGGATTGCCGCCACCCGCATAGACATCCATTGCGGCAATATGCTGATCGCCCCAGTGTGTAGCTTTCCAGATGCTGTATGCTTCGTTTCTGGAGTTAGGACAATCCACCAACAACCCAGCAGCACGGTCACGCCATGCGACCCACGCACCACCCTGAACAGTACCACGGAGTAAACCTTTATCACCTCCAGTGGTTGCAGCACCTGTAGTTAGAATCATGCCGTCACCAAAACGAGTTGAATATTGCTGACTCGTAGTACGGATTTTCAACCCGCCATCATCTTCGGCGTAAATAACAACCTTTTCACTACCTGCGTTATCTTTAAACCATACATGACGGTTTCCATTAGAACGAATTTCTAGGCCATTGCCGCCATAAATGTATGCGCCGTTACTGACGGTCAGATTGCCAGAAGTTTGAAATTCTACGTTTCCATTAGGCATTCGTTGTGAATAAAAATGATAACCCGTATCATCATGTACTTCAAACACAGCAGGACGACCAGAATTACCCCAGTTTTGGATATAGAATGTTTGACTACTGGCTTGTGCTGACGATGAACTACCAAGCGTTAATAAAGTATTATCTAACCGGAACGCAGCGTTCGGAGTAGAAACAGCAATATCACCTAATCGGTTATACAGGTTAATTGTTGCCTGATTACTTGACCCGTATCCGAAATAAGAGTTCAATACACTCGTATCTCTGTTCCATATCTGGAACATTGCTGATTCTGTTGCAGGTTTATAACGGATCTTGAATCCATCATTACCGCGATCAGCCGTAAACGTACCACCGTAAATTGCACCACCTCGACCAGCACCACTAGCACTAACCCATAGTTGCATTTCACTATCGGTGTTACCCGTCATCAGCTTATATTCACCCTGCTGAACAGTTTCATGCCATATAATATCAGGAAGACCACCACGGAATCGACGTAGTAAGTTTTTACCGCCAGCCGCACCAGTTGACAACATTTCAATTTTGGGTAATGCCTGATCAACTCCATTCATATACAACGGGGTTGAAGAAGATATTCCACCTTTCACGTCGATGAACATCGTACCAGCACCACGGAAATAATGATAAAATTTCCCATCATCAGCTTTCACACCAAGATGCGTTGCGCCGTCACCAGAGGCGTTTCCATCAGTGCTTGTATCAAGTCGAATCAAGCTGTTGTTTGCTGGCAATCCAGCACCATTAACAAAAATTTGACGTGGTGCGGTCAAACCGTTTGCCAGAATAAGAGTACCATCAGCAGCGAAACGTGTTACATAAGAACCACCTGAACGAACATATAAGTTTTTACCAGTATCAGCAAATATCATTGCTAATTCGTTACCGCCAGCATCACGGAATTCGACGTTACGGTTTCCGTCGCCTTTTGTGATCAGTTGGGTTCCTGTTAAGTTACCACTGACCGTTGTACTCATACCAACGTTTAACGAAGCACCGGAAAGGTTAATTGAACCATCCCACCCATTAAGCCCAATCTGAGCGCGTAGAATTCCCGTAGCGCCTGTTGTCTTGTTTGGTGCATCATATGCTTGCAGTTCGATAGAACCTGCCCCAGTAGTTGACTGATGCGATAATAGAGCAGCAAGGTTAGCACCACCAAAAGGATCGGAAGTATTCGATTTTGTGTTGACAAACAAAGTAAACGTGCGAGTATGCTGTGACGGGAACGGATCTGTAACCGCGTTGTTATCTGAACGAGTAGTTAACAGATAAGGAGCATTCCCCGCAGTATCAGCAATCAGGTTAATACGGCGAGGAACCGTTAACTGAGTATTGTTCTTTAGTGTCAGATCACCCGTCATTTCATCGCCGGATTTTTTGACCTGTGCGTCGTTGGTAACGTTACCTAATCCTATTTCAGCTTTTGTAGGCTTATCATTTTCCGTATAGACTTTGAAGCCTTTATACGTTAGTGTGTTTCCAGTAGGGAGTAAAGGCAAATTAGCCTGACTCCAGATAGTATTACCGCCTATGGTAGTACCGGATTTTAAATCTGCCATTATTAGATCCTCAAATGCTTTTATGATATTTATAAAAAGAAAAAGCCCCGAAGGGCTTTTCTTATTGTCGGGATTTGAGTTCCCTTACTTCTTCACGCAGTTCTTTGATTGCTTCGACCAGTAATGCAATAGTTGCAGTTGGCGAAATAACAAGCACTTCGTTTTCTTTGGTATCCTTACCAACAGATACGGCTTCCGGTAATACCTTTTGCAGTTCCTGTGCGATCAAACCAGCTTCGCGCTTAACAGTTTCGCCACCGATATAGCTTGCTTTATCATAAGTCAAACCATTCAACAGTTCAACCTTATCCAATGCGTTTTCAATCTTATTGAAATTGCTTTTCAATTTTTCATCAGAACGAATATACACATCGTTAAAGTAACCACTATTACCTGCCGTGATGTTCCCTGTACTTGTACTAAAGCTACCATCACCATCGAAGTAGAAAGCAACAGAACTTTGCAGAACCAGACGAACACGGGCCGGCGCCTGGTGTAAAGTTCGGGCATATGAACATCCAATTGCAGCAACATAGGTGTTATTCCATGAAGTTGCTTTCCAGATACTGTATGCGCTATTATTGACACCGGGAACATCAACAGATACAGCAGCAGAACGTTCACGCCATTGATCCCAACCACCCCCATCAGGAGTACCGCGAATAATACCGCGATCTGTACCTGATACGGGGTATTGTGAGTGTATCATACCAGCATAAAACTCATAAGTAGCAGAACCGCCAGCATTTGCGCGTAATTTTAATTTACCATCACTCTCTGCCCACACAACGCCTTTTTCCGCACCGCCGGAATGTCTAAACCAAATAACAGATTTTGCGTCACTATCCAGGAAAACGTTCGTTGATGTTGACGGGGTTCCTTTGATAGACAGATTACCAGTGTCATCGAGAGTCATTACTTCATTTGAATATGTCGCGCCAGTTCCCAAAGCGTATACGTTAGATCGAACTGCCTCATGCCATATTGTATCAGGGCCACCACCTCGGAATTTACGAAGGTATGATGTAGTACCAGCAGCAGCGGCACTTAATATAACGTTTGCGTAAAGACCTGGTGTTATACCTTCCTGATATATTGTGCCGCCAGGAGGAAGAATAAAGCTACCATTTTCGTTGAAAATGAATTCACCGGAAAACTCCCCATTACCAGTTTCTTTATTCGGCGTATAACAGTTAATGCGAATACCGGAACGACGATTACCAGCATCAGGTCCGTCTTTGTAGATAAACCCATCAACAATCTGAGTACCATCATTTTTCGTATACACGAATTTAATATGACGACCTGTAGGTGATTTTAAAGAAACATCACCGATAACACCCAATTCACCGTTCAATGTATCGGTAGTATTTTTCAATGCACCGATTTCTGCCGGAGTAGGTTTGTGACTTTCATCATACACTTTACGCCAACCGTTAGCACCTCCACCCGTCCAAGACCAAGCACCAGGAGATCCAGAACCTGTACGGATATGGAAAGCAGTACCATCAAGGAAGAACTGAGTGATCGAGTTGCTCGCATTCGACGTGCGGCGATAGTTTACCACCTGGCCCACGTAGGTATTATCGCCATAAGGACCATCAACCAAGTTACCGTTTACGGAAAGAACATCATTCTTTTCGGTAACAACAGCAGCGCTTAGGCTATTTCCCTGCATGTTGGTCGGAATACCCGTCATATAACGAACATCGTGATTTTGCCAGTTCGCCGGAGTAACCGTTTGTGCAGTCAACGCCCCAGTAACGTTTAACGTGGTTGCAGTTGCACCAGCAAGAACAGTATTTCCAGTGACACGGAAAGTGCCTTGTTCTACCGTTACCTGTTGAAGTTGCGAATCTAGCGTTAATGATGTATTTTGTGATCCCGATTTATACGCAGTAATATAAACTTTGTTCCCGCCATCAGTACGCGCATGAATATTAAACGTACCCGCAGTAACGTTAGCCCCATTCATAGCATTAAGTATTAAAAGGGCTTGTTCTGTCGTCGGCGTAGTAGTAACATCAGAACGACGAAAAACAATGTTTGGTTCACTTCCGGCGCGAGTAATATCGATGTACGATCTAGAAAACAATGCACCCGCAACAGCATTAACGCCTACGGTTATATTTTTCGTGAATGTCGTATCATTGTTAACAGTACCACCATTAGCAAGAGACAACGCCCCTATATCTTCCGCTGTCGGGCGATCATTTTCGGTATAGATACGCCAGCCTTTATACGTTATTTGTCCACCTGACGGCAATAACGGAGATTCGAAGCACTCCAAATAGCAGCACCACCTAACGTTGTGCCTAATTTCAAATCAGCCATAAAATTCTCCTATAATGACTGTATTTATGAAAAAGGGGCCGAAGCCCCTTAACGAACGATAGACAATTTAACGTCTTTAACTGACACCGATCCTGTGCTTGTGTTGCTCGGATAACGATAAAAACCGAAATCAAAGTTCACAGCACCAGCAGGAACGACACCTTCGCTTTTATAGAATGTATACACGTTTGGTACTGTGCTTACATCCTGGATAATAACTGGTTGTGGTGCGCCAATATACTGATTATTCGCATCAAGGAACTGCATGATTATGAATGCTCGTTTATTGTTGGCAATCGCGGTCGCATCGCGTTTAAGCTGTCCCGCAATACGGATGACATCACCAGGTTTAGCCCCGACACTACTCAATGACACTTTTGCAAAGTCATATTGTTTATTAGCCCACTCTTTAACAAGATATTGGGTTGTATCGGTTGATGTATATTCCGTTGGATCTGCAACAAGATAATCAAGTTCTGTGAAGTTATGCGAAACAATCGTTTTATTGCTCGGAGTTCCAGCAGGTGATACAGGCAATGAAAGTAACTGTTCAATCGGGTTTTCAGTTCCGGTTGTGTCAACTTCGGAAAGCGTCTGCATACGCACACCGTTCACACCAATTGCAGCACCGTTTCTGTTTACTTCTTCACGCGGTACTTTACTGATTTGTACATTTCGACATTGAGAAAGACCTACGTTTACGGTTGACGGATAATGATATACTTGACAACCCATCTTGACATTTTCTGTGCCTTGCGGGATCGTGAAATATATAGACAAAGAATGCCACGTATCAGGAGTTAAGTTTGTTGTACGCAACAGAGAAGACGCTACCCATTGCGCACCAGCAGTTTCTGTCCAGATATACAGATACGTATCCCCGCCAGCGTCACGAAGTTCTTGTGAACAATACAGATCACCAGTTACTTTGAATATATCCCCACGAAAAACATCGGTTCCTATATTCCATGAACCATACCCATGATATCCATATAATGAACCGCTGTTCTGATACGTTTGTACATCATCGACCATACGTTCAGGAATACCAGTAACGCCGATGTCGCTGAATTCGTCAAACACAACTTCAACAAAACTTCTCGTATCATCCTGTGATATACTGCCAGATCCACCCACGAAGTTTTCCATACAGATTTTCTTCATGGTTGATGAATATATGGCAGAATACGACGAACGACGACGATCATCGGTTGAGAAAAAACGTTCTTCCGGCCATGCAACAGAACCAATTTTACGCATAATTGCGGTAAAGTTGGCGTTACTTCCTATTGCGTCGTAACTATAAAAACACACAATGCGATTCGCTGGAAGAGAACCCAAATAGTCCCTAAGCGCGTTCCCGTTCGTAGTAGGATCACCATACATATCAAATGTCTTATAATCCAGTAATGCTAACGTTGTTCCATCAATAATCGCCAGGTTAATTCCGCGATCTCGTTGTGTGTTTCTGTTTATAATATCAGCCCCATTGATAGAAACCTCAATTGCGTTGAGTGTGGAGCTTAAATTAGCCCCACGCACAACCAATCGATATTTTACGGCGTTTGCTTCTGAAAACACATTCGCCGTAAAGCTATCAGGGCCGAATAACGCCATGAATTCGTTATTCGCCATTTTATATTATTCCTCCCACTCAAACTCACAAGTCTTAGTGACTGGGTTTGCGTAGATTTTTACGTTTCCGATCTTGATGTAGTTGCGAACTACCAGCGTGTCTACTGTCGAACCAGCAACCGCAACAGCCCCGATTTCTGCCGGAGTAGGTTTGCGACCTGCATGGTAAATCAGGTTCCCGTTGATCATCGCTTTGGTGTAATCGGTGATATTGATGTTAAACTCAGTCAATACCTGATCGTTAATACCCGTTAAGCGCATTTTCTGGATCGGGCCAGAGAAATCACCCGCCTGAATATGTGCTGTACCGCTTACACTGGTAAAGCGTCCACCAGTACCACTAACGTTGACAGACAGCGCACCCGTCATGGTATCACCCGTTACGTTGACATACGTACTGTCAAGGTGCTGGGTAAAGTTTCTGGTGTTGATCACCGTTGCTGTGGTTGTCCCTTTGTCGTTACTGATGGTAACACCGTTCCAGCCATTAGTTGCAGCAGTCCGTAATTGTACCGTAGGGCTTGCATCACTCGCAATAGTAACATCACCGTTTGCGTTAATGTTTGCCAGGGCTTTGCTGTTCAGGCGCAATGTATTACCGTAGTAAGCCAGCACACCATTACCAACATCACCGACCGTCAGAACATCAACCAAATCAGTTGCACCCGTTGCCATGCGATACACTGAACCCTGAACCGTTTCATGCCATGTAGTATCCGTTGTACCACCACGGAAAGTACGAAGCAGGTTTTTGGTTCCAGCAGCAGCAGTACCCAGAACAGTATTCGCATAAACCGTATTTGCTTTCGCAGATTGGTTAATGTTGTTGTTCGTTGTCACTGTTGCGTTAACGGTTACAGCAGCATTTGCCGTCAGCGTCCCGTTAGTAACTACGTTACCCACGAAAGTGCTTGTGCCGTTATACTTGTTGTTCCCCGTTACGGTTTGATCAGCATCACGACGCATCCAACTTGCAGCAACCACACCACCCAGACTCAAGCTATTCTGTGCTGTTGCCATTTTCGGTAAGAAGTTTTGCAGGGCAAAGTTAAGACCGCGAGGCGATACAGCATAGAAATCTTCAAGGTAACTGTCTACAGGTTGAGTAGAACCAACCAGATTATCACCAATGAACGTATTCGATTTAGTGGTAATGAATACAGCACCGCGACGAGTAGTTGTTGCACCCCACGCCGGATCGTTACCGTTCAGATACTGCATTGTTGCCGGAGTAATTGCCAGGTTTGTAGAAGTACCCGCAGCCGCTTCGCTATTCGTTGCACAGCGAATAATACCTTCTGCTGTGTCGGTAGCTTTTTTAGCTTGCAATTTCTTCGCAGTGATGATAACAGTATCAAGAGTACCCGCGTTTGTTTCTGCCTGAGTAGCAACGCGCAAAGTACCACGTTGAGTTTCAGTAGCAGCCGCGATCCCCAGGTTAACCGTAGTCCAGATAGTACCGGATTGAGTCAAACCATCAGCAGTTGCAACAGCAATATGACCAGCAACGTCGAAAAACTCTTTCAACTTAACCGGAACAACCGCTTTATTCGTTACTGTACCCGCTGCAACTTCCGCAGTGGTTGCCAGTGCAATAATACCATCAAGCGTTTCTGTCGCTTTACGATCATTCAGCTTTTTAGGCGTTACCGCACGAGTATCATCGGTTCCTGTGTTGGTTTCTGTCTGAGTTGCGATCTCAATCAAACCGATCCGCGCCTCAGTAGACGTTTTACGATGTAACATTTCAGGAGTAACTACGATCGGCATTGAAGCAGATCCAGCAGCAGCGCCCGTAATAACTTCGTTTTCCGTCGCCAGCACAACCAAACCTTTCGATTTCTCGGTTGCTGTCTTCTCGTTCAACGATTTCGGAGTGATCAGATCAACACCGTTATTGAAGTTGTAGACGTTAGTACCAGCATCCCCACGTAAAGCCCCCTCAGCAGTCGTAGCACCCGTGGTGACGAGTTTTCCGATACCTGCTAGGGTTTCGGTTGCACGACGCGTATCGAGCTTTTTAGGCGTGATTGCGGTAGTGTCATCCGTGCCAGCGTTAGTTTCTGCCTGAGTAGCAATTTCCAGTATACCGCGACGATCTTCTGTTGCTGTACGTTCGTTCAGCTTTTTAGGCGTTACGATTATATCATCCAAAAAAGTAGCCGTAGTGTTCTGGTTTACTTCTGCTGTCGTCGCCAGGCGAGCGATACCACGGCGCGTTTCAGTAGCGGTTTTATTCGCCAGTGTACGCGGGGTTACTGCCAGTTCATCAGACGGCAAATCTTCCAGGTTTTTGTTTACTTCTGCCTGAGTAGCAAGCGCAATAACACCCAAACGAGAACGGTTAGTTGGATCAACACGTTCAACCAGTGGTCGATACTGTGCAACAACCCATTCTTTCGTTGCTTTCAGGTAAGACAACTCCATATATGGAAGATAGTCAGTATCTGCGTTAAACGAAAGCGTAGTCACGCTAAACCAATCATCAGGTGGATAGTCTTTACGCTGTGGGAACTGCATCATGTTTTTGTTGGTGCGGATTGTTTCACCGGAACCATCTTTAACTTTGATCGTACAGTTCTGTGTTTTACCCATCATGTACATACTGATGTACACGCGATCCCCTTCTGCAACATCTTGCGGGAGGGTTAATGTTACGTTACGGATAGTTGGAGGGTTCCCAGCAATCGGAGTAACGAAAACATAATCGTTCGGGAGCATGTTCAGGTCATAACTGATACGACGCAGACGAACGCGGTTATCACCATCATACACAACCCAGCGGTTGTTAGTCTGGTCAAAGATGAATACACCATAACCGGAACGCTGTGAAGCAACAGAGGTTACGCCGTTAATGCTATCATAAGTGATCGTATGACCGCTACCAGGATATACCTGTAATGTTGCAACGTTTACCGAACTCAGTTTATCAAGGTCGTAAGTTGTGATGGAGTCACCATCGTTTGCATACTTCGGCAATTGAAGAGTGATTTTACCAGTACCGCTATTACGGAATGTAGTCATACCGGATTGCATCTGGAAAGATCCAGCACCAGTTGCGTTCACAAACTGTGAATCTCGGTTGTCTAACATTTCAGCAACGCGCCATAAGTTACCGTTAAAAATAAACGCAACGGTCATATATGGGTGAGTTAGTCGGTAAGAACTGGATTGAACATCACGCAGACGGATCTGACGAGTGTTAGAACGTACCAACATACTGTTGATACCAACCATCCCGCCGCCATCTTTAATCGTGATAATATCCCCTTCTACTGGTGCATCTGGCAGAATATAAGTCAGTTCAGAGAAACGACCATCAGCCATTAAGTATGTACCGGATTCAACGGGAAGACCATCAACACTTGTTACGTTGTTATAAACCCATTTCGGATCGTTACGGGTTGAAATCCATTTTGTTTCATCAAAAGCCCCTGCTGGTGATGCAATATCCGCACGAGCATACCAAATACGACGCGCATATATGATAGCCATAAACGCAGAATAACCGCGAGCAGGATCGTACTGTTGTACGGTGTTAAATTCGTTAAAAAAGTCAACGTTCACGCCGTCGCTCAACACAGAGCGGGATGCTTTACCAACGTTGATAACCTTTTCGCCAGCAGCATCAAGGCCACTTGTGGCGCGGAATGATTTAGCTACCATTATCGTTTTCCTTTATCTATTCAATACTGATATTTATAAACAAAAAAGGCGACCATCAAGTCGCCTTTTTCTCACGGTAATTGTTAAGCCAGTCTTTTACAATCGCGTGGTGAAGAGGATTAGCGAAATCTAATTTGTGTTTCTTTTTATACCAGTTGAAAGCATTAATTTCTTGTGCTGTCATCTGGAAAAGAGACTGAAATGATTTGCGCTGCCTTTTCGTTTGTACTGCTTCTGAGGTTTCGATTACAGCATCAGGAAAATACTTCTCCTTCATGTATTTCGCTAACCGCATATCAGGAACAAACAAATTAATTTTACGTTTGCTGTTATTGTGTCGAATATCAGAACGTGCGCATAACTGGAAAGCTGGTTCATAATATTTACTGACAACATACGCATCAACTAATTCTTCCTCTTCTAAACCGGAGGAAACCGCAACCGCTCGGAGCATTTGACGCAGCCAGGGTAACGGGTTGTAACTGAACAAAGCAACTACGTTTGTATAGCTTGAATAGAAGTTCAAACCATGCGAGTTATACGGGATTTCCTGCCCGTCGCTAAATTTCGATCGGTACGTATTGGTACAGTATATGAACTGTTCGCCTCCCAGAAGCGCCTCTACGCGTTTTTTAATCTGAGTGTATACTGTCGTCCCAGATTGAGAAAGATCGCCCGTATAACGCGAATAATCCCCCTCTGCGAGCACATGTATATGTATGCGCCCTGTGTTTTTGTATTGCTTGAAGTCAACCAGCTTTTGTAATGGTGATTCTTCGAATTCCACATCATGAAACTTGTTCAGGATCTTGCCTGTAATCGTATCTCTGATATTGGATGAAGCAATGGTCACATTTTTAAACTTCCACTGACTAACATCATGGTCTTCTACGAAGTAGCAAACATAGCCCGAATCGCTGCATTGCATCTTTACCGGAATTTCGCCCAACAGAGCGCGGTATAGTGGAAACATCTTAACGGCTATATCATCACGTTTGCGTAATCCATCGTAGGCCAATCGTGTAACCAGTTCTCGTTTTTCTTCGTCAAGTTTTAAATCAACGATATCATCGGCATTGCAACTAAACGGCAAGCAAATCTCGCGTATGTGCTTGATATTGCTATTAAATCGCAGACTTTCGAACGATACCAGATCGGGAACTTCATCAATATACAAGGAATAATCCTTATACAAATCAAAGTCATCGATGTTTTTTAGCGCTGCATGGGTGATAAAAATCACATCAAAATCTTTTATGACTTCTTTCAGCGCATCGTTGTTGGTTCGTTTTGTTCGGTGATCCGTGTCCACAATCACAGCGCGTTTCCCTTTAACTTCATTGATGTAATAGTCATAAGACTGTTTTGATAACATCATGGAAATCGACGCTATGATTGCTTTTTCGCCCGTTTGATTGATATGGTTCAGAATCGCCTTTGTCTTACCACTTGACGGAACACATTCAATCGTTTTAAAAATCATTTCTTCTTAGCGTATTTCTTAATCGTCTTTTCAGAAATTTCATTGCTTTTTGATGCAATCGGTTTAACACCGAACATTTCGATCCCGTAGTGTTTGAGGATCATTGCTACAATTTCCTGACGAACAAAATTGCGACTAACTTTTTCTGGGAACTGATCTTTAATTTTCTTATGCAGTTTGTTTTCCAGTGCGTCCAAATGGATTGGCGTGATAATGTCCGTGTTGTCATTCTCGACGAACTTTTCCATGTATTCCATTGTTTCAGCGTGGATAGCGTTTGCAGCAGGGAGTAAAATTTCACGGCTCATTTAGTCACCAATAAGTTGTTTCAGTTGCATATAACCGCCGATAAGAACATTATCGACAAAAATTCTCGGATACTGGAACGCCAAACTGCGTTGTCGTGCCCGTTTTGCTAACTCTTCGATACGTGGTCGATCGTATTCAAAGCCTAAATCATTTTTTGCTTCTTTCAGAACGGGATAAAAATGATATTCTATCCCTTTTTCGTTAAGTAGCTTTTGTGCCTCGATACATCCATAACACTTATGAATGTTTTCGGGAATTCCGTAAATTTCTACTTTCATTTTTCTTTCCGTATGGCTTGAGGTCTTCCAAGATCCTTGCTTTCTCTTTACCTAACAGTTTTTCGATGTTTTCGACTGCTTCCAATCGGTTATGCAGATTGAACAGTTCAGCAATCTTTTCTTCCTGCATATCGATAGATTTTTCCATATCGATGTAATAGATGCTACCACCATTGAAAAGGTGTTGCAACGCGAAACGCAAATATTCACCTGATTTGTCGCACGGATCGGGAACAACACGAATCTCTTCGAGAGACTTACCGAACGCGATCTGAATATCCAGATTCTTATACGGGTTATATGGTTTAATTTCAAACGTACCGACACCATCAGCTTTAAATGTGTAGTTTGGAATGTCCAGTTTAGTTATGTCCTGAGCAATAGAACCGTTCATTTCTTTGGTGTCGGATTTAACTTCCGGTTCTTTCTCGACGAATTCACCATCTTCCGGCGATACTTCTTTAAACCATTTCCATTCGGATTGTGGGATTTCGTATTCGAATTCACCATCCAGCACAAACGCTTTATCTTCGAATTCACCGATGGATGTACGGTCAATGAGAATGTAACCTTTGTTACGAATGATTGCAGCGATACCAGTTTTCCAGGTTTTCTCTGCAAATACTTCTGGGGATACGGTCAACCCGTAAGTTTTTCCAGCTAACAATTCCATAATATACCTCAAATAAAAAGGGGATGCTTTTCAGCACCCCCAAATTGTATTACTTACGAGACAGGAGCGCAAGTTCTTGTGCAGCTTCGCGAACAGCACGAGCGGCTTGTTGTACGACTACGATCGCTTTTTGATGTTCTGCTAACGCGTCTTCAACTTTCTGTGCAGCTTCAATGATCTTACGTTCATGAAGGTTCTTGTTAACTTCTTCGGTTACATCAACAACCTGTACAGCCGGAGCAGGAACTTTACCAGTACCCAGTTCGCGGAAATATTTACGTTCGCTGTGCATCACCATCGGAATATTGCGCTTGAATGTTTTGATAGTAGCATCACCATCGGAATCAACACATTCAAATGTCAAAACACCGTTATTTTCTTTCATGAAATCAACGATTGTTTTATTTGCGCCATGTGCAGCAATGAAACCCGCTTCATCAATCAGAACATACGGGATGTTGCACACAAAGAGGGTAGGCCATGCTTCCTGTGCTACCGCTTCAACAGGTGCGAGGTTTACGCCCCCATCCAGCGCCGCATCCAGATCATCAACTACCGCATCAACCGTGTCAGCTTGAACAGGTGCAGGTTTAGCGCTACGTGGTTTCGCATTGACGGTCGGTTTGACCTCTTTGAAGAATACCGCTTCCCACGGACGCACGATGTCCATCACTACGCATTCAGGCGATTTGAATTCGAACTTGTCGCCGTCTTTACTGATGATAGTGATCACACCGTTCAGGTGTTGTTTGATCTGTTTTGCCTGGGTAACGTTGGCTTTGTTTTTGCCGTTATTGGTAAACCCTTCAACATCAACCAGTTCATAATCACGACCAGTTTTAAACATGGTTTCTTCGGTAGTCACGCGCCACGGAAGATTTGAACTGTTAGCGGTTTTGGTGATGCTTTTCAGGGGAATGCCCCATTTCCAGCAGTATTCACGGGCTTCTTTACGGGTTTTGAAATTCAGGATCATAATATTATCTCTCAATTAGTTTATGTTTTGTTACGAGGTACATCTTATCAGAATCACCAACCAGGTCAAGCGATATTTTTAATTTCGATTGAATCCTTTTGAAACTCAATCAATCGCTGATTGTCCGAACCGCGAAACGGTTTCTTAGTCGGTAAATCTTTTCATACTTCCCATCGATCAGAACATCGATAAAAGGAAGTAGCTTACAACGTTCTGTATCACTCTGTAAGGCTTCGAGGGTGTACCCCGTCCAAACCCATACATTCTTACCAGGCAACTCGTTACGGACGCGCTGGAGCAGTTTTAACAGTACAGGATGATTGGTGCGGTAAAACGGATCGCCACCTGTAAGCGTCAATCCGTCCACATGAGGATTTGAAAGGAGTCTGATCAACTCGTTTTCAGTCTCTTCGGTATACGGTTTACCGTTGCGTGGATTCCATGTGCTTTTGTTGTAGCAACCATCACACTTATGATTGCATCCGGTTACAAACAACACCACACGGATTCCTTTACCGTTGACCACATCCATGTTATAGATGCGGTCAAAGTTCATCAGCCTTTATCCTCTGGGAACAGACGGGCTTTGATTGCTTCGTCGATGATTTGCGGGAACTGGGTGTTCACGCGAGCGATGATTTCTTTACGAACCGTCACTTCTAGATTTTTGGTTACACGAGCAATAAACGCTTCTTCGCCTTCTTTGAGGTTTTTGCTTGCGCTGTCGATCGCATCAAGTTTGATAGATTCAATCAGGTTAGCGCATTGCTGTTTAACGTTTTCGGTGATCACGTCTTTAATCTGACGAATGCCACTGTAATTAGCATCAAACACATTGCTGTATGTGTAGCGTTTCTGAATGTAATCGGCAAATTGATTTTGAACAATCTTTTCGATCTCATGCTTTGGTGGCATCATCGCGCTAACATGGGTGACAATACAGTTATCGATTTCTTCCGTCACCTTCTTACCGACAACGCTATCAACGATGTTTTTGATCACAGCAGCCTGTAAATTAAGCCGTGCTTCTGTCCCTTCTGGGAACAGGCTGTTGATCGCGTTGGTGTATGATGTAAGCTGAATCATTTTATACCTTTCTTATCAAGGATCAGTTCTCTGATCCGTTCCACGATTACGATGTATTCCCATTTTGATAATTTCTGGGTGTCACACCACTTTTGAAAATCCTTCATTGCCTTTGGATGACCTTCTTTCCAGTAGGTCGCAGCGATTTCGTTGCAAAGATTTTCAGTAGCAGTATTTTTGATTTTCATGATTTAGCCCCTATATTGTTGTCTACAGGGGCATATTACGCGATCATGCTTTCACTGTCAACGGTTTTTTGTATCCGATGAAATACGCATCAGCATTGTTCCAGGTGGAGGCGTTAACGCTACCAATCATCACAATAACATTATCCTTCTGTGCGCGTTCAACGATGTTATTCACCGCGTCGATACTGCTATCACCAGAAGCCCAGAAAAGAGAAACGCGGTGTTCTGAATTGATTGGATCAACGAACTCAAAAGGAATGTCGCATTCAATCAGTTCATGGATCAAAAAGTTCAGGGCTTTGCATTGAGCACTATTCATTAACATAATTCACCTACCAGGTCATCATCAATTTTCGTGTATGATAGTGACGGATCATATTTTTCCATCACGTTCTTTTTACAGCTATGAATGAACTTTTCAAGCTGTTTTGCTTTCAGTCTGCGTTCGAAATTATCGCCAAAATATTGAGTAACGTCAGTTACACTATCACATGCAATGATAAGGTTTACTTTGTCCTGATCAGAAGTTGTTATGTCAAGAGCAATCAGTACAGTTCTGCTACCTCTCGATACATCAGAAAACTTAAACTTATTATCAGAGGCGATAACTTGCAAACGATCCGAAGATATATTACCCGGTGCGCTGTATTGTGATGTAGCGATGTATGGAATACTAACATCTTCAATGTACGGAGAACTCATGATAGCATCAAGAGAATCTTTCAATTTATATGTTTCAACAACATACCCCAGAAATCCACCGACGAGGATCGGACCTTCATACACCCATGACGAAGAAGAATACGTATGTGGATTAAGCAACTCAAAGATCTTTTCTTTGAACGGAAGGTGTTGTAAAGGTTCTTTGTACTTTTCTTTCCAAGAAGAATAGGACAATTTCTTTTTCGGTTCAGATAATCCAGGTTCCCACATCATTTTTTCATCCTCTTTTGTATAAGCATCTTCTATACAATTATAACCAAACGGTTGATTGCCATCAACAAGAAGTCTACTAACATTGATTGTTGTTTGGGCTTTCATCAATTCACATTTGGATTGTATTGCCGCGCTTTTGATATCGGTTTTCGCATACAGCGCATCTCTGTAAACTTGATTCGCGATCTCTTCCTTTTAGATTCGGTCAAATAGTACCAAGTCAACGGCAGAGGTTCATGAATCATACGGACAGTATCAACAACAAAGTAATTATCGAATTCATCACGCTCAATATAATACATAGGCAAAAAGGGGCTTGCGCCCCTTCCTCATTATGCTTTCAGGGCTTCGATGTATGCACTTACATCAGCGGAAGTCACGGAGGCGGCGTTCTTACCACCCAGCAGAACATCAATCTTCGTTACGATAGTATCGACGTTCACGGAGGTATGACCCACGCTTGCAATCACATCTTCCGGCACAGTCAGACCCAGGCTTTCAGTCTGTTTGTTCAGTTCGATAATTTCCAGGTTCATTTTGACATCAGCCAGTTTTTTATCGAGTTCAACAACAGACAGATCGATCTGTTTGTTCATTTCTGCCAGTTCATTGATCTTTTCTTTCAACCCCTGCCAGATATTGCGGTGTTGCAGTGCCAGAATGTAATGACTGTTTGAAACTTCCTGAGAAGCAGCCAGCAGTTTTTTGATTTCTGCTTCTTTGCTTTCATGCAGAGCTTTGTGCTCAACAACTTTTTTGCTTAGTTTCGCGATCTCATGAGCAGCCGTGATGCGGGTATGTTGCAGACGGTCAATCTCTTGATCAGGATACGTGCAGCGCTACGCCATGCGTCCTCTGGGGAGGTGTTTTGCTCGATGACGGTTTCTACTTTGTTGTTGAGGAACGAAAATATTTTCTTAATCATGTGATTACCTTATTTCAAATTGTTTAGTGAGCCATTCAGGGGCTTTTAACACTTTCCCCTCTCTGATATAGCCTATTCTACACATTTCATCCGTCAGGTCAAGTCTTTTTCCGTTAGCCGTGTGAATTTTTAATCGGCTTACCGGAATCACCGGACGGATAACATCACGATATCCGTAATTCTTGCTACGCACCACTATAGACAGCATACGCAGACGATTGATGCAGCCAGTATACGAACGCCCCGTTGCACGGGAAAAGTCTTCCAGCGTTACCCCAGGAGCTATAGCGCCTATCAGATCAATATAATCTTTTTCAACCCAGTAACGACCAACCGCGCATTTAGAAACACCCTTTGCCATTTGTGCGTTTGGGTGCTTCTCGTCTTCGCGTTTTTTCTTCCACATCATAAAAGAATTGAACATAACTTCTTCTAACATGTCGTCGAATTGTTGTTGTTTCTCCCGCTCACGTACACGGGAGGGAAACAGGATATCAAGGATTTTCCCGATCATATCACAGGTTTACCGTTAGGAATTCTTAAATCAAATGGAACGTTGACAGGCCGAACAGTACCAACCTGGAGATATTGATCCATACCCACACGTTTACCACCAACTTTATTATAACGGATGTTCTTTCCGTTGTTGTCCACTGCCTGAGAAATGTAGAAATGTTTTGTTTCCCGTATACATTCCATCCATTCCTGTGTTCCTGTTTTGTTGCGAACACGCGCTTTTAATGGAAACATCATTCACCCCGTAACAGTTTCAGATTTTTTGTTTCTTCGGCTAACGATTTGGTCAACCGATTGACTGTTTTTTCTGTTTCTTTCAACGCAACTTCACGTTGTTTACGAAGATATTTTTCAAGATCACCCTGTTTTGTGACCAGTTTTCCATTAACGTAAACTCGTCCCAGAAGATGCGCACAGTCCAGAAGTTTTGAACATCCAGATTCTTGACTTCTTAACAACTGGGACAGCTTTCTTGAAGAGATCACGATCGTTGTTGTCTAACAGATAAGAACAGTTCGAATACCAGGAAGTGCCAGCGGAATCAACAAGACCATTGACACCAAAACGGTCACAGTGAGTAACCTTTATCGGCATTACAACAGACGATAGTTGATTTGGTGATAAAGCACTACCACGCAAAGCTAAATTTCGGTATACCGTGCCAAAACTTTCATCATCACGAAACACGAATTTGTCTTTTGTCCAGTACATAATATAACCCTTATTTTTTAGCACCTGCTATAAGCACGTCTTTCATTTGTTTTGCGGTACGCAGAGCGATAGCCAGATCCAACTGAACATCATTACGATATGCTGTACCATCTTCACACAGAACCAACCCCGCGCGACCCTTGATAGGGTTGATGATCTCAATACGAGTAGGATGATTTTTCACTTCATAACCCAAAGCGAATGCACACCCAACAACATCAGTCATTTTTCTTGTCAGTTTCATCTTTTCATCCTCCATCGTTTCGGTATGTGTAATATAACAAAAGCCCCTCACTTTCGCAAGGGGCTTTTTGATTAATTTTGATGCTTAGTGCGGTGCATCATTTCTTTGTTCTTACCTTCGTTGAAACCACGGACAGCAGGAGCACCCAGATAACCGCATGTACGGCGTGTAACGCTCATTTTTGCCGGATCGTGATTACCACAATGTTTACAGTGGAAACCGTCTTCTGTAGGAGTGAATTCATCATCAGCACCACATTCAAAGCACTTATCGACCGGAAGGTTAGTTCCGAAATAGTCCAGTTTTTCCATTGCATAATCCCAGACTTTTTCCAGGGCTTGCAGGTTGTTTTTCATATCAGGGAATTCGACATAACTGATATGACCAGCAGATGCAATGTAATGATAATCGGCTTCATAGTCGATTTTCTCGAACGGTGTCACTGTGCGGTCTACGTCCAGATGGAAACTGTTTGTGTACCAGCCTTTATCCGTGATCCCTTTCACACTCCCGAACTTCTCAAAGTCCAGCTTACAGAAGCGATGGCAGAGAGATTCGGCAGGGGTTGAATACAGACTGAAACCAAATCCAGTTTTCTTTTTCCATGCCTCGGTCGCGGCGCGTAGATATTCCAGAATCAGTTTACCCACATTTTGAGAGCCAATACGATCGAACGGATGTTGACCGGAGCCGAACATTAACAGCGTTTCATGCAATCCGATATAACCCAGACTGATAGAGCTACGCCCATTTTTGAACAGTTCCAGGATTTCATCATCAGGATTCAGACGAACACCGAATGCACCTTCCGTGTACAGGATCGGGGCTACACTGGCTTTAACACCGCGTAGGCTATCGATGCGAGTCATCAGGGCTTCAAAGCACAGTTCCAGACGTTCATCAAGGATACGCCAGAATGCGTCATGTGCGTCTTCATCTTCCTGCGATTGTGCTTCAAGAGCAATACGCGGGAGGTTGATTGTCACCACACCCAGGTTATTACGTCCATCCAGAACTTCATTACCGTTATCATCATGCCACACACTAAGGAAACTGCGACAACCCATAGGAGATACAGGAACGCTAGAACCAGTGATGCGACGGTTATTATATGCACTAATGATATCTGGGTACATACGTTTTGAAGCGCATTCCAGAGCCAGTTGTTTGATGTCATAGTTGCGATCCTCTGGATCAAGGTTAATGCCTTTTTCCATGAACATAACCAGTTTAGGGAATACCGGAGTAATACCTTTTTTACCCAGGCCACGGATACGGTTTTTCAGAATAGCTTTCTGGATCATCCGTTCAAACATTCCCGTACCAGTACCGAAAGTAATAGTAACGAAAGGTGTTTGTCCGTTGGCAGTATGCAGCGTGTTAACTTCGTATTCATACGATTGGAAAGCATCAAACACATCTTTTTCAGTCTTTTCCATCGCATATGTACGATCTAACGAAATTTTATACTTTTTAGCATCCTTAACATGCTTTTCATATGTCATTTCTGCATACGGAGCCAGCACTTTATCCACGTTTGCAAAGGTTGTCCCGCCGTACTGGTGAGAAGCAATCTGTGCGGTGATCTGTGCCATAAGAGCAGTCGCAACACCGATTGATTTCGGGGGTTCGATGTCTGCGTTACCCATCTTGAAGCCATTAGCCAGCATACCTTTCAAATCCACCAGACAGCAGTTTGTGTATGGCGTGAACGGGCTGTAATCCAGATCATGATAGTGGATGTCGCCGGAGTCATGCGCTTCTACGATATGTTTCGGAAGGATATGATTACGGGCGAAATGCTTCGCTACAATACCCGCCAGCAAATTGCGCTGTGTCGGGAATACCCTTGCGTGTTTGTTCGCGTTCTCGTTGGTGATCTCTTTGTTGGACAGATTCACCATACCGGAGATATCTTTGAACAGCTTACTTTTCTGTTCACGGGCAATATCGCGATCGTGACGATATTCGATGTATGCACGGGCGACCGCTGGGTTCGTTTTCATCAGGGATTCTTCAACGAGTTCCTGGATACGGGCGATCTTCATTGCGCTACCATCGCGGATCTGATTGTACTGAACCAGCATGATTGCGGCATCAGCATCCGTCATAGTCCCGCCAGCTTTTTCTACAGCAATACGGATTTTTTCTTTATCAAAATCAACGGTTTTGCCGTCGCGTTTTTCTACAAGCATTATATTTCTCCAAACTCACCAAAGAGTTCTTGAGATTTGCGAATTCTTGCGTTGATAGCATCATTCAAATCGTCATACTCTCCGATATAAATTGATTTTCCATTGAACTTTATTTTTGCAACCCATTTGTTGTATGTGTTGCACCAATGTACGCCTTTATGTCCAGATTTATTATTTCTCTGAACCTTTTTCTTCATGATGTTTTGTTGTTGTGTAATCTTTTGTAGGTTCGAAACCCCATCGCCACGTTCAACTCCGTGAACATGATCAATAACATACGGTTTTTCTGGTAGTGTACCATGAATCGCATACCATATAACGTGGTGTCGGAAGAATTTCTTCCCTTTGAACCCGATAACAGTATACCCGTTTTTATCAACAACACCAGCAGATTGGCCTATACAAATTTTTCGGTTTGTTGGCTTAGTCCACGTAACAACACCGCTACAAATGTCTACACTTACGCACTTGAGAAGTTCATCAAGTTCCGTATATTTTTCATTCATTTCGTTGCCTTCATTAATTGCTTTCTATATTTTGCGGTTAAGGCTTTGCGTTCGTCTTTTTCGGCGTACTCGAAGCCCATAGAAACCATTTCGGCAATCATATCAGGTTTGGTAAGTCTTGAAAACCATTTTACCTTATCTGGTATGAATTTGTCATGAATACGGTTTTCGGAATAATCTTGTTTCAGATATGCAAGCAGGTTTTCCAACCAGACAATATAATCAACATCACGAGACACAAGACCGGATCGGTTAAATTTGTGCTTTACAATACCTTCTGTACCGTTGCATAGGTTACACAGTAGGCCGCGCACACGTCCGGCGTTTTCGCCGTCTAAAGCATGGTCATGATCGAGGTGATGTTTTTCAATGTCTCCCTCTAAAGGACGCTTGCATAAAGCACAGCAGCCCCCTTGTTTGTCAAAGAGAGCTTGCTTGATTGAGGGGTAATCTTTTTTGGTAATTCGTTTCGTCAGCATAATAACACCATTCAAAGTAAGGTGTCATTATTTATCACAGGGTGCGAACGTAATCCCGAAGTTGGTCAAACCCGCCAATGTGTTTCCCGTCATGGAAAATCTGAGGCATGGTCATCCGGCGTGTTCCTAACAGTCCTTCGAGTTCGTCAATCACCGATTCATTCAGGATCGGCTTCCCGTCTTCGCCTTTGGAATCGGCAACGGATACGAATTCATATTCATGTTTTTTCGCGTCCAGCAGTCGCTTACAGTTCAGGCATGGAGCGCAATTATAAACGGATGGAATATAACCATAAATTTTAAACATGTTAACCTACATTAAATCATCGAGTGTTAAGGGGAATGTATTTACATCACGTTTCTGATAGTTGCACACGTACACCTCCTGAGTTTTGTTTTGCTCATAGGATTCTGTATGCTGGCCTAACAGATACTTTTTATCCAGGTTGTGAACGGTGTATTTCTTCATCCATTCAATCAGGATATCGTTTTGTTTTCCGGCATGGTGTGTCACGTTGGACAATCCAAACCAAATGCCCCGCTCGTTAAGCGAGTCAAGAAATGCGTATAACTCGCGTTCGCGATCAGCATTCCAGAATTTATTATACACCGCATCCGTAATCAGGTACGGAGGATCGCAGTATACAAAATCGGTGTCCCTGATTTCAATATCAGAGTAAGAACCAGAAGTGAATTCAATTCCGGCTACGTTTGCCTTGAAGTGTTCAAAGCGCTTAACCGTTGATGCGTTTATCGTCCGGTATCCAAAATGCGCGTTAAACTCTCCCTTCTCATTGGTGCGGTTGACATTGCTGAATGAATGAAGGATCAGAACGTACAGCCACAGCGGATCGCGATGCTGGTTGTATTCTTCACGAAAAGCCAGGTACGCATCTTTGTTTTCTTTGTTCAGTCCCTTCTTAGCAATCAATTCTCGCACCTCTGAGAGATCAGGAGCGCGTTTAAGAACCTTATATACATCAATCAGTGTCTTATCGAAATCGTTGCTTAGAACTGGTTTGGGAACGTTTAACGACACGCTCAATCCACCACAGAAGCAATCGACAAATCTACGATAGTGTCGGTGGTCGGGAAACAGTTCAAACAACTTATGCAATAGATCCTGTTTGTTGCCCGTGTAAGGTATCACACCCAAATAATTCATAGTTCACTAAGCCCTTTTTCAAATAAAGCGATTGTATCGTATTTGTATCCACGATTTATGATGAAGCAATGATTTTCTCCCAATTTCTCCAGCATTGCAACCGCCTTATGTTCATCTTTCTTATCTTTCAGGAGATAGGCTATGCGCACGATCTCTTTTAGTGTTGCATTATCCACCTGTTCCAACTTGAACCCATACCCAACTAACTTACAAAAAAGCCCCTTGCGAGCAACAAGGGGCTGATTGTTATAGAAGATTACAGATCCGTTATCGTTGGCGCGGATATTAAATCCGGCTACGCTCACGAATTTCCCCTAAAGTGTCAGTTTTGTTCAGATAACCATTGTCATAATAAGTTACCATCGCATCAAACCACCCAGCAGGAATAGATTCTTCGAGAGAATCGATTGTCTTGAATTCCATCCCGTTAGTGATGGTCATCAATAAACCTTTCTTGCTCTTTTTCCATTCCGAACCTTTCGGGCATTTGTAAACGCCTTTCCACACACCGTTGATACGGATAGCGCAAAGTTTTTCAGCATATTTCTGGGTATCGCGGGTAACTTCTTGCAGCAAACCGCCACCCATACCGAACGCAATGTTTTCGCTCGACCATTTGTTCGCTTCCATCCAGCTTAATACACGGTTGATTGTTTCAGGCCCGTGGATCTCGTCACCCTGGATGATACGAACAGAGTTATGAAGAACTTTGTACCCTTTGGAGTTGACAGTATATCCGAAGATTTGCCCCAGTTTGCGCAAGGTGTACATGATGTTGTCTATCATATCCCCTGAGTCTGGACGCACTACCAACACACCGCCAGATGCAATGATTTTCTCTTTATAACTATCGATCCGGTCAACAGCGGCTTTGTAGTCCCATGAATCGTATACGCAAGCGTAGAACCCATCACCGAACATTTCAATGCTGTTTTTATATGCTTCGTCTTCGTTTTCTTTACCGTAGGAAATCGTAGTTGAATGCTCACGAGCAGGGATGGAAACCCCAGCTACTTCTACGTTTTCAACTTCATCAAACAGTGTTTGATAATCCGCAAAGAGGCTGATTGCCATAATCATCCCTTCTACGGTATCAGTGCCGATGAAGTTATAAAGGTGTGCCAGCCCACCAATGCCAGCAGATTCAGCAGAGGTCGCGCCCCGCGCCCCAAAATCATGCAGACGTGTACCCAGTGTGATGTTATATGCTTCGCCAGTAAGGTCAGAAGTCATATCCAGGTAGTGTGCCAGAACCTTTTTACACTCACGCGATAGCGTTGCTACAGATGACGGATACCAAATACCGCGAATCGTCATTGTCTCCAGCCACCCAGCCAGCCACGAGAATTCGTTTTCGGCGTACACAGTCGCACGGCATTTTTCCCGGAACACCGTACCTTCTGGGATCGCACGGAAAATTACAGGGGTGTAACCCAGTTCAGCAATCTTTTTCCACCCTTCGTAGTTAAAGATCTCTTTTCCGAAGTGTTTACGGTAAAGTACCCGCGCTAACTCAACCTGCTTCATGGTAATTGGTTCAGCGAGAACCCGCGCAACGTAGTTAACGCCAGCGGTTACTACTTCATCAAATTTACCACCGCGAGATTCGATATAGAACATCGCTGCATCAGTGCCTTGCGGATACTGCATCCAGTGAGACACTTTGTAGGAATCGGTTGAGGTGATGATGCTATTCAGTTCATTAAAAGTTTGCATTTAAACGTACTCCACGTTTTGATTAAAAGATACGATCCAAACGTTCAGGATGAATCGTGTTCCAGTATTTACTCTTGCAGTCTTTCCTGGATTTTTTGCCATTAGAGCAGAACACCTTATGATAGGTCGTCTTCTTGTGTTTCTCTTTGCACACCGGACAAACAATCTCGGTTCCTACTTTAGCGGCTTTTGCGACATCATACAATTGTTTAATGTCCTTCTGCCGTTCGGACGTAATGACGCGCCCGTTTACTTCTTTAACAACCGTTTCGTATCTTACTGAACCATCAGAATATTGAACAGGGGTTTTACGTTGTGGACGTTTAAGCCCCCACATAACACCGCCATCATAGCCACCATCTTCTTCATCGTCAATGGTGACTTGAAAACCGCTTTCTTCAAGCGCTTCTGCTTCTGAAATATAATCTTTCATAACATTCCTTAGTTGCTGGTCAGTAAGAAAACCCGATTGTCTGCATAGTCGATGTAGCAATCCCACCACCCGCACAGTCAACACCATTCATCACCAGATTAGAGATTTTAACGCTGGTTGCAACGTCATCATACTCATACTGCATCCCAGGTTCACTCCGCAACGCCAGTTCATTCAGCATTGCTTCAACGTTAGCCCGTAAGCCTTTGCCGTTGTTTGCTACACCGTTCAGTGCCAAGCAGTAACCAGCGCAAGTAGGGATTAATTTGATTTCCATGATGTTTTCCTTCTGGGTTAGTTGTCTTGTCTACGGGAGCTATCTTATCATAATCAGAACTCCCGTCAACAACTATTTCAAACTTTTTTACCAGGTGATGAAATACGTGTATTCGCTATACCCAGTTCTTTCAGTTACAGGGGCGTTTCCTGAAATACGGCGGTTACTCATTGCATATTGTATTGCGGCAGACGTTCTTACCGCTTGGGTTTCATAGGTTAAACCTTCTTCGGTCAGCCATTCCCCGATCATATCAAACGCACGTTTGGTGCATTCTTGCCCCATCGTCGTACCAACAAAACGTTTCATATCAACGTGTATGATTGTTTTGTTGGAAAACTTAGAATGTTGCGGGTGATTTCTTCACGGCATGTTTCAAACATCTTGCCGTTTGTTTCCTCTACCAGCTTACGCGCACGTTCTGCCAGCGTAGGACTACGACCGCAACGAGGATCGTTCTTTGAAATTAATGCGTTCGGGTTCACCCCGATTCCGTTGATCTCTACCATTGTTCTTAACCTTTTTAAGTGCCTCTTCAACTGAGAGGCGTTCGTAATTACGTGATTGTTCGGGAGTTAGCACCAGAGAAAATCCAAAGTTGGAGGTTTGATATTAATCCCCAAAGTATCACAAACATCATTCAATACGTTTTCTTTCCACAGGTTGAAACTGGGAACACCGTATAATCGTGCAAGGCGTGTTGCGATAGCCGTACCGCCCTTGACACAAAAATCCTTTTCGATAGCCCAAAATAACACGAAGTCAGTCGGGCTGTCTAAATTTTCGCGCAATATCTGAACTGCATTTCTCGCATAACGCCTTTGTGTCCATTCATTTTGGTAATCGAAGTTCCCAGCTACCTTTCTCGCTTCGTCAGCGGCTTTGTACGTGTCTAACTCGTTATAGTCGATGATATCCATACCATTCGAGTAAAGCCCGTTAAAACCGTTTTCAGGGAGAATTATGCGCCGTCTTTCTGGTGCGTAGTCAAACAAGAAATGGCTATCCATTCCAGGAGCACCACCAGAATAAGCTAAAATGTCTCGATCACTTAATGCCGTCCGATCTTGATAGCGATGTTTGCTATACGTTCGGGGGGTTCACGGCTACCGATCAGGGTAGCCGTTTTTGCGTTTTCGAGAACAGTTTTAAAATTCATTGTTCAGGATTGCGCCCCAGTTTGTACGAATCAGGCTTGAGGCTTCGTTGGTGAAAGTTTTCTTCGCCAGCGTCGGGTTTTCAAACTGTTCGATAAACGGTCCGTAGTTGCGTTCGATTTCTTCAAGAGCATCCTGTACAGTCAGCCCCATGACGCGACCGAAGTCTTTCGCGGTAAGGTTCGTGCTGTCAATTTTAGACAGGACGTTTTTAACGCGGTTTTCTGTCAGGTAGCAGGTGAACACATCCAGTTTAACTTTATCATTTTCCGACAGTTCAGCCGGAGCATTGAAGCGGTTCGCTTGTTTGTTTTTCTTCTCGCTAAACTTCGTCGTTTTGCATTTAATTGCAACACGTTCACCGTTCGGCATGAAAGCAGGGTGTACGGGCTTCATAACAAAACCTTCTGCGATGTTCTCACCTTCACCATCTTTCAGCGTCATGAAGTTTTTGAATTCAGGTTCAACCCCGTTATGTGCAGGAATCGCGCCGGAGTTCGCCAGGTTAACCACTGAATCAAACGTGATCGGAAGTGCTCGGATCTCGTCAAAAGTACCGTATGCTAACAGCGGGGCCATTTTCAAGCCAACAGTTTTTGCATACACCGCAACGATGTTATCATGCAGGAATTTACCATTTACGCGGATATCGAACACGTAGAAATCTTTTTCACCGTAATCAACATCTTTCTGAACACCGCGCCCCGCAAATTCACCATACACCTGAATTACCAGAGAATCAACGTAAATCCCGCTAACCTGTTGTGCGGTATTGATGACATCCCACAGTTTGCGGATTGCTGGGGCATATCGGGCAACAACAGGTTCGCAACCGTAAAACTGTTCAGTAGGAAGGATTTCACCGCTACGCTTTGCCGGAATAACCCTTTCGCCGTCAGAAGTAATCAGACTAAAGTTAGCACCGTGGATCTTTTCACGAGCAACCCACACACCGCCCGTCAAACCATTCATGATCACACCATTGATGAATTTACCTTCATAATGGTTCGTAAGAGAAGAATATTTCACAAACATAATATTAACCTTTAATTTTCAATTGTTTTTCAATTTGGTACGCGGCTTTGCGTAACAATTTCAGTTTTACTTCAGGAAGGATTACAGAACCCTTCATGAACGCATCAAGTGATGATTTTTCACTGTTAGCGGCTTTTGTCACTGCGATCGTGTTTTCTGGGGTATAACCCAACATCGGGTTAATACGTTCCATCGTTCGAGAGTTCGGGCTGTCTCCGCGAGTGCTAAACACCTTACCGGAATACGCACAAGTAGTTTGACTCATTAACACAGTCCAATCGCTCAACGTAAGAGCAAATTGCAGGTTACGGCTACGCGCATCATCGTTTTTACTGTTGTATGAACGGGCAATACGCAGATCGAATTCAATTTGATTCGCACGGCGACGGTGCTCTAAATCTTCTTCACACAAAGATACAACAGTCTGTGTTTTAACTGGAGTTTCTTCTACAACTTCCTTGAACGCTGGCGCAACTGGTTTGATACTGCTGGTTACAATAGTATTCCAGCGTTCCATATTTCTACGACTCATGTTAACCCCTTACACTAAACCTGCTTCCTGGAAAGCCAGCGCCATAGCACCGTTAATTGCTTTGCGTTTGTTGTCTGGACGCGGTTCGCGTTTTGGTTTAACTGGTTTCGCAGCCTTACGATGTTTATTCACATACACACGACGAAGAACACGTTTTACTTTCGGGTTTTCGGCACGGAAAGCGCGGATTCGTTCAATTTCTTGGACAATCATATAAATGTCGCCATTGTCCAACTTATGAACACGGGCAATTTCTGCATAACCACGTTTCAGATCATTGAATTTGAAATGGATCTGAACTTTTTCTTCCTGGCTAACTTCGCTGATATTACGCTGAACGATTTTCATAATCACTTTCCTTTGTTTGAATCAATGTTACGGATAAAATCTAGCACTTCTGGATTTCTGCTGTCAACATTTTTTAGAACAAATGTCACAATCAGATACAGCCCCGATTGATGATGAAAAATTTCCGCAAACGGGATTTGTAAATCATCGAGAGTGTTGATTAAATTTTCCAGATCTGACGGATGGTCAACAAACACCGTACTGATTTCGGATACGGTAGTTTTAAAACGTTTTCCGATCTTCCCTTCGAGTGTATCAATCGTTTCGACGGAAAGCAAGGGAACATCAACATTAACCATACCGCTATACACTACATGAAATAGTTTCATTGGGTAGCCTCGTTGACAATCGCAAATGATAAGAAAGTGAACATAACACCAACAGCAACCATCCAAATTGCGGTCAAGTCACCATTAAGCATCATGTGTCCACCGAACACCTCAACCCGATACCCCAGAAGGAAAACGAGAATTGCTAAAACACGATCATTCATATTTTATTCCTTTTCGCAAACATTCGTTAAATTTTTGGTGTTCTGAAAGGATATAACCTATGAAAATGAGTGGACCAATAACCCAAACCACGATAAACATAATAACAAGTAAAGGAACCAAAATTTCCATTATATTTCCTCACAAAAAGCCCATGCAGCATGATAAACACTCGCGCCTTTGTCGTCGTTCATACATACCGCGTCAACTGGACACACAACCCGATACAGTACCGGATCACCACCGATTGACCGTGCAGCCCTTCCAGCATAGATACGGGCTAAACCTATATCAGCGGTGAAGAAAACACGGTCTAAGTTTTTCTTTCTGCCTTTCTCTGACAGAGTTTCAGACGCACAAGGAGGTAACAACATGCCTTTCGATTCCGGCAGCAGTACATGATCCGTGATAGAACTCAACGAACTCTTTGCGGCAGTGAATGGTATTCATGGTTATCTCCTTGTTTTCAGTGATTACAGCTTATCGCTATTCGCCCGACAAGTCAACAAATTCTTTTTCAACGTCTTCTTTTGTTCTGAACAGGTAATCAGTAAGGCTACCCGTCATCAATTCGCGAGCTTTTGCGACAGAACGAACACGGCGTTCACGCTGGCTTTCGATATCACCGATCCCGTGTCCAGGTTCCCACCCTTCCATATCCAGCATAATACGCGGGTGCATCATCACGCGGATATCGTTTCCGTATGAATAGCTGTTATATTGTCCGAACACAAGTTTGTTGAATTTTTCGTGGTGAACACCTTCAACTTCAACCTGATCGCCGTAGTACACAATTTCATCACAGAATGCAGCCAGAACAAGACCACCGGAATTTTGAATTTTCAGGATCGCGTATGTCAGGCGATGACGGGCTTCTGCAATGATATCATGAGAACCGAACCCGATTTCTTTTGTTCCGAAGCGACAGAAAACCGAATAGGTGATGTTCAGCAGATATTTTGCGACGATAGACCATTCTTTATATTCATGTCTTTCGGATTGTTCTTCCAATTTACGTATCATTCCAGCTTTATATTCACGGCGCAGTTGCATCATCATTCCAGCTTTATATTCACGGCGCAGTTGCATCAGGGTTTCAATGACTTCTGCAACCTTCCACCCGTTCGGGTACGTAGAATTATTACGTTTGGCAACTTCTATTATTGCATTTGCGTACATATGAGTGAATGTCATTACGCGGACGTTATCGACATAACCACGATCGCGGGGAGTCCATTTGAAGTAATCCCATTTTGGATCACAGTCTGGACGCATAGACGGAGTATGCCAGCGCTTGAACCCCAGCAGATTACAGAAATCGTCAATCAGGGTATCGCGACGGGATTTGTATTTTGACTGGTCGCCAGCAGCAGCGGCTTTGATGAAGCGGTTTAATTCAAGTTTCATGATGTTTACCTTATGGTTAAGTTCTTCCGGCTTATCCGTCGAACAACTTCACTATAAACCCAACCAATAAACGGTGTCAATAAATATATTAAAATAACCCTGGAGTTCTAAGATGAAATCATTCAAAGACTTTGTATCCCTTGACGAAGCGTTGATTACGTTTGGCGGCAAGGCATATCCTAAATTTGGTCAGGTTGTGATCCTGGCTGGCGGTGCGGGTTCCGGTAAAGGTTTTACCCTCGAAAAACTGTTAGGTATCGAAGGAATCACACTGGACGTTGACGCACTGAAAAAGCTGGTAATGGGTAGCACCAAACTGGCGGCAGAAATCAAAGCTAAAACTGGTCATGATGTTAAAACCATGAACCTGAAAAACCCGGATAACGTGGCAACCCTGCATCATGTGATCGCAGACGTTTTCAACGTATCCAACAAAAACCAGGCGCGTGTTTATGCTGGTATTGCAGCAGCACCAGAAGACCGCAAACCAAACCTGATTTTCGACGTTACCCTAAAAAGCATGAGCAAGCTGGCAAGCATTGCCCGTGACGTTGAAACGCTGGGATACCATAAAGAAAACATCCATATCGTTTGGGTAATGAACGATGTTCATATTGCTATGCAGCAGAACCTGAAACGTGACCGTGTGGTTCCTAAAGAGATCCTCATGGATACCCACGAAGGGGCCGCTCTTACTATGGCTAAGATCCTGAACATGGGCGATTCACTGAAACAGTATATGGATGGTGATATCTGGATCAGCTTTAACAAAGTTGGTATCGATAGCGAGATCAAAAAATCTGACAAAGGCGGTATGTTTGTTGTCAAGTCTAACTACATCAAAGTTAAGTCAAAAGGTAAAGCACAGAAATCTATTGACCAGCTTGATAAGGAATTGGTTGCTAAAGTTGCAGCATACGCACCCAAAACCGATACATGGGGTTGACAATGAGAACATATATGAATATGATGCACACACAAAGCGAGGAATTGATATGAAATTTTTCTTTGATATGGATGGTGTACTGTTTGATTGGGAAGGTTCTTTCATACCGATGTATGGTGATCCAGCAAGAATGCCACAGGATGAACTCAAAAAGGCAAAAGAGGCAATATCTAAAACCGACTTCTACGAAAATTTAAAACCGATTGAAGAAGGTGTTGCGCTGTTCTGCCATATGAGAACATTAGGCGAGGTTGCGATCTTGACCAGTGTCGGTAAATACAATTCCGAAGAAGTTGCAGAACAAAAACGCAAAGCGCTTGTTAAACTGTTAGGATATCTGCCTGAATTCCACTACACCAAAAGCAGCGGCGAAAAAGCAGCCTATGCAGGTCAGGGTGTACTGTTCGATGACAGAGCGAAAGCGGTACTACCTTTCAGGAAAGCGGGAGGAAAAGCGATCCTCTTCGTTGGTAGCAAAGAAGAAGCGTTGAAAGAAGTTAGAAAGCTGTAAAAAGAAAGGGAACCATTGCGGTTCCCTTTTTTGTTTATGGTGTGTAATCCGCAAAGGCGCGGTTCACATCCTGAATAGTGATGTTCATGTCATCATTCAGATATACACTGCGATACTTGCCAGCGCTATCCCATGCTTGACGATGTTTCTCATTGCGAGAAATCAGAGGGCAACGATAAGCATGACCTTTCAGTTCATTCAGATCCTTACACGTCCAGAAATCCAGACGCACAATACCCATTTCCGCACACACCTTATCCATGTATGCAACTTTTTGGTTGTTTACCCACAGAGGGCTTTTAACCTCATTGACGAGAATGAAACCAACTTCGCGATCGCGATAAGTCATACCCCATTTCATCATGTCCCAGCCCAACACCTCGATCGCCAGCTTTTCATAGAAATCTGTACGAACCAGGGACGAAACAGCAGTATTGTATTCTGTTTCTGTCATGTTTTCGGGACGTTTGCCGAATTTTGCCTGAATTGCATCACTAAACTTCGCGAATACATCATTGAATTCGAATAGAAGCATGTTTTACCTTCTTAGTTATGGAGCAACTTTAACATTTACAGTCAGGTTTGCAGTAACAGAACCGGAGGTCGCCGTTACAACAACATCACCAGCGCTTATAGCATGGAGTTTACCGCCAACGATCGACGCATGACCAGAGGAATCCACAGTCAGAGTCATAGCCGTACCGCTCGGATCGATAGTAAACAGATCGGTTGCAGCAAGGTCAGGATCGCCTACTTTAAAATCAGCAGGGGCAGTTTTCGGGGTGATAGTAACAACCGGATCAGCCGGAGTAAAATCACTGAGTTTGTACAGGTAGCCGTTGCGAGATTCGATGAAATCAACATCGGTCTAGTCGATGTATGCTTGTTTCAGCGTGACGAATTCTTTCGCATATTTTTCTTCTGCGTAATCACGCCAATCTCCACCTGCCGTATTAGCAGCAACGATGATATCATAGATCCACCACGGAAGATAGGTAAAGCTGGTGTTACGCCACGGGATAGGGTGAACCGTAGTCCATTTTTCAGTAGCCATTATTGAAACCTCTTAGTTTTTCTGTATTTATAGACGCAATTTTTTACCGTTACAGCTACCGCATTTATCGTATTGGTTCACGCGCCCATAGCCGTTGCATTCAGGACAAAACGGGGTTGTTACTCCAAATATATTGCGGATCGCAAAGGTTGATTGTTCTTCGGTAAGCCCGATTTCAGGATCTGTTCTGACGAAGTGATCTTTTTGTTCTGGCAACATATCACAATCATCATCAAGGATCATGTAGTTCTTACATCCGAACGTATCGATCCACGCCTTTATTTCATCACCACGCACACAATTACCAACCATGTTGCTACAGGTTCGACCGATAACGCGATACAAGCCCCAGGGGTACAGGATTTCGCGTAGGGTGTGTGTCGTGTTCCCAATGCGCCACGTTGAAGAAACAACGATATCACAATTTGCATGGTTGACGATCCGGCGTAGATGTCGCGCACATTCGATGTCCATATGTTCACCGAATTTCATAGAGCGCATATTATTTAACACGCCGTCAATATCGAGGAATATAACGTTCTCGATTTCTTTACCATCTGACAAATCTTTCAGACATTCATGATTTTATTTATTCATTATTCACCTATAAAAAAGGAGGCTTTCGCCCCCTTAAATTTTACCAGAATCCGCGAGCTTCATTATCGAGGCGACGGTCTGCAATCATGTGCGCTTCCATCTGGCGAGAAACATAATCAGGATCATGTTCCATTCTTGATTCTTCGTAGTTGTCCCAGCTATCAGCAACCCACTTAGAACCGTTCCAACGAGCATAACCAGGTTCAAATGATACCGGATAATCAGCTTCGGCGGCGTGACGAAGTGCTTCACCTACAGTGTAATACGGAGCTTGTGAATTAACGATAGTTTTAACTTTTTCCCCGCCCCAAACAAACAAAACCGGATAATAAGCATTTTTCATCATTTCGTTTTTCATTTTGCTTTCCTTCTTTCACTGCGAGAGCCTTTCCCCCGCCTTCGAGTACAAATATACTTTAAAGCGGGGTACGAGTCAACCAGATTTTTAGCAAAAAGTGCTAAAATTTGAAGGTATCGAAACTGCTGTTGCGCGTTTCACGCACAGTAACTTGACCATCACGTTTGATGTAGTACACCAGCGATTTCAGGGTATCCCGTGCGCTGTAGTGTGGACACTGGTCAGGATCTTTGTACCAATCTGGATTTTTCTTAATCCAATCGTAGATCCACCAGGGACACGTATAATAGCCGTTAGAACGAGCGCTACGCCCCATCAGAACGATTGTAGGGCTAAACCCGTCCAACCATGCCATATCAGCTTTGGACTCGTCAGAAGCGGTTACAGACGCTTCTACAACATCAGGGACTAATTTAATCTGATCAGCCACTTCCGGCGCAACGTCTTTGACGTAATCCATAAAGTCCTGCGACACATCGACAACAACATCAGGGACTAATTTAATCTGATCAGCCACTTCCGGCGCAACGTCTTTGACGTAATCCATAAAGTCCTGCGACACATCGACAACAACATCAGGGACTAATTTAATCTGATCAGCCACTTCCGGCGCAACGTCTTTGACGTAATCCATAAAGTCCTGCGACACATCGACAACAACATCAGGGACTAATTTAATCTGATCAGCCACTTCCGGCGCAACGTCTTTGACGTAATCCATAAAGTCCTGCGACACATCGACAACAACATCAGGAATGTTCGGAGCGTTAACAACAGGTTCATCCATTGCAACGCTACCAGTGTACGAAACGATCGCGGATTCTGGGGAATCAATCAGCAGTTCCGGTTTTTCTTCTTCCGCTGGTACAGCAGCTTCCAGATCAGCCAGCATGTTATCGAATGATTTTTGTTTGTTCAATTTTACTTCAAAGGTGCTTTGAGCGTAGTCAGCCAGTGCGCCTTTCTGTTCTTTAGTAGGCAGAGCACGGAACCCTTCTACCAATTCGTAATCAATTTTCATTGTCTATCTCCAGTGTTTATTCAATATTTAGGCAATAAATACCTATATACTTTGTACATAGGGTAATCATAGTGGATATTGAAGTCAAATATTTAAACACAAGCCACGTACAGATTCAGGCAGAAGCAAACATTGTCTATGAACTGCGTGACTATTTTTCATTCCAGCCTCCAGGCTATCAGTACCAAAACAAGTACAAATATGGTGGATGGAACGGGTACATTTACCTGATGGACTACAACGGAAAACTCCCGTATGGATTAGCCTATCTGGTAGCAAAATTCGCAGAATCGCGCGGGTATTCAATCTGGGTAGATCCGAAGATCCACGAGACAGAGGATATCACGCAAGAAGATTTTGACAAGTGGGTAAACGAGCATCCAGTTTATGACGGCGACAAAAAGATCGATCCTTACTGGTATCAACGCGAATCCGTATTCCACGGTATCAAAAACCGTCGAGGTGTTCTGAACCTGCCAACGTCAGCGGGTAAATCACTGATTCAGGGTCTTATCTCCCGTTGGTGTCTGGAACATTACAGCGGTAAAGTGCTGATTATCGTTCCAACTACGGCGCTGGTTGACCAAATGATCGAGGACATCGCAAACTATCGACTGTTTCCGAAATCGGCAATGCTGGGTATTCGTTCCGGTACTGCTAAGAACAGCAACGCGCTAATCTATGTTTCAACCTGGCAATCAGCGGTTAAAATGCCTGCTGAGTGGTTCCAGCAGTTCATGTGCCTGATGGTTGATGAATGCCACCTCTCAACAGGGTTGAGCATCAAAAAGATTATCGACACAATGGATCAGTGCATTTTCAAACTGGGGTTATCCGGTTCCCTGAAAGAAGGGAAAACGAACATGATGCAATACATCGGTGCGTTCGGTAAAGTCTTTAAACCAGTTGATACGCGTCGTTTGATGGATGATGGACAAGTCACCAACCTGAAAATTAACACAATCTTTCTTCGATACAAAGAAGAAGAGGTTAAGAAGTTAAAAGGTGCGGACTACCAGACAGAAATCAAGTACGTTACAAGCCATACACGGCGCAACGCATGGATTCTAAAATTAGCGCTTAAATTAGCCCGTGAGAAGAACGAAAACACATTCGTGATGTTCCGGTATAAAGAACACGGAAAATGGCTGTACGAGAAGTTGAGCAAGGTTTATGACAACGTTGTGTTGATCAACGGCGATACGGACATTGACGACCGCAACGAAATGAAAAAGATTGCGGAATCAACAAAGGGTTTGATTGTAATCGGTTCGATCGGGGTACTGAGTACAGGTATTTCAATCAAGAACCTGCATCACATCATTTTTGCACACCCTTGCAAATCTGCCGTTGTTGTTAAGCAGTCGATCGGGCGCGTGTTGCGTAAGCATGGTTCGAAAGCGCTGGCTACTGTATGGGATATCGTCGATAACCTGGCAACGCTGGCGAAGTCGAAGACAGCCAAAAATAAATATAGTGCAACTAACTACGGCATGAAACATGCTATGGAACGTGTGCGGATCTACAATGAAGAACGATTCGACTACGTGATCAAACAGGTAGAAATTTAAGAGGTTAAGATGAAAAGTTTTACTGAATTCGTTAACGAAGCCGCAATTGATGATTTCATGAATAAAGTTGCTTCGTGCCGTACATTGGACGGTTTGAAAGAGTTGGAAAAGTATTACAATACGCGGGTCAAGGAAGTTGAAGTTGCAGCATCCGATGACATTTCAATGCGTGACGCGATCAAGGGACGGCGTGAAGAACTCAAAGCCGAACTTGAAACCGGAGAAGAAGAGAAGTTCTAAAAAAGAAGCCCCAACCGAAAGGAAGGGGCTTTAATTTTATATAACCGCAGTCATATAAACAGCGGCATAACAGAACCGCGAGGAAGTACATTTATTTATTTCGGTGCGGTACTATTCCGAATTACTATTCACTGGCCTTTACTCGAAGGTATTTTACCAATCACCCCGCCGAAAGTAAATTCTATCGGACGGCGCAAATGGGTACGCCATACGGCAAGCCCAAGCCCAACAAGGGGTACACATCTATTTACTGATTAAAAATCTGGGTGTTCATCTTCGAAACAACCGGAATCAATCAGATCCGGCCTTTCGTCGAAAAAGTCAACATCTTCCGTGTTCATATTCCCACCTACAGCAACATTTGAACTTCGTTCAGATCGTCGGCTTCGTTCAGTCCAGATTTATCACGCTCAATCAGATACTGAGCACAGATAGGACCACAAACGGGACCGGATTCGGTAACAAACCCAGTAGCTGTTACCATTGGACGTTTGCACACCACGCATTTAGCGTCGTGCTGGCTTTCAAATTGATTTGACATTTTATGCACCACTCTCAAGTTTTCGGATTTCCAACATATTTTTGATAGAATATCCTTTGTTCTTAACAATGTCCAGCGCTTTGCTGGTGAATTCTGCAATCAATTCGAAATACTGGATCAGCTTGTTAACCTCAACAATTTTCGGATCACCATTGATCGCAATCTTAATTTCACCTGAACCTGTGTAAATGACATCAGTCATTTCAGTCTCATGCCGTCCAGTGTAATACAGAAGACGTTCTTTAACATCTGCTTCTTTCCTGGCCTGTAGCTGGATCAGTTTTTTCTTAGCATTCGAATGATATCGAAGCCATTTTGACCAAATCTTCGGAATGTCTGCTGATTCACTCTGTAGTTTCAGAGGATCAATCAACATATCCTGTTCGAGTTCAGCCTGTAAATCTTCAAGTTTTAGTTCAGTCATGTATCACCTCAAAACAAAGAATCATTATAACCACTATGATCAAGAAGTCAAATTTACGAGCGAAGCGAGTACATGAACGAACGTAGTGAGTGAATGTTAGTTTACATCTGGTTAAAAACCATACCAAAAACTACATTTTTCTCTATATATAAAATATTAAAATATAATTATGTAGTTCCTATCACTCACTTCGTTCGTGAAAATTCGCTTCGCTCATTTGACCTTGTTGATCTTTATTACTATAATGGTCTTCTCAAAACATGATTAACCCAGGTAGGTAATTTAACACCTACGATCTGACTCAATTTAGATTTACCTGCGAGGTTAGACCAATCGTCACCTTTGATCAGGCGATCAGAATCGGTTTCAGTTGTATACGGGTTCACAGACAAACCGTAACGCATCAGAATTGCTACTTTCGGTTGCAGTGATGCCGGATCTACGGATACCTTGATTGAACCTGCTTCGTCGGCTTCGGTGTACGGAGTGAAGAACAGAGAACCAACATGGTCCATATCACCCAGATCGTACTTACAGCCTGTCAGCAGATAATCAAACGGGGTGTTCGTGTCTGTATAGACATAATAACCGTTCTGTAGCTTACCAGTTGCCAGCGGGTGTTGTTCGTCAGTTTCGGTCATCCAACCAGACGCAGCCAGAATGCCTGTGACGCGAGCAGAGCAAAGGACGTAGGTAGCATCAAATGAAGTGGTTTTATTCATTTCCTGCCCCATTTCACACGCTAATTGATACAGCATACGGCCTAATGCCGGAGCATCAGCAGCAGTGTAAGACGTGGTAGCATCAAAAATACCGTCAGTCACAACACCGTTAACGTTATAACGCTTAGATACGGTGATCAGAGTCTGGATGATATCTTTGTTAACTTCTTCACTGGCAACAGTACCCAGAATATCCTCGATAACCCCATCTGCTTCAAACTGGTTTGCTTCCAGATCCTGTATAAGTTCAACCGTCATTTCGGTTTTAAACTTACGAGAGCGTACCGGAATATTCCAGCGATCCATCTGGAACGAAGTTGATGCGATATCTTCGCTTGTTTCGTATTTCGATGTATCAGCGGCTTCACTCACCAGACGAATTTTACTTTGGAAAACACCTTTCATCAGTGCGGTGTCTTTGTCAGTATCCAGGGTGTTTAGCGTAATCGGTGCGATAACCTCATAAACAACGTCAGTGACATCGTGCTTGAATAAATCACCCTTAACGTATGCTTTAGCCAGATCGATATCATCGATGCCTGTACGCCCTGAAATTCGGCCTGAATAGGTTGCAGCGCTGGAGAAAGTCATATCGCCGTTAGGGTTACGATAACGAACACCAAAAAGCGTTGCTACTGGTAAATCAGTTTCTTGTACTGCAACCAGTTCATGATAGATCAGGTTGTTCACGGCGCGAGTTAAAGAAACCAGTTCTGGGCGCGTGTTCTGTACGTTGATATCTGTCGTGCCTGTTGCTTCGTTGATAACCTTTTCGCGTTTACCAGACGGAAGCGTAGACTGACGCATCAACTTGTGAATTGTGTAGTGTTTATCACTCATTTCTATGGTTCCTGAATTATATGGTGTTTTACCTGTATCTATTTACACAAACAAAAAAGGCAACCCGTAGGTTGCCTTTTAGTGTAAAGTCGATTACAGACCTTTAACCCAGACCTTACGGAAGTATGCGTTTTTACCGCACATTTCTTTGCTGATCATACCAGAGGTGATACGATCTGCCGGAGCCTGAGAGCGAGAGTTCGCAAACGGGTTGATACCGATACCGTAACGAGTTTTGAAGCCCATTACTGGCTGGAAGTTCTTCGGATCAGAACCACGCAGCGGGGTCAGTGCAACGTATGGCGCGTAGTAGATACCAGCATCCATTTCGTTGTCGCCCTTGAAGCCAACGGTGAAGTAATCCTGACGTGCGTACTGGTCAATGTACACTTTGTAAGTGCCACCCAGAACACCAGCGAATACTGCTTTCGTGGTATCAACGTTCAGAGTCTTCTGGAGACCTTGACTTGCCGGAGTGATGCCGCTGTCGATACGAGCCAGAGCGGAAACCACGTTACGGGAAGCGATGATGAAGTTACCAGCACCACGGCCTGTCTGACGTGCGATTTCGTTTGCTTCTTTGTCGATCTGAATCAGCAGAGCCTTGTAGCTTTCACCAGCCCAACGAGCGCCGCGAATATCTACCGGATCTTGGAAGTCGAAGGAACCAGCTTTAGAGCCTACGGTCTGGGTGAAACCAGATTTACCAACCTGAGCGGTATAGTTGATCAGATCAACGATTTCGCGGTTGATTTCCAGCATGATTTCAGTTGCCAGAATTGCAGACAGTTCTGCGTCAGCATCCATACCGTGAACAGCGCGAAGATCCTGTGCCAGTTCAACAGAATACTGTGCTTTCAGTTGGCGGCTACGGGCTTCGATAACCTGTTTGTCGATACGGAAAGCCATTTCGTTCCACGGGTTAGCGCTAGAACCGTTGAAGTTCTCTTGCAGTTCTGCTACACTGGTAGCCATACCAACAGAGATTTCAGCCAGAGTACCTTTTTCGTTCTCTGCGATTACAGCAGCATCCAGAGCAGCCGGATCAGCACCAGTTACAGTCACGTTGCCGGAGGTAACGTTCTGGAAGTATGCAATACCAGTTTCCTGGAAAATGTGGTATACGATAGCGCCAGTAGCGATCGCTGTACCAGTGGTGATTTTCGCGAATGCGGTGTGAGCACCTTCACCAGAATACATGGTATCCGGGGCAAACATCGGATGGAACGCTTCACGAACATCTGCCGGAGTACCGCCAGCCAGAGGATCTTTACCGTAGACAGCACGGAGAGCGAACACCTGACCAGTAGGGCCAGTCATAGGCTGAACACCGCAAATGTCGAATGCAATCAGGTTAGGGATCGCACGGCGAACCATACCGATTACAGCAGGACCGATGTTGGTGATAGCACCGCTGGATTTACCAGACGCGATGTTAGTCTGGTCATAGTTGTGGTCGCCAGCAATTTCTGCTTCGGCCAGGAAACCACCGAAGGATTCCACGATTTTTTCGTCGCGATAAACCGGATCGGTTTCAGCGTCTTTTTCCTGGGCTTCCAGAATGGCAGCAACCAGTTGTTTTTTGGATTTGGTAGCGATATCCGGTAAACCTTCCTGAGATTCCAGAAGATCGTTCCATTTTTCCATCAATTCGTTTTTCTTAGACATTGTTTCTTACCTTATAAAAGATTAGGAAAGGCGTTTAGCCGCTTCAACATATTTATTGATCTTCGATTTCTCTGCCGGAGTGTTTTCATTCACCGGAACAAAATCGTCTTTGGTTGTCTGAGTAGTGGTACTCTCGTCAACCTGTTTTTCCGCTTTAGTCGCTACCATTTCGACAATTGCGGTCAGTTTGGATTCGAACTTGTCGGAATATTCCAAACCTTCGATCAGATTGTGAACTTTCTCAACCTGAGATTCAGTTAAATCTTTGGTTTTTTCTGAAACGATGGTATCGCGTTTCATGTTGGCGATCTCTTTAGCCTGAGCCTGATTTGCTTCGAACAGGCGTTTAACTTCCTGCTGATTTTCGGTCAGTTCATCTTCGAGTTCTGCAACAACATCAACCTGGGCTTCTGGAATAATTACGTTGTGATCAACGAACAATTCTTTCATGCCAGTAACCAGAGATTCGAATAGGTCGGCCTTAATATCGCGGGATACGGCTTCTTTATTTTCAGAGAGCCATTCTTGCGCGATGTGGTCGAAGTATTTATTTGCATCTTCGTACAGTCGTGTTTCGATTTCGCCAGCTTTTTCGGCAACCTGGGCTTCAACCAATTCGTCGGAACGTTCCGCGATCTGATTGATATGGGATTCAGCGAGTTTAACAGCGTTTGCTTTTACAGCTTGTTCGAATACAGTGGTGAAATTCGCTTTCACTTCATCAGAAAGTTCAACTGATTCGAAAATGCTGTCTAACTCAACTGGGGTATCCAGGTTCTGGGCTTCTGCCAACAGTTGTTCTTTTAGCATTTCTAAGTTTCCTGTTTGATATGATATTATTTATAGACCTTTCAAACGTTCAGAAAGTTTTCTGAAAGCGTCATCAGCACTAATATTCTCAACAAGCGGTTTTGTCTGCTGAGATTCGGTAATTGGCTTAACGTAAGCATCTGGAGCGCTTGGCCCCCAAACAACATCAACACCTACTGCCAATTTAAAACCTTCTTGTACGATACCGTAACCTTTACCAGAATCGGCAAGTTTACCTAATCCGCGAGAAGAAACACCAGGAACCCAACCAGCACGAATTAACGCTGCAAGTTTATCACCATCACCATTGTCACCTTCGACAACAACAGCACGGCCCCAAACGTCATTACCCTTCCACCACATTTTTTCAATGAGGATGCAAGCATTACGCGGATCGACGTTCGGTCGCGGCGGGTGATTCATTTCACCCAGAGCTTGACGGGTATTAACCTGAGTTCTGATATAGTCATTTACTGCTTCTTCTAATACTTTTTTCGGATACAGTCGTTTATTTCGGTTAACTTTTTCGGCTTGCAGGAAAATACCTTCAATCCTAAGTTTACCGTCTTTCGACGTTCCGACCGATTCCAAAATAGAATCAGAAATATCCGCACAAGGTAAACCCCATTCCTCGATTAGCAGCATATCGCCGTTTTCATTGAGTTGGGATTCATTCATATTTATAGCCCCAATGCGGCGCGTTTACGGAGCGCTTTTTTGCGCTTACGTTGTGCGCGGGTTGTAATAGAAGGATTTGCACGTTTCGTTTTCATAGCACGACGCGCGATTTGGCGACGTTGAGACTTAGTAAGGCCAGTTGTTTGATACGCGTTACGTTCACGGGTTTTGCGGTCTTTTCGACGCTCAACATTACCACGAGAATCAACGTGTTTAACAATGACTTCATCTAAACTCAAACCCTCGACAATGGACATCATCGCAAGTGCTAAATGAGGTTCATCGACCGCCAAATTTTCGATGATCTTAATAGTGGCTTCATCGATCCCCAGAATATCAACACGGGCTTTCGCTTCGGTTAAATGGGGTTCGAGTTCTTCAACACTAATTTCTTCGAGTTCGAGTTGCATTATTTACACCTCTTATTCGTCTTTGTCGTCTTTATCAGACGGCTTTTTGTCTTTTTCTTTGTCGCCGTCGCCATTTTCTTTGTCGTCTTTGTCGTCGTCGCTGTCGTCTTCGTCGGTTTCACCTTCGATTCGTACTGCTTCTGCAATTTCAACGCGCATTTCTTGGCGAAGGGCTTCGGTACGGTCTTCCATGATGGAGTAAAATTGCTTTTTAGCCTCCACCAGATCGCCGCTTTTGATTGCTTCGATAAATTCTTTCATCAAAAGTTTTCCTCTTCCGCTTCTGGATTTTTAAAACGTTCTTCTTTAGATTCTTCTTCGATCAGTTTCGCCTGTTCATCAATATCCTCGTCGGACATTCGAAGAATCTCTTTCATAATGTATTTATGGGAGACATATTTCCCGACCACACCTTCAACCTGAGACATTAGATTCAGACGACGCTCAAGTATTTCGATGTCTTTAACTTCGGCATAATATGAATCTTGCTGGAATACAAACGAAATTTTACTTACGTTTTCTTCCCATTCATCCTCTGTGATAATTTTCTTCGCGATCAGGTTAGTTTTTAACGGATCGGAAAGCACAGGGCTGAACTGAATTTGCAGTGTGCGGATAAACTTACTAAATTTCAGTTCATCACGGGTGATTTCACCACCCCCACCAATTTGCATACCCCCATCATCGCGAGGCATACGGCTTAACGGCACACGCAGTGCTTCATAGAGCTTACGGTTAAACCATTTGATATCGTCCATATCAGAGAAGTTCTGACCGCCAGGCAGTGTAGAAACTTCTGTGATCGCTTTACCGTCACGACGCATCAACCAGTAATCTTCTGTCATAGACAGGTTGTTTTGCTGGTTCTTCACAGTACCCGTGCGAGCATCGTACACAACGCGGTTTTTAAGCCCCTGTGCAATGTTATTTACATACTGTGTAGCTTTGTTGCCACCCATCTGACCTACGTCGATATAGAACACACGGCGTTCAGGTGCGCGGGTGATGCGGTAAATGACCATCGCATCCTCCAACAAACGTAATTGGTTTGCTGGCTTGACAGCGCGGTGCAGATATCCGATAATGTTGTTGCTGCAATCTTCCAGACCAGAATGTGCGTACACGATAGCGGAACGCGGGATTTTAATTTTCTGGTTAGCCTGGTAGATCTGCCCGTTGTATGTATAGCCCGCTTTCGGTGCGCTATACACAAAAAATTCGCGATAACCACGGAATACTTTCACGCCACCGTCAAGGGTTTCTGTGATAGATTCGCGGATCAGTTCCATGCAGCGCGGATCAAGTTGGCGCAATTCACGGATACCTTTGGACTCGTCTTTGTGCATGATTTTATGGAAGTAGATTCGAGAATCCACATACCAATCACGGAACAAGCGAGCGCCCATGTTATCAAAGTCATAGATATTTAGAACGTTGTCAAACTCTTCAACGATCTTATCCTGGATTGCTTTACTAAAATTAGTCTTAGCCAAATCCATTGTAATGATATCTTTACCCTGTTCATTAACGATCGCATCGTCAATAATTTCTGAAACAGCGTTTTCAACTTCTGGATAAGACATGATACCGCGATAGGTATTGATTAATTGTTCTTTGTTCTGAATCGCCGGATCTTGTCCAGAATAAAACTGCTGAAATACACCAGCATATTTCTGGTTATTCAGGTCGGTTTCAATTTCATATGCACCATCATTATTTTTAGGAGGCGCGACCGAACCTGTATCATTTTTTAATTGCTGTTCAAGTTCAATTTCATCCTCACGGGCGAAATTCTTGAAAAAGCTAAGTACATTGCCAAAGCCCAAAAAGTTCATAGTAACTCCGAAAAATAATGATAGGGGTATTGCTACCCCTGTATTTATAACTCTTTATTCCCACCAATCCAGCGCAAACGTACACTCAAAGGTTGAGATTTCGTTGTTGCTGTCCCAATCAAGGGTTACTTCACCAACGTTGGTCGGGAAAAGGCCATGAATGGTATGTTCAGCGGTAATTTCATCGTTACGGTTTTTCTGTTTAACCGTAGCGGTTTTCTTGTAGTTCGCTGGAATATCACCACTAATCTGATCACCCATTCCGTGCATCATGTTTGACCATGCTACCAGGGCATCACGCGTATTATGCGCGTCATCGTTATAGATTGTGATTGTCCAATCGTCATAGGTACGGTCGCCAGCAACGTTTATTTTGCGGTTCTGGTAGCCTACGGGAACTTTTTCAACTGTAGCCGCTGGCATGGTTGCCGCTTTACATTTGAATCTAAAATTTTTGCCCAGATACGGGATCTCTACTTCGAACAAGTTCGGACGTGCGAAATCGCCGGATTCAAAGGCACGTAAAATGTCAGTAAGCATTTTTTAACCTCGGATTATTTATGGGGGCTTTTCAGCCCCCTTGACGTTATACGGCTTGTGGGCCTACCAATTCATCGAAATCCGCACCTGTAGACGTTGCTACGAAGTTCAGAGTGATGTAGTTGATAGAACGAGGCGGTTTCACGTAAACAGTCGCTACAAACTCGTTACGATCGATTACGTCTGGTGTGTTGTTCGTGGTGTCGCAGATTACACGGTAATCATAGCAACCACCCAGCGCACGAATATTCGTCATGTACTGACCAGTATCCATACGGAACGAAGCACGGGTGAAATCGTCGTTGTTTTCGAACAGTTTGTATTTCGCATTATCGCCAATGTCTTTCTTGATCATGTTGAACAAGCGACGAACGTTTATGCGATCGAACGGACTTGGAACGCTAGTCAGTGTTTTATCACCGTACAGAACGAAACCAGAGCCACCTGCAAAACCAGTTACCGGGTTAATCTGAACCTGATACATCGCGTCACGGTGTGCTGTGCGCGGTTCAATAGCCAGTTTAATACAGTTACGGATCTGACCACGGTTATAACCAGCCGGAGACATCCACGGGTTAGCAACGCTATCAGTGTAAACACACAGGCCAGCGATATCACCTGCCAGCGGAACCCAACGGTTCACGTCATTGTATTTATCATACTGATATTTATAGTTACCATCCAGGAAGCCATAGCTTGAACTTACGTTCAGGTTATTGTCTACCGGAGTACCACCACTGATTTTATAACCAGTACGCCATTCAACGATGTTATCAACCGCAGTTGCCAGCGGAATATTAACCAGAAGAGAGCGCGGAGGCGATACGAAAACCGTACAGTCTTGACGTTCATCACCGATTGAAATAACATGTTTCTGAACAGTAGAAGCGATTTCCACGCTTTCACCAGCACAGCCACCTGCAATCAGCAGCGGAACGTGTAAGGCTTCGCGGTCTGCGAACATATCCCAACCCGTCATCAGTTCATCAGCGCCTACGGTGTCGTTTGAAGACAGACCGCCGCCAAATTCCAGAATACCGGAGAAACCTTTAGGCCAGTTCATAGAAGTACCGAATACGTACTGAGAACCACCGTTCGCGAAAAAGTCATCCATGTAGATATTTACGCCATAGATATCTTTATCGGTTTTATCGGTTGACACGATGAAAGATTCTTGTACAATACCACCACGACGCACAACAAAAGCGTACTGATTATCGGTTTGTGGACCATAGGTCATCACAGAACGACCGCTGTTTTTAACGGAGATCCCAGAAGGATAGCCGGAAATCATAGCGCCAGTGTCGTAAGCAGCTTTGGAAATGATCTCTACCTGTACAGTAGAACCCAGTTCACCAGGATACAGAGCCACAACAGACGGGATCTGATATTTCTGGGTCAGCGTCTGGAACGAAGTTCCCTGAATGGTTTCTTTTGCAATGTCCAGGTTCAACAGAGTGATCCCAGAATCGCTTTCGATACCATCGATCGTGATTGACGCAGATACACCGGAAGACTGAGAAACAATTTCAGTAGTTCCAACCAGTAGAAATATCTGGGTAAGTACCGATCTGTTTAGCACGAGCAACGATTTTTTTCGCTTGGGGATAGTTACCGCAAGGATCTTACCGTTACTGTCAACCTGAGTTACTTTACCGTTTTCTTCTACTACGGTGTTGCTATATTTTACCTTGATCACGTCGCCAACGTTATAGTTAGAACCCTGTGATGCGATAGTTGTTTTAATCTGGTTAAAAATTGCGCTTGCGTTTTTTGCGGCATCTTTATCAACAACACGAACCAGACGGAGATCATTACCGTACTGCAAGAAGTTAACAGCACTCATGAAATAGTCAGCGGTTAGGTTGTCTGGAGCACCAAAATAGTTTACCAGTTCGACTTCATTAGAAATCTGACGGATCTGATAAGCTGGCCCCCATGAAAATTTACCAACAATGGCAGCGCGACCAGTTGAATTTCGAACAACGGTAGATTGTACCGATGTTTCTTTGGTTTCAATACCTGGAGATTGTAAAGCCATTATAGATTTCCTCTAATTTATATAAACGAAATACCGTGAGAACCAACCGAAATCGTTTCATCGCCGCTAGTAACAATAACCGGACACAAAGCATCTTCGTATAGCTGTTCGCGTTCTCTTGCAAAAACTTCATTGGCTAGTCTTAAATCGTCTTTTTCGCAGAATTCGGCAAATTTAAGTTGTGTAGTAAGCCAACCGAAACAAGCAAGAGACATAACGAGATCGTCATGAAACCCTTCTTCCGCAGCCCACGAAACGCCTTTTTCTGAGAAAGTACGAAATTCGAGTATTGTCTTTTTGTTATTTATGATCAATTTATCTTTCTCGATCAAGTCTTTTAAGGTTGAACAACCAATTGCTTTTGAACGCTTGGTTTGTTTCATACCCAGATCGTTATAACTGTCACAAATAACATTCTCATATTCCAGTTCGGAAAACAGAGATTTAGCAACTGAATGCCCTGTGCTATTTAGCTCGATGTAAATCCACGCTTCGTTATACATGGTCAGATAACGTAACAGGATATCCGGTAAGATTAGGTGCGATGTTCGGTTTGAATGATAAACCGCAACCTGTTCAAACGGTAACGTTGTTATATCGATTATGTGCATTGCATGGTAATCCTGACCGCGCCCTTCGGCTGGGTCGAGCACTGCAACATATTTATGTCCTTCTTCTGGCTTCTTATATTGATAAAAGTTTGTTTCAGTTTCATCAATATCAATCCACGACATTTTAGACAGTTTCCAGCCAGAAATCAGGGTTCCGTTTGTTCCCATGAATTCCGCACAGTGTTCCTGTAGGAATGCTTCTTTGCTGGAGCCAGCGATCATTTTCGCAGACCATGAATAACCGTCATCAAATACGCCGTTATCACCATCAGTGTACAGACGTTCTTTAACTGATGTCCAAATCGCCGTGTATGGCACGAAGCCGGATTTTCCTTCTACCGCAGCGTTCCAGATATCATAGAAGTGGTTAAGCCCGTTAGGTGTCGTTGTGATAAGGATTTTCGATTTACGACCAGAAGAGATTACTGGTTGAATCGCTAACCACGCATCAGTAAAGTTCGGGATAAACGCGCATTCGTCAATGTAGATCATTGCGAAGGAGTTACCACGGACGGCATCGGGTGAGGATGCAAACGCACCAATTTTACATTTGTTGTCAAGTTCGATTGAACCTTTGTTCCATTCAACGATACCAGGTTGCAGGAAATCCGGCAACAGTTCGATCGCTTGTTTGGTACGGTCTAGAACTTCCGCAGACATAGACGCTTTGTGCGCCAAAACACCAACATATTTATCTTCGTTGAAACACACGAAGTGTGCAAGGAAGATCGCAACAACGGTTGTTTTACCCAACTGGCGAGACAGGTTACACGTAACCATACGGTTTTTGTGCATTTCGATCAGCATTTCTTTCTGATAGTCACGCAACTGTACTTTAATTGTCCCGTAGTCGATATGGGTGATCGCACAATATGTTTCAGCAAAGTAAACGATATCATCGCGACATTTAACCCATTCCATCAACATTTCTTTCGTCCATTTTGTTTGGACATAAGCGCGTTTTAAGTTAGGGTTTCCGTTATATCGGCTTTTCTTGTTGCTCTTATTTTTATACGTGGCGAATTCTGCTGGGTTCTTGCCCTGCAATTCAACCTTATGTATCCCGTTTATTTTGAGATAATCGCTAAACGTGTACGGATACCATTTTTTATCGTGTTCACTTTGTACCCATTCCATACCAGCCTCATCGATTTTTCGTTTGAGGTAGTCGGGGTGCATTAATCCTATCGGGTGATCTGATTCCTTACTCGGATCGATCGTTGGTTCCATTTCCATCATCATTTACCTCTACGACTTCACCATCAATGAAGCCTTCTTTTGGTTCGTATGCACTACCATATTTTTGCATCAACTCGGTCGGAGATCCGACAAATACAGTTGCGTTTTCGATATTAACTTTTTCATTCGTTTTATCGGTCGGCGTTGTAGTTGTTTTCTCTTCCGTAATTTCACGCATTTCTTTGTGAATTTTCATTAGCCCCATATTTGAAGAGTTCAACTGATTCATAAGACCAGTGAACACTTCCACATGACGCGGTGATTCTGAGTTTTTGGCGTTGTGTAGCGCGATTTCAGCCATATCCATGATCATTTGGTTCATGTAGTGCGCTGTGCGTCTAGCGAGGCTGTAATCCTCTTCTAAATCGGGCTTTCGGTCTGCCGGATGTGATTCAACTGGTTTAAGTTCCAGCTTTTCATAAATAACGACATCCTCCCCAGACTCAACGCCGCCTGGGAGAGCATCTATATTCAGCAATTCTTGTAAATTCAAATTTTCCATTATGTTCCCCTCGGCTTCGGAGGTTCATCACCAGACGGGATCGGCGTGTTGCGCGAATAAGTCTGAATGTATTCTTCGCCTGTATAATCTTGAAGCGGTAAATCAACCGGATCTGCTTGACTGTCCACTGATTCAAAGTTATCCTTGTCCAGTGGGTTCATATTTGCAAAGAAATCCGTGTATACTGTTCTGATTTCACCTTTGACATCAGTCACAGGCGGGTACAGATAACCCTGTAATTCAAACATGAAAGACCATTCAACGTGTCGGCGCTGGGTAACATCACCTTCAAACGTTGTATCTGGTGCAACCGATTGGAGACTAATTTTGATGTCTCGGTCAACTTTGATTTCGTTCTTATGCAGTTCGGTAATCTTGCAGTTGAAATGCGGTTGAAAATAAGGCAAAATCTGTTCTGCGATCTGAAACATATCGTCTTCGTAACGAGTGTACACACCCAGTTCAAAGATTAGACGATATGGCACAGGGTTAAACTGTGTGATCGTTTTACGCGGTGCTTGTAACTGCGACATTTTCTGGTTAACCGCGATACTGGTTTTACGAATTGCGTTATATTGCAGGTCCACCAGTGATAGATTCATTCGCGGTAAAATGGTTTCCGTTTTCGCTACGTTTTCCTGACTCAACGTGTAGTTGAGTTTGTTCATGGAAGCGAGAAACTTCTCTTTTGAAGCATAGGTAATCGGAACCTTAATGAATTTTTCTTGTTCGCCACGCACTCGTTTAACTTGAACATGGTTAAACAATTGTCCCATAAGAACGATATAGTTACGCAGCGAACTATTATACCAATATCCGAAAATTTTCTAATCCCCCTGCTGGACAAGTCCAGACTTACAGTTATCGAAGTGCCAGCGCTTTGCTGTATTAGCGGCGCACATTATCCCACAATGGGGGCATTTTACTTTTTCTCGTTTTTTGCCTTTGTGTGCGGCAACGAGATTTGCTAAATGTTCTGGTGATAACTTCTTACCTTTATGCACAGAACCCATCATTTTCTTAAATTCATCAGTATGTCGTTTTCCGTAAAATGGGTTGTTTTCACCATCATATTTACCTTTCATCTGTTCTTTTTTAACAACACGCATTGCTTCACGGGCTTTTGTCTTTTCTTCAAGAATAAATTGTTGTTCCTGTTCTGACAATGTAGAATAACGTTTATGTTCGTAGGTGAACATCATGAAAAACGCGAGAATCATTTTATGGTCATTGGTTTTTGCTAATGTCCTATGAGCCATCAAATGCTTCATCACATCAAGTTCTACTAAGTTGTCTGGGTCGTTTTCAAATTCAGGAAATAGCGATCGTGGTAATATATGATGTTTTTCTGTGTATTCTGTTTTTGGTGAAGCCGTTATGATATCAACATACTCAACGTATAGATCATGAGGCAACCATTCTTTAAGTTTTGTGTATATCATAAGATCCTCTTTGAATCGGGTGCAGGTTTTCACCATACACCCCAACATATATAGGGTTTCCCCTATTTGTATTTAGGGCAGTGTAGCAAACGGAGAACCGCGACCGTTGACAACATCAAAAGATTCGATAAACTCGTCACCTTCTCTTTCAAATTCTTTGTCTTCTTCGTACTGTTCAATGTTAATATCTGCCAGCCCGTCAAGATTTCGAATAGGTTCAAGATCCAGTTCTGCATCAGGTTCGATATGGATTCCTTCGTTTCGCTGCAATTCAGGAGCCAATTCTTCGCCCGTGTAGATGAATTTAGCCAGGTTGATTTTACGTTGAGGACGATCACCGAACTGATAGAACGGATCTGCTTCCACCCATGTAATTTCAAACAAGCTGTTATCCATTGGGAAATAAACCAAATCCCCCAGCACCGGAATACCACCATCAGTTTGATGTGCAAATAAACGCGGATTTAGTACCAGCGTCATTTCGTCGTTAGAACTCAACCCGAATTTGCTAAAGAAGTCCCGCTGTCCTTCATAGTTAGCATATGATTCAATATATGCAGCGATCTTCCACGATTTCGTGAATTTAGACTCTCGGTCTTCACCCAGAATTTTATCTATATTCACAAATTCACGTCTGACATAATACATATCAGGTGATTTCATCTGGATTGATTCTGCTGTAAGTGAATCATGTAGCTGTTGTGTTGGGTTATATTTGTACCAGTTTACATACGGGTTAGTGACTTGATCCTTTAAGTTGCGATCGACTCCCTCCCCCGTTGACAACTGAGCGAATAAACTTTCATCCCAGTTTTGCATTATTCCCCCTACACCATAATAATAGGAACTGCGTCAGACATAGAAATCAGTTCGTCGCGCAATCCTTGTAATTTGGTTTCCGCTTCCTGAATCAGTCGTGTTCCATCTGGAGCAACACCACCAGGCAATTGCATACCCTGAAACTTAGCCAGAATTTGCCCGTTGATTTCTTTTACCAGCGCGGTTGAGTAGTCTTTTACCCAACGGTTGTTATATGCAGAGGTTCCACCAGTAACAGTTGTACCCTGTCCCGCTCGTACACCGCCCACAACCGCGTTATACGGGTTATCGTAGATGTCGGCTATGGATTGGTCTTCTACTGCGTTAGAACCCGCTGTAGCGTATCCTGCAACGCTTCCTACGGCACTAGGAACATCGACAAAGGATCTTACCATCACTTCAATGACAATAATATCACCGTTGTTGACTTTACCCCATACACAAAACTGACCAGTGTCATCGTTGTACCAGTAATCAGGTAATGGAGCCAGCAACTCTTGCATTGAACGTTGATATGACATCATCTGTGTAAAATACCCCAGATCCGCGCCATATGCATTCATACCGTACACGCTTGATGCACAGCGACCGCCCAGAGAACCACCAGTAAGCCCCATCAGGAAATCAGTAAACCACGGATAAACCGCTGTACCGTCCATAGAAACCAATGAACCGATATTTGTACGCAATACTTTTGTAACCGCGAAAATATGTTCTTTACTCAAATCAAATACGTTTCGCGGGTTGTCTTCGCCTAACGTAAGGATAATGTAACTTTTGTTTGTTCCGTTGTAGTGATATTCCGCATACAGATCCAGTGCGCGTTGAATGCAATCGTAAATCTGGTCTTGTGTGATTTCGATTTTGATGATTGGTGCGCCCAGACGACGAAGAATTTCATCCTTCAATTGTTCAGGATTGTTCGTAATCATATGATCCTCAAAAGGGGCTTGCGCCCCTTGTTAAATTATGCCACAGTTACCGTGCATTCAGTTGATGTGATTTTAGTCGTTAGTGCATCCGTCACTTCGACTTTATACACCCCATCTTCTGCTACAGTGGTAAGGCTTGCACCTGTCTGACCGGAAATTTCCGCAGTGTCTTTAAACCATTTATACGTATATGGTGTTTTACCACCAGTCACGACAACAGCAAGATCCATGTTAGCACCTGTGCTGTATGATTTAGTAGCACTCAGATCCGTAGTGAATGCAAGAGCCGGACGAGGTGTTACAGTCACGGTTGCTTTCACTGAATCGTTTTGGTTGTTCATTGCGTCAGTTACAGAAACATAGTATTCACCAGCATCAGCGCTTGTAACAGCAGATTTGGTAAATGTTGCTGATGTTTCCCCAGAGATAACAGAGTTATCTTTGAACCATTCGTAAGTGTACGGAGGTTTACCACCGCTGTATACAACTTCCAGAGTCAGAGGATCACCGTCAACCACCGATTTGTCAGCCAGGTTAGTATCAAACTGAGGAACCGGATAAACAGCAACCGTCACTTCGTCAGAAGTAATTACGGTGTTGTCTGCATCGGTAACAACAACTTTATACACGCCAGCGTCGGCAGAGGTAATGCTTTGGATCAGAATGCTCGATGCGTTAGTACCTACATCAGCGGTTCCTTTCTTCCACTGGTAGACATAAGGCAGTTTACCACCTGTTACCGTAACCATGAAAGAAATGTCATCACCTTCGATATAATCGCCACGCCCAACAAGGTTTTGCGTAAACGATAACGGAATTTTCTTCGGTTCGTACTTAACATCTGCTTCCGCTTCGGTAATATACGGAACCAATGCGTTTGCAACGTCCTGATGCGATGCTTTATTGGTTTCCAAATCAGAAACACGTTGTTCAAGTTCGCCACCAGTACCGCTTTCAAGTGCAGCAACACGAGCAGTCAAATCCGAAATCAGTTTATAGATCCCTGTTTCAGATCCGGTTGTGTTTACACCGATAGCCGCTTTACTGTCACGCGCTGTTTTCTGAATACCGTCTTTCAGGAATGGATCAGAACTCGTTGCATCACCGTAAACAGCTTTACCCATCGCGATATTAGCCGCAACGAGTCCACTTGAAGTATTACCAACAACAGATTCAACGTCAATCAGTTTCTGATGATCGTCACGTTGGGTGTTCTCAACGTTCAGCAAACGGCCTTTGATGCTCGTAGGCTGTGAATCAGTACCGATATCGGTCATAACCTGAGCCATTTCCCCACGAAGACCATCATCGCTTGATTCACCGACGATCATGTTGATATCACCGATGTCACGTTTGATTGCGCTGATGTCGTAACGAATACTACCAGGGATCTGAGAGTTACCGACAGCATTTTCCAAAGAAATTACGCGAGGTAATACACCAGTAGCAGAATCATTCATCTGCGTTTGCAGGGTTGCGATATTCGATTCTGCCGTAGTCATACGCGCAGAAATACTACCAGTTCCACCCGTGCCAGTACGACCGATATATTGGTTGATGCTGGTTAGTTCGGAATTGATACCAGTGATCTCAGTACCGATAGTGTTCAGGCGAACATATACAGATTCAAATGTCGCTAAATGTTTTGGCCCCATTTCGTTACGCAGATCGGTTACTTCATCAGTTAAATGACCTACGTCTGAGTTAGCCCAATCATCTTCAAGGCGCGTAATACGTCCTTCATGAATCGAAATCGCTTGCGCGTTCGTCATGATTTTGTATTTCATGCCGGAACCCGTTGATGTCGGATCTACGTCGCCGTTTTCGTTAAACCCAGGGTACGCACCCATTTCCCCTTTCAGGAAAATAATATCTTTTCGAATGGTACGGTGTTTAGGATCTGTTGAAGCGTCCCACGTCCCGATCTCTTTATCGAGATCCTGGATTTTCAGGGTATTGCTTGCAGTAGAACCTTGAACCGCAGTCATATCAACTTTCAACACTTCTACATCAGCAACAACCTGATCCAGTTTGTCAATCACGCTTTCATCAGAAATAGCCGCGAGGTTTTCACTAATGAGGTTAACCTGATCGATAACTTCGTTGATTTTTGCAGTCTGTGTAATGGTGTTGGTTTCTAATTGCACCGCGTTCTTTTGTACCAGAACACCGCACCTGTTTAAAGAACCCTCGTTAGTGACTTTGGTTTTAGCACCATCGAGAGTTTCGCCGTTAATTATCCAGTTGATCGGGGTTTGTGTGGTGTCCGAAGGGACACCATCAACAAACGGGATCTTTGGTAACGGGTTAAGTTTTGAAATCATGGATTAACCCCTTTATCGTACTCGAATTACATAGTTGATCGCAAGGTTCTTCATTCGCGTTTCGTTGCCGCCAACAGCCATTGCTTTACTGAGTGAAGGATCAGGCCAGTATAATTGCTGGTCGTTTTTCTCCGCAGTACGCAGTTCATAAACACACTGCCATGATGGTAAGTTACCACCAGACTGATAGATCATTTGCAGAGGGTGTTCATGTGACTGTACTTCGTGATGCTGGTATGTACCAAAACCGCGACCTGGGTCTAAACCACGTCCCGCATCAAATCCACGAGCAACCACGCCTCGCATATCGGGAAGGTTGAAAATGTTACCACTACCGCCATACGTATAACCTATAAGTGCAAACAGTTCAGGGTATTCGTATGTATACATCCCGCGACCGTTGGCAATACACAGGTTTCCGTAATCGGAGTTAAATGCAGCCATCATCATACAGCCAATCGGTAACGATGCTTCGATATCGCTATGTGTCTGGTATTTATTAGCAGCAGCAACTGAACCCTGATACAATGCACCACCAGTGATAGCGCTGTCACGGTTGCTCGGTACTACGTTAGCACCCGCAGAAAGAGCAGTGTTAGCCAGCCCTGCGTTTACTTCTGTTGATAATTTAACCAAACCGAAAGAACCACCGGAGCCTTTAAGGTTAGCCAGTTTTAACGGGGTAACGGCTTTGGTATCATCAGTTCCTGCGTTTACTTCTGCCTGACTTGCTAGGCGAACAATACCCAGATCGCTTTCTGTTGCATTCAGACGAATAAACGTATACGGTGAAATTGCGAAACCGTCGCGAATAGTACCCGCGCGGACTTCTGAAACCGTAGCCAACTGAACCAAACCGAACGCGCTTTCTGTTGCGTTGGATTGTACCGGAACCAGAGCAGAGATTGCTTGTTTTACCTTCAATGGTGTCATTGAGGTTGTATCATCAGTACCCGCTGTTGCCTGTGCTGTCGTTGACAGTTTAGAAGAACCCCACACGGTTTCTGATGCGTGTCTGGTATTGAAAACCACATTGATCGAACGCGGAGTTAATGAAACCAGATCGTTTGCGACATCAACCGCTTCCGCATCAGTTGCGTATTTGGTATATCCCCAAACGGTTTGTGACGCATGAGGATTTTGTAAACGATATGCCAGCAATGCAGGAGTAACGATCGTTTCGTTGTCTGTCCCTGCGTCAATCATCGCCTCGGTAGCAATAGCAGCAATACCACGCATACCAGGAGCCGCGTTAGGCAAACCAACATCAGTACGCGCCCACGGGCCTATAGAGGCTAATGCTTGCTGTACGTTGACGAAAGTCGAGGGCCATTGCGTACCTGCCGGATCAAAAGTCACGTAAACGGACGCATCGCTTACGTGGTTAATTGTGTTGTTACTCATTGGTTATCCTTACGCAATACGTTTAAAGTAGAAAATTGGAACTGCCGGAGTTACAGCAAGATCCACCTCACCCAGTTTCGACCACGTACCGTAACCAGATCGTGCCTGTACATCGATTGTTCCTACCATAGATATTCCGTTTTCAGTAGTATTTGTTACCGGATGCGGAACACAATCAATAAACCGAACTTCCAGAATTTCACCGTTCAAGCCCTTGCGAGTTACCAGATCGAAATATTTTTCGTCATTGACAAATTCAGTAAACTTGTTGTAGACTGTTTCGCATACGGTTGATGCGTTCGTTGTGTTATCGAACACGAACGGGAATCCATAAACATGAATTGTTGCTTTTGTCTGGTCTGGATCTGTGTTTTGTACAGTACCATCAAAAGTTATAGTCTCTACCTGCTGAACAGCGGTCGGAGGACTGTCTTCTGTCATCATGATAACCCCGTTGATCGGGATCTGTTGAGACAGAGTATACAGGTCATCGATTGCTGATTGCACGTTGGGATAATCTACCCCTTTACGAAGCTGATCGACGTTTGCACCACCGATAGTACGTTTACCACCGATAAGAGGGTCTTTAGTACCCATTTCATATTGCAAAAAGTCTGCTTCACGGGAAGGGACTTTCGCCCCCTCCCTTGTCTTTGAAATAAATTGTGTCATTATGCTACCCTTATCCAGCGATGTGCAGTAATATACGGAGGGAGCGTTTTAAGTTTATCTGGGGTAGTGTTACCCTGATTTACTTTCAATACATCCTCACGGTATTTAGTGTATCCTGGCCCTGTTGCATCTGGGTCAACCTGACAGCCACCAATGATAATGATCCCGTTGTCGTCCTTAATCAGAACTTTATCGGTTGATTCAATTTGTGGAACGTTGATCGGATGAATTTCATAACCACGTTCACCACCAGAACCACCTGCTGTGTGTGTAGGCTGTCCAGAACCATCCAAATCGTTGTTGTTTAAACCAAAATCGCTATCTGCTGCATCAGTTGTCCAACCAGCGATAAATTGACCTTCTGCGTACCGTTTCCAGATACCGAAGCCCATGTATTCGCCTGGGTTTGCGTCGTTATGCGCGTTTTCGTAGATCGTCCCGATCGGATGAATCACATCAAAAAACGCTTGCAGATCCAGCAATCGACCGCTGAAAGGTTCCGTAATTTTACGCATCGTTTTCTGCGACGGGTTGTTATAGTCGGTATATTCAATCCGTCCAACTAGGGTTAACTCTTCTTCGTTGTTCAGATAGATTTTATCGGTATGCTCTTTAATACCGCCAACACCTTCCCATTCCATTACAGTTCCGATATCGTTATTGAACCAACGGATCGTAACAACATCGCGACTTTCAAGAGGTTGACTGAATTTGATACCTGTTACAATGGAATCAACAAAGATCAAACTGTAGTCCTGTCCAGAAGGAACCCACGCACCGGAGTTAGCTAAACAGCTATCTTCATCATAACCTTCTGCCCCTTCACACACGAATGTAGGAAGATCCGCGTCACCTGCTTTAACAAGTTGGCGACCGTTCAACAGCAGTTCGAAAGAGTTCGGATTAATCAATACACGAGAACTGATCCCGAATTCAGCAGTGGTAAATTCTTTTTTGGTTGCAAGGTTGCCAACCCAGATTTCACCAGGTACGCTTACCAGTTCAGTATCACCCGTGTTGTATACGCGCATAGTATGCGCCTCATACGTCGATCGCCATGTCGCTATACCATCCATATAGGTTACGAATTGAAGCGTGTCTCCAGCGTTACACGGACGTTTAAGGCGTATGTTAGTACCATCAAGGTCAATCAATTCTCCAGGGTTTGTACCAGGTGAACCATAATCGCTGTTTGCTTCAACAAATCCGTTTTTGTCGTCGATGTACAGCAAGTTACCACGATAGTAAACTTCCAGAGCACGGACGTTGTACGAGTTACCAGGGCCAAACACATTCGGGAAATCTGTCTGTCCTTGTGTAGCAATATATGTTTCTTTTGCTACAGTAGCCAGATCGGAAGTTGTGATTTTGTCAACCTGTTTGTTTTCGACATATTCCCAACGACCAGGCGCACAATAAACTAACTCAACATCCATGAAATCTTTGTACAGTTCTTTGTAAGTTGGTGATCCTTTGATGGTATCACCAGTTGCAGGAACAATACGGACGTTGTTTACAGCCCATTTACTCCATACGTCACGCAGACGAATAACCTTGTTATAATCGCCTACGCCGCCTTTAGGGAGGTTTACAGTAATACGGTTGTTGCTGGTATTCAGCGCCCATGAATCACCGAAAATCGGGTTCAGAGTCGGTGCTGAATGTGTTTTCCATGCACCCGCTGGGTGTGGGATCTCCCCATCACCCAGCTTTTCGTATAGTTCGGTAAAGTTCGCGTTTGTTTTCTGACCACCACGGCGTAAGTAATCGCCAGCGCCATCATCAACCACGTTACCAATAATAATTTCTTGTTTCATGCTGCGATCCCTGATTTAATGGTGTCAACCGCTTTAATCGAGAACTTAATTCGATCTTCGAGTACCGATTGGACGTTTGCATATACAATGTCACCAGCACCGACAGTGAAAGTAAGTGAATACATGTCATCATCGCTATTTTTCAGTACAGCATATTCCGTAGAATATACGCCCCTTGCGATACGATCCACAGACAGGAGAAGTTCAGCCATTTTGTTGACTGTACCTGTCATATTTTCAGCATATACTAGCAACTTAGCCCCGCTGAATTCACTGTAACCGAATAAAGGAATTGCGGTCGGTGATGCTTTCAAAATTAGTTTGGTAGTATCCACGGGCATTGTTTTAGAGCCGAACATAGATTCGACTGAATAATCCCATGTGGTTACTGAACCTTCTTTCTTCACACACCATAATTTAATCTGGGTGTAAGGAGAAGTGATATAAAGCTGATCCTTAACCCCTTTGATGTTATCGCCTACTTGAGGACGAAATACAACAGGACGATCAACAGAAATACTACCGTTACTATTTATGAAATAGCACCCTTCGCCAGCCTTACCAGACGGAAGAACAACCGTAATTGGCCCTGTTGCTGTATCCATATCATGCAATGAACCCAGTTCGATCGGGTTTGCTGAATAATACGTTCTTGGCAACTTCTGGAAATATCCAGTTGCATGAAGCAGCATTGTACCAACACCATCATTTGCAGTCAGCAAACGCACATCACCGAACGCATTATACACGTTGGTGATGATTTCGTTAAGTTTAACACCGCCGTCATACAGCGGGTCACCAGTTGACGGGTTGCCGATCTGCCCCACGTCAATTAATTTTTTACCTGTTTGATATGCCATTATGGTTTCCTTAGAATTCGAAAATAATACTGACTTCTTCGGTCTGATCTGGGGATCGAATAATCGGTTGTCTGTTTTCCATATAGATCATCTGTCCAGAATCCAGTTCGAATTGATCCTTTGTATAGAATTGTCCGGTTGCTTTCACTTCTGGGTCTGTTGGTTGCGCCTTTTTCAACAGCGGGTTAACAATCACGCTGATTTGACGGAATCCACGGTTGCCAGGTAGCGAGGCTTGCGGGAAAAATAGAGAATCCATATACGCACGGAATCGCATTGAATGAACTTTCATACGGAACACCAGATCATACATATCTGGATACCATTTGATCACGTTGTCATAACCCCAGCGTACCGGATCTTCTTCCAGTTCATCAGGGAACGGAACAACGATATGTTCGTTTGTGCATCGGTTGATAACGACATCAGGCGGGATCGTATAAAGATATTCCCACTTGTACCCGTCGCCCATATCAATTCCGTTTGCTTCTCCGCGTGGAGGTTCAACAGATTCATGGGTCGGTGTCCAGATACCACCAATGCGCACACATTCGACTTTACCTGTGATACTGGAAATAGAACAAGAACCAATATCAGGAACGTCTACAACGCGGTAAATCATCCATCCTTTCCCGTAGTCAGTACGGTTGTAAGGTGCGGAGTTGACAACCACGATATCATTCACATAGAATATTTTAGGGTTTGGATAGCGAGTATCGCCCCAATCTTTACGCGGAACGATTGCATCAATCATTTCGCCAGGAACTTTTGTCGCCCCGATCATATGCGTCCACATATCAACAATACCATCTGTATCATCGTTTGGATACGGGGGAGCGAATTCAGGATCTGATTCGTTATCAGCCCATTGTTCAGTTCTCCCGATTGACATATAAATCGAGTTGTGATCGGGGTCATCCCCGATCATATCACGAAAGTTCATCATGTTTTCCGTGCGGAATTTTCCTGTTACTACCGCACGGTAGATGTTTTGTTGAGCCATTATTTTCCTACCTTTCTCTGAGTCGGTGGATTCGGATCACGAGGATTACCCGCATCGTCTTTCAATCGTTTTTCCACTAAGTTACGGAACTGAGAGTATTTAACCGCTGAACTATCGAACAGAGGACTTTGATCGAATCGACGCGCAGACGGCAAAACACCGTTTAACGGTTGTTCATCAATGTCATATTGTGGTGGAACATCGAACGGTTGCCCCGCTTTAGGGTGTGGTTCATATAATGCTTCACCTGTTACAAGGTCAAATGTCTGGTTTCCGTTACCGTCAAGACGTGCAACACGATCGGGCCAATACTTAGGATATCCGCTATCAAAGCGATAGTTTCGGAGGATATCAATGATTGTTTCACTATGGGTCATCGACAAACCGGAGTTAATGAACACCGTCAGCATAGTGATCCCGATAAAGCCAAAACCTACCGGATGCACAAACCGCAACACGTCATCTTTATAACGAGAAGCCGGAAGGTTTGAACGGATTTTCATCACGTAGTATGAACGCCCACGGTTGAAATAGTCGATCGAGTTGTTCGCCATTTGCTTACCACGAACACCACGCAGAATACTACCCGTGAAATTAGTCTTTTCTGACTTAACAACCTGTCCTTCAAGGAAGTTACCGATCACGTTATGCAGAGTCATAGACCATCGCAATTGCCCGTCTTCATAATCACGTTCGATATATGTCACGTTTGCTCTTGCTGTTGGTGTATAAATCGTGCGCCCTACAATGTCCTGACTGATGTTAGTCGAAGAAACCAGTATATCATATTCCAGAGTGTTTGAACTCTCGATTTCTACGGATACGTCTTCGTTGTACAGCAGTTTGAACAGGAATTTATAACTTGCCTCGATACCTTTCGTGGAGTAAAAATCACTCGCACGGGATTCAAAGAATCGCACAACTTGATCACGCTTCGTTTTATCCAGATAGATATTGCGTCGGTTTACTTCCGACCACAAATATTCAACACAGTTCTTCTCGCGTGGATATTTGTTCCTGATAAGGTTCAGCAATTTGTTATAGTAGGTGTTTTCACCCAACGAAACGAACTGCAAATAATATTCACCAAACTTCTCGAAATATTCCTGATCCAGATAGCTTTGTGGTGCAAAGCGAGTAATCATATGGCTTAAATCAGGATCAATCAAACCGGGCGACAAATCCGGTACATAAGGTTGTTCCCTTTCCTGCTGAATAAGATCCGCAATCAGTAATGTGTTATCTGGTTTCCAGAAAATCGTAAGGCTATCACGAGCGCGGTAACTCAGTTCAAAGAACCCGATAATTTCACCAGAACTTTTATACAACAACACACCGTTAGTGTATTTGGTAAATCCGGTAAATTTAATGTTGTTAATGTAAATTGTAACATGTCCACGATCCCACACCTCTTTGTTGACGCGCAACGTAGAAGAAGGTCCAGCGGTATCAGTTACCATTTCATATACAATTTTCGGATACACAACCAACGGACGGTTATCATTCGTGATCCATGTACGAACAGAATCACGGAAGAACCAGCTATAATTTGCCTCGTTGTAGTATTCCTGTGCGCCGAATTTCCACACGGTCGGATCATCAATATTTGCTCGAATAGTAGCAAAGTTGATAGACAGACTAGCAGTATAGCCAGGACGCAAATCATACTTAACAGCAGCAACCAATTCAGGATTAGTTATCAGCAGTTCAGGATCTGGCAAAGTTCCTGGGTATTTGTAGTTGGCAACAGAAATATAAATTTCTTTTCCGTTTGTTGACATATTGGTGTATTCATGTTCAATGAAGAAACGTTCTTCCTCAGTGTTCCCATACAGGCGCACAAAGGTTTTAGTGTCTTCTTGCCACTGATACACACCAGAATCAACAGAAGGAACTACGTTTTCCGGTTTTGTTGGATCTTGCAGAGCAACTTTAACTTCGCCTGTAACGAGCACGTAAAGTTTGCTGTCCATCACATCCATTTTCTTAACAACAATTTTATCATTGCCTGGAACAATGGTATAGCTTGTTTCGTCGAAAATCTTTTCCCCAAAAGTTGGAGAACTCGGATCGGTGTCGATCGGTGTTTGTTTCAGAGCAATACGACGAACTATGTTTTTCGCTGCAACATAAAGCCAATCGTCGGAACATGCCATTGCTTCTGCATATTTCGATACATCACCAGGAAGTTTTGCAAAGGTATTGTATGAGTCAACATCAAAATCTAACCCTGTCTGGTTCCCCAGTTTTGTAAAGGTGATATCGTCAGCAGAGAATCGCACATCGTCAGCAGACCAGCGAATATCCGTTGAGGTGCGCCCGTAGAAGATACGATCGTAACCCAATACGTAAGTTGTGTTTGTGCTTTGGTACGCGATAGAACGCGCTACAGGGTTTCCTACGCGGTCGTTAAACGCTTTGTAGTAATGCCATGTTTGGCCCTTGTCATTGGATACCTTAGCCATGTTCTGAAAACGTTCGAACAGGTATAACAAACCATTTGACGCAACCAGAAACGTTCTGTTAATGTCATTACAAACGTGTTCAATATGATCCTGTATCTCGTGATAGTTTTCCTGAGTAAGAATTTTATCACTGATCTGGGATACGTCCGTATACAGCGGAGAGAAAACAAAGTCTTCTTTCATCAGCGCTGCCATGATCACATCATTGTTAAAGTTCACATAGTTCTGATTGTTTTTAGCGAATTTTTCGTTTATAAATGCGTCACTCGGTGTAAATTCTCGCATGGTTGAATATGCGTAGGCGTTGAGAGTGAATGTCCAGAGTTCATCACTGTAAACCCAATCAGACGGTTCAAAGCCCTGATGCGTAACCTTAATACGGAATTTATAGAAGCTATTAGGCTGCACAGCAGTAGAGAACCATTCGTTCGCATAAGCATAGCCTAACTGAAACCATGTTAAATCCGCATCTGGAATCACTGCACCACCCGCGCCGCGAGTTTCAGCCATTTCTACGACATAGTAAAAATCCATGCCGACGCTATCCCACTTCAAATAAACGAAGTTAGCAGCCAGTTTATCAACGCGCAAACTGGTAATTGATGGCGCTTTAATCATTATGTTTCTCCAAATTTGCGTTACTTATATCCCATATTTAGCAAACAAAAAACCCCTGCCATAAGACAGGGGTTAAAATTATTGACTGATTGGATTCATCGTCAGCGTGGTATACTGAGGACGAAGGTCATTTTCAAATACAATCAGAGAACCATCACGAGTAAAAATGGTTTCTTCCAATGGTTTTGCAGTCAGTTCGATATATGCAGCGCTAAAGCGTTCTGCTGGGACGTTAAGCACACCCAGATCGAAGCTGATGAAATCGCTATAATGTTCGATATAGCCAACCTCATAGTATTTCGTTCTGTCTGTCACCCCTGGGTATTTATCAAAATCGTTACCAGCATACGGAGTTATCGCAATATCACCATCTTTAAACGGGCCAATTACAATCTTAGCACGTCCGGTCGATGTATCCATATCAGTTGACGCATAGCGCACATCATATGAATCATCATCTGCGTTGGTATATTTGAACCCGTTAGAAATAACAGATCTTGACGCAACCTGGTTTAAGAAGTGAATACCAGACATCGGCGCACTGTAATAGTTATCCAGTTCACGCAACAGGCTAATCGTCGCAGAGGAACCAATGATTGACACATCAGCGTTATCGACATAAGTCAACATCTTCGATTTACTGAATGATCTGTTGAAAATTTCAACGTTATCAGTGTAATACTTGTCAATTTCATTGATAACCTGACCACGTAGCCATTCTTCTGACTCGATTAACTTACTGATATCATACGTGACTTTAATGCTTTGTACGATATACAGATAGTTAGGGTCGAGAATCGACGGCGTAATTGTCGCAAGGTTATACTTAGCCAGATAGTTTTGCATATCCTCTTTCTGTACTGAGGTTAGGCGCAACCCTGATTTCGGTTTAACCGCGATGAACGCATATCCAGGTTTTTCACTATCGGTAAAGCACTGAACCGCCTGAATCACAGAGCCGAAACGATGCGACAGGAATGATTCGTAATCCGATGCAGTAACACAACGACGCTGCGTTTCACGCATGATCGGGGCTAATTCTCGAATTCGTTCAATGTCTTCCGGTTCACCACCACCATCAGCACCGACATAATCAGCAGAGTTGGTCGGGTTCTCAACAATACTTGTAATGCTGATGTTTGTCAACGTATCCACGTAAACAAAGTTTTCAGCACCGTTTGCTTCTTCGCCGTTGGTTGAAATGTATTCAATAACAACGACAGAACCGTTTGCAGGTTTCAAGCCCCCGATATAGTCAGCGGTAAGAGCACCACCCGCGACCTGTTGACTTGTCTCACCTTCACCGAAATAAACCTCTGTATGTCCGTCTACCGTTTCACGCATATAGAAAACGGTACTTGCGCCCGTTGCGTTAACGATACTTTCGTTTGTCCAATCGTCCCACTGTGCGCCGTTGATCGTCACTCGAACCTGACTACGGTCAATGTTCGGATCTCGGATCAGGATAGTAGAACCATCATAGATTACTTCGGTACGAACCAAACGCCCCTGTACGATATTCAGCATCGACACATAGTTGTTATCTTTATCACGAACGATTACAACGTCATCAGACACAACAAACGGGAAGCTGTTCGTATCTTTTACTGTACCAATGAATTTCGTACCACGAGGAATACGAATTGAAGTTGGGTTCAGTGGGTTATTTGCTGTAATCAGAATCGAAGTGTTTGCAGCAGTACGGGAATCCGGCATATAACCAAAATCCTGAGCATGTTGCACAACAGAACTACGAAGCGCCGCAGTTCGAATAAATGATTCGAATAGAGCACTGTTACCCATCTGTTGAATATACAATGTCGCGTAAGACAGCAGGTCAACAAGCACGTTCATACGCGAGCCAGAGAAATCATAATCTTTGAATTCGTCCTGACCTCGGAGCCAGTTAATCAAACTCCGATTTGATTTCATCAAAAGTAGCCCCGACAAAAATATCGGGGATCTGATTAATTTGTTTCTTTACGGTAGCCATTATTACCCCTCTTTATCGGGTATTTATAGTTGAATCATAGGGACGCAGATATTAATTGACGCAAAAGTGATCGCGAGTCCGATTAAAGACAACAGTTTATTCACGTATTGAGTCACCTTACTTAGAGCAAGTGTGCATATCTGGTTATATATGACTTTGCATGTATCCTTAAACGATCGGGAACTGTCAACAAAGTTTTTATATAATGATTTCGCCCCAGTAACCGCGTTATCATAGGTTTTCAGCAGATCATCAAAAGCAATCCCACAGAAGCCTAAGAATTCATTAATCTGCTGCATCAAAGGAAGTTTTTTAAGTTCTTCCATCGCAAGGCTGTACGTATCTTTCATCGCGTCCTGTAGAGCGGCTATCTGTGCTTTAACGCCAGCGATAAGCGCTTTGGTTTGCTCGATTGCCTCGTTTGCAGCATCTAATGCAGCCTGATATGCAGCGGTAGCAGCATCTGTAACAGCGCCCCACATCCAGTTAAGGTATTGATCGAACTTGCGTTTAATCGCATCCCTTTCTTGTGTCTGTGTAGTCAACGTGCTAGTCAGATCCTTCACCTGTTCATAATACACGCGTATTTGCGCATACGACTGATCGATAAACTCTTTCACCTTCTCCTGTGCCATTTGGTACAAATCCATTGCCGTAAACCCAGGGAAGTTTCCACCCAGGATCACATCAAGCGGCTTGATCTGCATCATAATGTTACGGATAGCCAGAACAGCAGCCCATAAAGGGTTTGGAACCGTTGGAGGCATAGCCCAGATTTGCATTATTCGCCCATACAGATCCACCAGAGCAACACAACCATTTTGAAACATGGTAATACACCAGTCAAAAAGCGTACTGCAAGCATCCACGAGGTCGCGAGCGCCAGCCTTGACATATTCAACGGTATAATTGTATGCACTGCCTATAGCGCTGTATATTGCGTTTATGACGTTCTCATAGGTTTCTGTACCAGCATCAATGATCGCCTGGAATGAATCTTTCAGTGTCTGCACTGAGTTATCACCGAAAATCAGATCATAGATGTTTATTGAAACACCCAGAATCGTAACAGTTGGTAAAAAACTCATTATCATGTTCCACGCACCACCTACGATGTTTAACGCAGAAGACATAATATCTTTGAACACCTTAATTGCGGCTTGCCATGCTTGCTGTGACAACGCAAGAGCACCCGCTGTGATTTCCTCCATTGCGATAGACAAACCATCGTACATCGTGGAGATACCACCGGAACCCGTTTTAGTGATACCCGTAAGCATATCAAACACGAGCTTAAACGACTTGCGCGTTTCGTTCCATGCGGATAGCATTGCATCACTGATATTCGTGTACGCAAAACCTACCGTTGCAGGAAGACAACCCAAACCGGAGCGCATCATTGAAATTTCGCTAGGCAATGCCCCGTAAATTGACGGCATAGCCGGAGGTACAGGGGGAATGCTTGTGTCTGCGTTGGTGTTAACCACCATACCCACGTATTTGCAATTGTGCGCCCCTGTGTCGTCATGTTTCATGTAGGCAATACGATTACCATTCCAATAGTAATCAACGCTTGTAAACGCGCCTGTGTCGCTATTATACGCCTGTCTGATACGCTGATCGCATTGTGGGCCAGAAGTCAGTAGATAACCGCCTGAGTTCTCGACCTTGTACATTGCAAGTTCGCCTGGGTTTTTGAACAGGTTCGCTTTTGTCAGATCCGCACCATACCAATCATTACCTGCGAGCTTAGTAGCCCCGATAGAGGTGATATAGTCATCAATTTCTTGTTGAGTAGCGAAATAATAACCAATTTTAGCAACGAGAATCCCTGTTGCTTCCCCAGTACCCGGATCTGTACCTGGGGAGTTGACAACCGGAAGCGGATCGCTTTTCTGTCCAAACGGGGATTGCGTGTAAAGATGCGTCCCGATCGGAATGATTTCTGTATCCCATTCTACCCCAACAGCGGGGTAATCTTCTGTGTGTCCCTGCCAGATAATACGCCTGTACGATCCAGCAGGTATTTCAGCATCACACGGATGCTGAAAATCTTGCATAATACCATCAATTATTGATTCATAATCCATGATCATGATTAACCCACCTGAACCGTTCCACCAGTTATCTTAGTCAGAGAACCGGAATCGATGAATGTATTTGTTCGCGCAACCATTGTGATATTTTCTGCGTTAAGATCGAAATCTTGCTCAATATCCATCATTGCGTTTTTCGCGGTAACAAGTGCATCCTCTGTGACGTGAACAGTTGCGTTTTGTTTAACGTTAGCCATTAAATTCTGGTCAACGTTTACGGTAGCATCTTTTTCAACAGTCAATTCAGCGTTGCCCTTAATGCGTCCAACGTATTCACCTTCGACAGTCTGGTTAACATTTCCGCGTACAAACTCAGTCACGTTTCCGTCAACAGTCTGTTGAACGTTACCCATATTGTAAATGAACGCGTCACCTTCAATTACCACTTGTAAATTGCCTTTGATGTTTACCTTTCTGCCCTGTTGAACAATAAGATAATCATCACCAACTATTTTAACAACGCGGGTTCCATCAGGTCGAATTTCTTCATATGTTCCTGCTGGGTGTACTCGGTTATATCGTTCATAACCTGGTGTATCATCGAATTCCTGAATATGCCCTGAACGTGATTCAAATACCATGTTATATGGATATGATGCGTTATACGATGATTTCGGTTCTTCGAACATTACGCGAGTATCGCCAGGAACAAACGGATCTTCTGGGTTTGAATCAGTTTGCAAAACAACACCAGAAAAAGCAGCACTTAAACTGCGTCCTTCTGGATCTGGAACCATAACACCATATGATTCAAGGTTTCCTGTCAACACGATTTTAGATACGCGCGAAGAACGCCCAGGAGTTTGATTAGCCCATGTTGAATTTCGCAACTCATTATAGGCTGTCTTCCAATCCTGTGCTTTCATTGCTGCAAGAGCATTCGTAAATTTGGCGACACCACCAACACCCATCTGGAAGCACATGTTTTCGATCGCCATTTGACGTGGGCGATTTAACCCAACATAAACTTCACGAACTTTGCTGTTATTCTGAATATCGTTACGAACTTTAGCCAAATCTTGCTGGAATAAAACACCCGCTTCTTCTGCTGTGATTGATCCAGGAACACCCGTAACAGTTCTACCAATTTGTTTAGATAACGCTGCGTTAACAACTGCTGGATCTGTACCTTGTGGAGCGGTTAAGAAAAAGTGTCCAATCCCGATGGTATACCCTTTGACATCATAATACCATGTCAATCGAATACCTTCATCACCACGGATCATTTTTTCAATTGTAAAGCCCCCAGTATCCGGTCGGTTATCTTCTGGAATTTCATCTAACGGCCTATCGTCTGGATTAACAGCGAGTGTGCTGTTTGCATCACGGATAACAACACTTGACGATGTTTTACCGTCTAAACCACCACGAGCCAGAACGTTGACATCGTTACCCACATAACGTGGATATTCACCCAGAGGGTCACAGAAGCCTTTCTGCGTATCCGGCTTTTCTGTGTACTGTCCTGCATAGGTTCCTAATATAACCCCGTCCTGATGCCATTTATCACGCCAGTAACCTACAACGAAGCTACCCCTTACGATACCAGTAGGAGAGAAACCCACACCCGATACAGCAGCGCTTGTGATGTCCTGGATAGGGATCATCCACGGCAATTCTTCTACCGGAATACCGATAGTTTCAGATTTTTGTTTCTGTGCCGGATGTTCACCGAACACACGAACTTGTACGCGCCCCAGATAACGAGGATCATCGACATTTTCGACCACCCCTTCGAAGAAAGGGGAATATGGGTTTCCACCGTATTTCATGTGTTTGCCTTTTCCATTTCCTTGATATAATCGCTTACAAACGATTGAATATCCGAAGGGTTAATAATCTTAATGGTTCGCATTGATTCATTTTTCAACACTGCGTCTTCATAAATATCAATAGGGACTAATGTTCCCTGATACTGCAAATAACGCATGTCTTTATCACCTTTGTCATACCAATGACCAGGGTTGTTAGGATCTTCAACCAGATTGTAATATCGGTTGTTTTTCCCATCCATGTGATAAAGAACCTGCTCACCACCTACTTTTGAATAACGTTGAACAGCGCATTGATAAGCTGTTTCCTGATCTGTGATCCAACCATAAAACGGGTCATAGTTGTCATTGAGCATCAGGATAACCCAATAATATTGTTGGTTTCCGTATAGCGTTTCAGCTAATTGTTCAGGTCTTAATGAACCTGTCAGTTGATATGTACGCGGCTTATAATTCCTGATCACACGATTAAAGTAAAAACGATAATCACGAAAGATATCAGTAGTTGGTGTACCGTTGTAATCAACTGGTGGAAAGAACGAAAATAACATTTGTAATTTCCCCTATCTAATGTTTACTATATTTAGGATCTATAATGGCTGGAAGACAGACGTACAAGGGGTCTTTTATGCCCCAGAACATATCAAAATATAAAGGCGATCCGCGAAAGATAACGTATCGTTCAAGCTGGGAAAAATACATCATGAACTGGCTTGATAGAAACCCGCATGTAAAACGCTGGAACAGTGAAGAGGTAGTGATCCCATATTTCAGCAACGCAGACGGTAAAAGACGGCGTTACTTCATGGATTTTTATGTTGAAATGGATAATGGCGTTACTTACCTATGGGAAGTCAAGCCAATGAAAGAAACATTGCCCCCGCCTAAACCAGCGAACAATAATGTTCACAACAAAAAGAAATTTGTCGATGCCCTGTATACTTATGCAGTGAACATTGACAAATGGAAAGCAGCGAACACAGCAGCGAAGCAAAAGGGCTGGGAATTTAAAATCATCACAGAAGATACGTTAAAACGTGTGTTCGGATGGAAAGGGCAATAAATACCCTAAACGGAGGGAATTATGAGCTTTATATTTGAATTCGAGATCATCGCAGAAGAAGATAAGCCAAAACCGCCACCGAAGCGAAAGCTGGGGGAATGGGTTGAGATTGGTATTAAATTCCGACGCGCAAAATTAAAAGGCATGACAGCCAAAAAATTCGCAGACGATAACGGAATTGCATATGCGACGTTCACGAAGTCGATGCACCGTTACAAACAGCAAATTGATGACGAAATCGCACGACGCACGGCAGAAACCGAAGCCCGACGAAAACGTAACGACTATCGCAAAAAACATACGGTTGACATCATCAACGATTTCCGAAACAGTTTAAGGAAAATTACAGTTGGTGTTCCCGCTGCGAAACGTCAGAAAGAATCGACTGAATGGTTTGGTGACTTCATCAAAACCAGTATCAAGACGCACAGGGTAGCGAAACCAGCAACAGGTCGCCTGTATACGTTCGTGTATGACGCGAAGTATAAAGACACCCTACCGTACTGGGATCGGTTCCCGCTAATCATCTTCCTGGGTTCAGGACGTTCTAAAGCGGGTAACGTGGTTCTATATGGATTGAACTTGCACTATGCGCCACCGAAAGCACGACAGGAATTCTTAGAAGAACTCTTGAAACGCGGTTACGGATCTACGGATCGCCTTTCAAACAAAACCAGATTGAAAATCAACTGGAACAACGTAAAAGGAATGCGCGGGGCTGATCAAATGATCAAAGTCTACCTACCAGCCCATTTGCGTTCACCACTTGCAGAAATAGCCCCGAAAGATTGGGCTAAAGCTGTCTGGTTGCCTACACAGGCGTTTGTGTCGAAAGGAAAACCGTTCTCGGCAAAAAAAGTCTGGAACAGATATTAACAAAAAGCCCCAACCGAAAGGAAGGGGCTTTATTTTTATTTGACTTTTTCCAGTTTGGCTACTACGTCGCCTTTGTATTCCTGGGTGAATCGTGCGCCGGATACCAGACGAGGTTTACCAGAAGCATCAACAACAGTGAATACCGCATATTCCCCAGTTGGTTTGGTTTTGGTGCGTCCGGTATACAGCAAGTGCATATCGTTACTCGGCAGTTTATAGATCCCGCCTTTCACCAGCGCTTCATCCAGAGGAAGATCGATTTCGAAATCTTCCGCTAACTGGTTATACAGATCAATGTTCTCTTCCGCTTCTTTGTACAGGGAAGCACCTTTGAATTTTGCTGGCTTGTCAAATTTCAGGTCATCAGCAGGATCACCGCTGTAGAATGAAACCGTGCCTTTCGCCCAGTCAACATAAGCAGCCTGAGTTTTGCCAGTGGTTTTACCTTTCAAACGAACAACGCCTTTACCGAAGTAAGCCAGATCGTGAGAATCAGGAGCATACACATCGTAGTCAGCACCATGTGCGAAGTGTAAGAAACCGATCTGACCTTTTGAAGCATTACCACGGTCAACCAGATCAACTGTCTTTGCAAATTTTTTGTTCTGAACAGATTCAGAAATAAGTTCTTTGAATGATTTCATGTTTTCAATCTCTTTTGAAAGTATGGGTATGATATACCTATTTATTGAATTGATCAATAACTTTTTCAAGGTTACGAGCGAAGCGAGTTCCGTCAAGCGAAGCGAAGACGGATAGTTAACATCTGTACAAAAAGTATACCAAAAACTACATTTTTCTCTATATATAAAATATTAAAATATAATTATGTAGTTCTGTAGTTGAGTTACCAAACACTCACTTCGTTCGTGTGTTCGCTTCGCTCACGGTCTTGGTTATAAATATCTATAAACGGAGATCATGTTATGAATACAACTGCTATGATCCTGAACCAAATTTCACCAACCAACTTTCTTTTAGACATTCCTGATAATGATTACATGAAAGGGTTGAAACTACAGGTTCAGGGTGTTACACTACCATCTATCAAAATACCGATTACGGATGCACCCTTGAACCCAATGATCCGTAGTAAGATCCCTGGTTCAGCAATGGAGTTCGATCCGTTAACTATTCGGTTTGCTGTTGATGAAGAATTGCGATCCTATCTTGGTGTTTACCTATGGATGCTTGGAACCGTCGATTTTAACACCTTCGAATCTATTCGATGGAGTGAATCACAACAGGCAATGGCTTTGCATATCCTGGATAACTCGCAATCAAAAACTGTGGCGACATTTCGCTTTTATGGTGCTTGGCCCTCCAACCTGGGAGAGCTTGAGCTTATGTACACTAATGATTCGGATGAAGCCGTTTCCTGTATGGCTATGTTCAACTTCGCATATATGGAGATTGAAATTGACGGAAAGGTAATCGTGCCGACTCCACGGAAAAAATAACAATGATTTATTGCATTTGTGGTAAAAAACGAACGGGTAAAGACACCGCTACCCAGTTCGTTTTAGATGACTATCAAAACGTCGAAGCGTTCGCGCTCGCTGACGAGATCAAAAGTATTCTGTCGGACGGGATGAAGGAATCGGGAAACCGTTACTTGCGTGAACTGACTAAAACCAACCCATTCTATACAGGCGATCGAGAAGCGCCCCTGTTGATGTCTAACGAAGATGCACTAAAAGTCTTCGACTTCGGGGTTAAGCGGTTAGAGAAGCGGGGCTATTGGCTTGGTGCTGTTGATACAGCAGTATATGAAATCTGTAGAACCAATACACAGCCCTGGACAATACGCCGACTGATGCAGGTTTTCGGTACTGATATCGTGTGTAATCATAACGATATTGTATGGGTCGATATTGTATTGAAGAAAATGTTGCGTTCCGATAAAGATAACTTTATCATTACGGATGTTCGACAAAAACATGAATATAAAATACCTGAGCAAGTTCGGGGCCTAAGTTCGTATTCATCGAACGAGAAAACCGGAGAGGATGACAGCCATTCAACTGAGAAAGGTTTGAACCCTCAACCAACTGATATTATCATCCTAAATAATGGTACGCTTAGTGAATTGAAAGCTAACGTGCTTAGTGTAATTAACTTTTAAGAGTGTATAAAATGACTGAACAAACCCAAAATCAAACCCAGCAACTGCAAAACGATGTACTGATCCTGAAAGCGCGTGTTTTCGATCTGAATGAAATCATTCAGGGTAAAGAACAAGAGCTGACCAATCATCGCCAACTGGTAGGCCAGATTTGTCAACTGTTGGAAATCGACGGTTCCCAGGGCGTATCCGCTGATGCTCTGATCGGTGCTATCAAAGCACTGCTTCCAGAAGCTGATGAAGCGAAAGCAGACGACGAAGCGATCGACCGCTCAAAGGCATAATTAACGCTTAGGCGTTTAACCATCAGGGGCGAAAGCCCCTTTTTTATTTGGAGTACACATGAAAAGTTTTCTTGAAGTTGCAAAACCTGTGAAAGATCCAGGTGTGTATATGTGTGCGAAGTTCGATCAGGCTTCCTGTGAAGCGCTTGCACAGGTGCAAAAACTTCTGGGTGTAGAGAATCCTGTTTCTGCTGCAAAACTGCATACAACGATTGTGTATAGCCGCAAAACGGTTGATTTGTTCCCTGCGTCCGGTATCTCTGAACCTGCCCGTTTGGTTGATGTCGAAAAGTGGGACACGAAATATGGTAATACAATCGTTGGTGTTCTGGAGTCTGATTATCTGCATAGCCGTTTCAAAGATGCGATGGATGCCGGAGCAACGTATGATTTCGACGATTACAAACCGCATGTTACGCTTGCGTATGATTCCCGCATAGAAGATATCAGCGGAGTGAAAAGGCTGTTGACACTGCCTGTTGATTTGACTATTATCGAGGAAGATGCTGAATCGTTGGATCTCGATAAGACTGTTGAAGATATCACGGAGCACATCGAACAGCGCGGCGATAAATGGGTTATACTCAATCAGGACCGCACGAAAGAACTTGGTGAATATGATTCGAAAGATGCAGCAGAAAAACGTCTGCGTCAGATCGAATACTTTAAACATAATGGGTGATTTATGAACAGAACACGATTAATGTCACGTATCAACGATGTACGCAAAGAAGTAAACGACTTGTTTAATATGGTGTTGGGCGATTTCTATACCGTCAAGGTATCGGCAACGCGAGATCATATTGCAGACCGTTTTATCGATCGCTCTGCATCAATCAAAAAAGATTTTGAGTTGTACCGTGACATTTTGCATAGCCTTGCAAAACATTATTCGTGTAACGTTCTGTATCACGCAGTACAAACTAAAGGTGGTGGAGCACGGGAGCTTATCGCATACCGTCGCGTTAACGGTAAAGTGTTTGCCTGTGTTTGTACTGTCCAATTGTTCGAAGAAGAAAAGCCAGTGATTGCGTTACGCTTGCGCACCGTGATCCCTGAGTATGAGGCGAACATTAACGCGAGAAACGCAATCAACGTTAACTATGTACCGCCTAAAATCAAGTTCGAGTATGACGGCTACCGTCGCGTTATGTCGCGCTTGGATCGCCTGATTGCTTCCCCAGATTGTCCACCTCAACTACGCATGTTGAAAAGTATTTGAAAAAAGCCCTTGCATTCGTGCAGGGGCTTTTGCTATATTGGGGGTGTTGAAACAAAGGAGACAATCATGAAACTGTACTGGCTTATTTTCTCAAATGGGTTTGTTATGAAAGGTAGCGTTCACTGTGCAAAAACTTATTGTGAGTGGAACAAATGCACTTTCAAAGTTCTGAGTGTCGCATCTTCTCAACCTATGGGAGACTACTAATGACAGGCGATCGTATTGTTGATAAAACTTTGTTGTTGACTATGGTCTATATTCTGGTAAAATACCTGGTGTAGACAAAGGAGGAAGGTATGAGAAACTTACTGAACATTGCAGAACTATTTTGTTACGGTGTTGCCGTCTATGTCTTGTTTCATGGCGATGGTGCTGGTTACTGGATCATGTTCGGTGGTGGCTTGTTCCTATCTTTCATCAAAAAATTCTTTAAGTGAGAAATATATTATGTCAAAGTTCAACCTGGTTACGGCTGCTGATTTAAGAATTCCAGATCTCGAACACATGTGCGCCGTTCTCGGCGGTGAGAAAACGCTGCGTCAGATCTCCAATGAACTGAAATCAAAATATCCCCACAAATGCCCGAAATGCGAAAGTAAGGGATATGTTGTGCGCCGTGTTAACACATATCCTTCTGGCTTGCCTGATTCTGGATGGGTTGACCAAATGGAAGATATCAAGTACGTGTGTGATATCTGTAACGGGCAAGGTTACACCAAAGACCGCCTTGTCGCAAAACCTGTTAAAGTGGAATACGTAAAAGCATGAAAAACAAAATATATGCTTATTTGACCGAACATACGATAGTTCGTGTTATCCTGGTTGATGGACCGATAGCAACAGTAGAAACCAGCGATAATCCAATGGCACTGCCTCTAAAAACATCAGTAGGTACGTTTAGCGATATTATCAATGAAATGCGTAAGCATTCTATCGTGTATCTTTATAAAGCAGAAGTTTATCCGTACCCTTCGGTATACGGTCCTGCCGATGACAATAATATTATGATTCGCTGGGGGTATATTGAATGAAAATCACCAATTTAGTGAAGGTCGCTAATGACCTTGTAACGAGTGAACATTACGCTGACTACTGCCAGCAATATCCTGTTCCTCTGGAGCGAGCGATCGCGCAATCTGGTTATGATGGTATCAGCGAAGTAACCGTTGAAAATCTGAAAACGTTCATTGTGTTTGCAAACACATTCTGGATGTATCTACCGGATAACCCAGGCATTCGCCAAACCGCATTTTTCACACTCTGTATGTTCTGCGAAACATACCTCCCAGATTGTGAGGATTACGAAGAATATTATGGCTAGTGTCCGTTTAATACAATACGAACCAAAATTCGATCGAATGTTTCAACACGGATTCGCGCAAACTGCTGAAACTCTGTTTCAAATGGCATTCGGTGCGGGTATCGAAAAACTCGATCAAGAGGTATTGTCTGAAATCAACGAAACCCGTACTCTGTTCTATGCGCGGTTGAGTGATTCACAAATCCAATACCAATCCACTCCTCGAAAAACTGAAAACTGAACTGAAAGAAATAGGTGAACTATGAACACTGTACTATCAAGAACTGAACAAGATGCTGAACTGGCACGACTGATCAAAGAACAAAACGTATTTCGCGATATTAAACTGACCGAAATGAACGAAGATACTCGACGTTCTTTCTGGATCGAAATGTATCGTCGCGGTATCAATGATAGCCGTGGACATACAGAAGCGAAAAAACGTGCAGATAATGCGCTTTCCGCATACGACGAGAAATTTAGTTCAGGAAACGCATAATGGAATTATCTGCTGGTATTCTCTTTCTGAATAACGGCAGTATTCTAATGGGTCACGCTACCGAAACGCCCCACTGGGATATTCCAAAGGGGCATGTAGAAAAGGGTGAAAGCCCATATGATGCTGCTATTCGCGAATGCTTCGAAGAAACTGGTTTCGAAGTGCGTCCTGACCAACTGATCAGCCTGGGTGTTTTGGATTATACAAGTAAGAAAAAACTTGCATTGTTCATCTACAAAGGCGATAATTACCCCGAAGCCGATAAATGTTTCTGTGCGTCAACGTTCGTGAAGAACGGTCGAACCATTACAGAAATGGACGGTTTCAAATATGTTCCTTATAGCGAAATCCGCGATCATGCGCGTAAGACTATGGGACACCTCCTTACTAAACTTGTGGGATATACATCATGAAAACAAAAGCAACGACTTTCCAAATCTGCCAAATGATTCTGTTGGCTACTGCAACCCGTGCCGCTGAACCTATCGCGTATCAGTCATGGGGAGAAGAATTTGCTCTCAACCATATACGTTCACTTCCTGGACGACTCCAGGCATCACCTGATTTTGAACCCGTCGATCCTAATGACCTGACGATGGAAGAAATGAAAAATCTGGGGTTCCGTAAATGGAGCGATGATTTAGAAATCATGCTGATCCCTCTGTATCTGTTACCGTATCTGAAAGAAGGTGTTCGTGTTACCAGTATTTCCGGTGATGAATACTTTTTCTTCCAGGAGAGTGCGGATAACGATCATCGCGGTGGTTTGCTTGCTTTCGGCATTATTGCAAAATGAAAACCGTCGATTTCAATACTCTGTCTGAAATGGGGTTGCTCTGGAAAATCAATAAAGAGATCCTGCATCCCCTGGGGCTGGCATTGACTCGCAATCCACATACCGGAGAATCAGCAGGTGCAATTATTGCTGATGATGGTGTTTGGGAGTATTCCGATCAATCTGATTTCCAGAACATTGCAAAGCTGAATAAAGTTTCTGCTTTGCAGGAAGAAGGTAAACTGTTAGAGTACCTCCAACAGAAAGCGAAATAGGGGCTTCGGCCCCTTTGAGGATATATTATGAATTACAAAGCTGGCGATCGTGTAGTCACAATCAAAGATTGTAAATTTGCCAAAGCCGGAACACACGGAATCGTTAACACCGACCGTGGTGACATTTTGGGTGTTGTTGGGCCTGATCATGGTAAATCGACATTATTCGAAAAAGATGCTGTGCGCGTTGCTACTCCTGCTGATCCTGGTTACTACGGAACCCGTGAAGAGTTCGAAAGTGAAAAGGATCAAGAGATCGCAGAACTGAAAACCTACGTTCATAATGCGCGTGTTTATGCTGCGATTTGTACTACTTTTGCTATTATCAATGCTGGTTTATTGATGTGGGTAGTCAAACATGTCTAATAAAGATGATATTCCGGCAAGAAACCGGATTCGCGAACAGATAACTTTCAGAAGCCGTGAACATGCGATCATTGTTGGAAGTTATATTCACTGGTGGAAAAATAAGGATCTGGATCTGAATCCATCCTATCAGCGCCCTTATGTGTGGACGCAGAAAGAACAAGATGAATTCTTGACAACTTTGATCACTGGGTTCCCTTGCGGTATTATCGCGATCGCTGTTGATAGCGAGTTTAACGAATCTCACTGGGTCGAAGTAATCGACGGCAAACAACGATTGACGACGATCATCAAGGTTTATGAAGGTGAGATAGGGATTCCTATGCCGGATGGTTCCCGTCTGTTCTGGGACGATATGCAGCGACACGAACAACGCGCCTTTGAAAACCTGTCATTACCTGCCCTGGGGCTGGATGAATGCAATAAAAAAGATCGTCTTGAATTCTTTATTAAACTGAACTTCGCTGGTGTGCCTCAATCACAAGAGCACATGAAACGCGTAATTGAAATGTATAAGGCTACAAAATGAATCCTGATATTGAAGAAATGGAACCGAACCAGTTTATTATCGGTAAAGAAGACTATAATCTTCTGGAAGCAGTAAAGGTATTTTTACAGTACCAGCATATCAAAGTACCTAACGGGGGATAATTACCGTTTGGAACTTACTTCTAATGGTGGTTATCATTATGCGGTGACTGAGGAAAGGGTCATCACATATGCGAACGCGAGAATCCGCGAACTTGCTACATATCGAAATAATTTGAGTGAAGAACTTAAACAAACTCAATCGATTATCGAACAATTGCCAAAAGAATCGAAATAATTTCATTAAAGCCCTTGCATCCGTGCAGGGTCTTTGTTATATTACACACATCGAAACGAAACAGAGAAAGGAAAATCATCATGAACATGAACAAAAACATTGCTGCTGTTGTTGGTTGTGAAGTTGCTAACGCAGAACGTTATGACAACGGTTTCTCTTTCTGTGTTGCGACCGAACTGGAAGCATACAAAGCCGCTTACAAATACCGCACTATGCCGATGGTAAACGTTACTTACGCGCCGAACATCGAAATGTGGTTGGTTCAGGTTTACAGCAAAGTATGAACTTCCACGAACGCAAAGCCGCACGAACCGATTACTATATGCGGTTCGTGTATGGTTGGAAATTACGGAAATGTCTTGCATGTAACGGTTCGGGTCGGTATGATAACCACGGATCGCCAAAATGCAGTTCATGCAATGGCACTGGAAAAGAACGTTTTAAGGATACATTATGCAACATGTGAACACTAACCCTAAGATGAAAAAATACCTGGATCGTCGTCATGATAATCAGGTTAGTAAGGATCAAGAACTGGCGTTCAATATTGAAACGGCTAAACTCCTTACCAAGATGTTCCGCAGATTCCCCAGCAAGGTCACGCATAGCAGTACCCATATGCGCGTAGAACTGGCTGATAAACGCTGTATCATGGTTAAGCTGGCTTACGGGTTATCGGAGGACGGCTATAACCTGGTGATGGGCTGGACATCAATGATCGGCAACTTCGTTGAACAGAACGATATTGAGTTTAACATGATGCGTAGTGATATGTTCCAGTGTCCGGTAGACACGATCCACATAGGTAGCCTGTACGCTATCCTTCGCGCACAATATGAATTATGGGATATGAAATGAAATTAGAAGATACGAAAATTGGCGCTATTGCTGAGGCGGCGCGTAAAGTCTCTTACATGATGGGTTCTAAATGGACTGCTGCTGATAATGGTTCTATTCGCGGTAATCAAGATTACGGATTCAGTGGGAAAGAATATAAACGTGTATTTCAGTATGTAGTTCCTTATGGTGATAGTCCGACACAGGTTAAAGGATGGGAAACGGATCTGGGGAATTACCTTGAAACCGTAGATCCGCAAACTGTTATGGATCTGGTTAGTGACCTTTCTATGTCACGTCATAACGAACAAAAAGCCGTCAAAGAGGCTGAACACTGGAAAGCGAATCATGAATGTGAAGTGTCCCGCGCCCGTGTCCTCAAAGAGCGCCCTGATATGCCACTGGAGCGCATCAAAGCATACGACCGTATGGTTGAGTTGGAGAAAGAGAACGAAGCCTTAAAACAGCGTATAGCGAGCCTGGAGGATGTCGCACAAACCCGTGTTATGTTAGAAATGATTCATAGCATGGTAATTGACACCCAGCAAATGAGCCGCGAACAACTGCGTTACTGGCAGACACATTTCCGCAACCCTAACGGATGGTAATAGCACTTTTTGTTAAAGAAACCCCTTGCCTATGGTGAGGGGTTTTGTTATATTACACACATCGAAACGAAACAGACAAAAGGAAATCATCATGAAACTTGTTCGCGAAGCAATCAAACTGGGTAACGAATACAACGGCAAATGGTACTTCATCATTTATGACGACAACGCGGAAAAACTGGAAAAAGTTGAAGATGCGTTACGTGCGATGGAAACTGGTGCTTCTGTTGGTGGCGAAGTGATGACCTGGGAAAACTACTGCGACGGTTGCCCTTGCTACAATGATGGTTTCGGTTCTGGTTTCTGGATTGAAATTGACGATGTTCCGGCGTTCAAAGCCGCCTGGAAACTCGCTAAGAAAATGGCATAAGGGGAATAATATGAAACGCATTTTCAGTAACTACCTGAATCTTGAATTTAAAACTGATGGTGGTAATGTCTGGTGGTGGTCAAGTAATCTCGGTGTGTGGTTCCCTGAATTTACTGTCACTGCTGAATCCCTGGAGCGTTCAATAAAGTCTGGTAATGCGGTGGTGTTATGAGCAAGTTCGATCCCTATATTCAGTGGTTACGTAACGTTAGCACCCATTTAGGGCGTGATATAAAACCCAGTTCCTTAGCCCGTGAACTGTACGAACTGGAAGCCGATCCGAAAGATGTAGCAAAAGATTTTGGGAGATTTTTATGAACATGTATGAAATGTGTAAAGCAGAAAACGAAGTAACCCAGGGCGAAAAGAATTACAACAAATGGAAACGCTCTGTTGAAAACATGCTGGGTAGTTCTGCATATGATGAAGATTTCATGTATGCCCTTTACTCTGATGGTTGTACCCCCGAAGATGCGGTGTGTGAATACTTCGCACAGGAAGGAGAGGAAGAATGAGAAATCAACCATTTAGTAAAAAATATCGCCAATGGGCTGAACAGGTTCGGGATTTATTGCAACCTCTGAACATTTCCTATAATGATCATCATCGTACTTTCTTTGGTTTGTTCTCCGATGATATGACACCGGAAGAAGCAATTAAATTCTTCCTTGAATACAACAAATAATGCTTGCGCTGGGTGTTTGATGATGTTATCTTACACCCATACAGAAACGGAGAGGTGAACTATGTTAACGTTTGAACAATACAAAACCCAGCGTGACTATCTTGAATCCTGGTGCTCTGATATAGGAAGTGAACTTAGAGCATATCCGAAAAATGAAATGGGGATGACCATCGAGTCTATCCGCATGACCGACGAATACAAGGCGAAGAAAGCCCTGTTTAACAAAGTATTCGGACAACTGCGTAAACTCAACGGGGTTTACGTTAAACATTATCGCCGTGAACTCATGGCAGAACGTCAATCCCGCTTTGGTGGCAAAAATGAAAAAGTATGAAATCGACAAACGCGAATTACCAAACAAAACTGTAACGCTGTTTCAGTATGTTGAAGGTAACGACATTTCTTCTTTCTGGCGCGTTAACGTGGAAAACGAAAAATCCGGTACTTCAATGCCGTTTGATAATGAAGTAACCGCTCGTGCTGTATTCCGTTCACACATTCAATTTTGAGAAATATTATGAATAATGCACATACTGTTATGAAAGCGCCTACGTTGTTTATCTACCAGGCTGGAGATATGCGCCACGCTAGATCCAAATGGTACAATTACGATTTCAACGTTAAAACTGGTCAGTTTGCTCGTTGGGGTACAACCTTTGACAACGATCCGACTTATGCCCCATTCCCTGAGATTCTCGATATTGAGGTCACTACCAAATGCAACGGTCCTGCTGGTAAGCTGTGTGGGTTCTGTTACAAGTCCAATAACCCGAACGGCTACAATATGGATCTCGCTTCTTTCAAATCCATCATTGATAAAATGCCCTGGTTAACCCAATGCGCACTCGGTGCTGATGCACAGGGACAAACAAACCCTGATATGTTTGATATGATGGCCTATGCGCGTTCTAAAGGCATTGTGCCGAACCTTACCATTGCTGATGTATCAAAAGACGTTGCAGCGCGTTTAGCGGCGGTTGCTGGGGCTGTTGCGGTATCGGTGTATAAACATGCTGGCTTCGATGTTGCTTTCGATTCCGTAGCGAACCTGGCAGAAGCAGGACAACAGCAAATCAACCTACATTTCATGGTTAGCTCAAAGACCTATGATGATGCGTTTACCGTTGTTGATGCCGTGCGTAACGATCCACGCCTGAAACAAGTCAATGCGATCGTGTTCCTGGGTCTGAAACAAAAGGGACGCGGTAAGAACTGGGATACCGTCACCCGCGAACAATACAAAAAACTTGTTGAATATTGCCTCGATTCTGGTGTAGGATTTGGATTCGATAGTTGTTCAGCACCCGCTTTCGTTGAAGCGATGGAGGGACACCCGAACTTCGAACAATACAAGCAGTATGCGGAAGATTGCGAAGCGACGATGTTTAGCTCTTACATCAACGAAAAAGGCGAATTCTTCCCTTGCTCGTTTACCGAACGTTGGGTTGAAGGTGGCTGGGGCGAAGGTTTGAACGTTCTGGAAGCAGATGATTTTTATCAAAGATATCTGGGAACACCCGCGAACAAAACAGTTCCGTAAAGAACTGACAGGCAACACGGATCATAACGGTTGTCGCAACTGTCCGGCTTATGCGGTATGTGGTAAAGATATGCGCGTACACAAAGCCCCTGAAACCGATGTTTATGCAGTGGAGTTAAAATGATTATTGTGTCAGAAATTAAATCGTATAAACGTTTATACGCAGACCATTTTGTATACAATAGTAACGCAGAGGTGGAATGTGTTAACTATCCTGTTAACGTAGAGCACGTTTTATGGATTCAGACCGACGCTAAAATTCCTTGTATTAACAAAACATGGAAACCTGCGATTACGTTTCATTTAGCACATAATCAGTCGGTAACGTGGGGTGGATATGAATGTGAAGAAGAACGCGATGCTGTTGTTGAATACATCATCGGTTATATGAATACTCTCAAATATGGTGGATGATATGATTTATCAATCCTTTGACGATTCAACTACAAGAATCCGTCCTGTTCCGATAACTATTGACCTTCCGGCAGAAAAGCGTACACTGGAATCGTTGATTGAAAAATATAGTGGGATGACCATTTGTTCTGCTACCGCGATAATGGCAATGTCAGAACGCGATGCTATCGTATTTGAATGTGATATGAAAGGTTATCACACTCCCGAAGATATGCAGATGATTGATTATCTCTGGAAAATCAGAAATACTGTTGTTCGCAAAATCCTTGCGGAAAAAGAGTGTGAGGAAGAATGCAGCAGAATCAAAAGTAAATGGGGTGTGTTATGACCGAAATACTCGATGAACTGATGTATGCGTATCGTGAACGTTGTAACAACGGACGTATTACTGAACCGAAAGCAAAAGCGATTATCGAAAGATATTGGTCTAAACTGAGAGAACAGGACGCAAGTTCAAAACTGCTCAATAGTCTGATGGTTCTGAAACTTCTGATCGCTTCTGGTGATGATATGCCGTGCGATACAAACAGCGCGGAAGAGTTTCAAAAAGCGTATCGTTCCTGGGGTGTAATTTACTCCCGCTCACTGGGTTCGTATGACTCTGTTATGTGGAACCTAATGCACATGGATAAACTTATTTGGGAAGTGCTAGAAGAAGAGGGTATTGTATGAATCTTTCTCATGAATTAAGCGGGGCAATCCGCAAACTTGAACAGGTGCTTGATGATTTAAGCGCTGGCAAAGAAATCAATGTCAGTGACATTGAAGCAAAGTTGTATGAATGGCGTAGTGCTCTTTATACAGCAACAAAGGGTAATGATCCTCTGTTCGATGAATATCAGGTGTATGAAGTTGAACTATGGGGCGACAAATACCGTTTTAAATGGCCTAACGATGCTTACGGTTCAATCAATTCCCTGTATGTGTCTGGTGGTTATCTGTATGCAACTGATGTAAGCGTACACGATTTGGGTATCTCTCCCGATAACCAGGTCGATTTACCTAACACGTTTAGCCATACAACTGTATGTCTCGGTGCTATCAGCGGTTTCCGTGGTGGTCCGTTAGGTGTTAGCTGGGTTCAAGCAAGTAAAACCAACTTAAAAAGAGTGTGATTATGTTTAAAGTTATTGGATGTGTATTACTGGTTGTGGTTCTCGTTTTATTGCAATCAGGCTGTACCGATGAACGAGAAGCACAACGTATCCTGGAAGCGCAAGGGTATTCGAATATTCAGTTCACAGGATATAGCTGGTTTTCCTGTTCTGAAAAGGATACATACGCAACCGGATTCACCGCAACAGGTGTAAACGGTAAGCCGATCGCTGGTGCGGTATGCTCTGGATTATTTTTCAAAAATAGCACGATTCGTTTCGAATAGGTGTTGACATAGATCCCCGTTGTGATAATATCTCTCTCGTAGACAACGAAACGGATTAACAAAGGGGATTAAAAATGAACTTACTGAACGAAATGCTGGAAATGGTTGAAGCGAACAAAGAAGCGATGAAAGCGAAAGAAGGTTGGGTAGTTGTTACTGACTGCTACAAACCTCAAAGCTGGCTTCCTGTGTTCCTCAATGAACAAGGTAACGAAGAACACGGCTTCTATGATGCTGCAATCTTCGAAACCGCTGAACAGGCTTGCGACTTCTGGTCTTACCTGAGCGGTGAAAAGCCTTTCAGCAAATACGGTGTTTGTCAGTGTAAAGACCTTTAATTCCCAGCCCCGAAAGGGGCTTTTTTGTAGGTGAAATATGACCAAAGCAGAGAGAATCATTAACCATCTTCAAACAGGCTTCCCGTACCAGGGAGATCTGCAAAGAGATATCATTGAACTGTTATCCCAACATGACGGGATGCAAGCGGAGATACAGGAACTGACACACCCTGACGCTAACGTTTTTGCTTCCCTGATGGATGACGTTATAGCGATCGACGCAGACGAATTAGGCTGCATTGAGACAACAAGCGCGGGTGATAAAGTCATACTGAAACAGGCATGTGAACGCATCGACGCACTACATGATCGCCTGTTCCAGTTAACTTTTCCATCAAAAAACGATAAACCTTGTTGACACCAAAACAGATTATGATAATCTGTATATGAAAACTAATTGTGAGGAATATATTATGAATGCTTTTGAAAAACGTGCTCAACTTAAAGACATCAAACCTGGCGCTATCCTGTATGAAGTTTTTAGCATCAATGGTGTTAAAGCTGAAATGGGTCCCAAAAAAATTATCACTGGATTACCTTTCCAGCACTTGAGTATAGGGTTGTTCGTTGACGCGATCACCGTTTATGATGATTGGGAAGGTCGTCAACATATGTCTTTAATGGACCACAATGTAATAGGGCGCAATAATTATAACTTCCACGCACTTTTCCTGAGTAAAAAAGATGCACAGGAATATGTTGACCAAATCAACAACGACCAACTCCCTCCCGAACTGAGAGAGACTAGCCGTAAAATGCACCGTGAATGGATCGTTCGTCGTGCGGAAGATGCTCTGTACGACATGTAATCGTTGCGCCTCTTAAACCGTAAATACCCTGTGTAACCCATAGGGTATTTTCATAAAGAGGTATGTATGTTTAAATTAGCCAAAAAAAGTATCAATAACCTGAAAGGTGTTAAACCTGAACTGGTTAAGGTTGTACAACGCGCTCTGGAGCTATCCCCAGAAGATTTCGGTGTACGTGAAGGATTGCGTACCGTCGAACAGCAACGCGAATACGTTCGCACTGGCGCGTCACAAACCATGAATTCAAAACACATTACAGGCGATGCTGTGGATCTGTATCCTAGCAAACTGCCGGAAGGTTGGCAGAAAAACCCGAAAGTGTGGTTGCCTGTTCTGAATGCAATGAAAAAAGCTGGTGATGAACTCGGTGTGAAACTGCGTTTCGGTATCAACTGGAAGAATGATCCTAATCTTCCGATCGAAACAAAATTCATCGACGCACCGCATATTGAACTTGCATAAGGACTCACCATGTTTTCAAAATTTTACGTTGATGCTGTTAAGCAATCGCGCAATATGCACCTGATGCGCGTAATGGAAGGACAAGCAGATACAACGGGCGTTGCGGCGTTTGAAACGGCGCTTGATATGGGCCGTCGATCTGGTAAAACGAAAGCGGCGTTTGAAATTATCAGACAGTCGAAAGGTACACTGAACATCTATGTTGCCCCGACAAAGCAACTTGCAGTAGGTGAAGCCCAACGATATGAAGCCGACTGTGAAAATCTGATGCTGCTGTCTGCTAGACAGGATTTAACCACAATCTTTCGTGGTAGAAGTATCAAGCATCAGGCGATCAATCTGATTTTGATGAATGTAATACAAAATTTGATGACCGTTGGGAACTGGTTCAAACACTCATGATCTGCATGAGAAATAGTAACCTGCATCCTTTCCCATACATTCACATTATCCGTTTGGGTATGTAATTGCAGTACGCGGGGTGCGAATCCGCGTACCTCGCAATTAACAGGAAAACTTCTATGAAATATGTTCTAGATACCAACGTTTTAATCTCGAACCCATATTCAATCTATTCTTATGTTGCCCCTGGTACTGAGATCATCATTACCGCTGCAACAATGGAAGAACTGGATCACCTGAAATCAAAGGAACACACTTCCCGCGAAGCACGTTTAGTGATCCGACTTCTGTCTAAAATTGTCCTGGGACAGAAGTATGAAGCAATTACCCAAACTGGGGTTTCGTTGGGCCAAACAAACCCAGCTTTACCCGATAGCGTTACTCTGCGTATCGTCGATTATGTCGGTGGTGAAGAGTTCCCGCTTGATAAGCAAGATGCTCGCATTATCGCTACCTGTTTGCAGGAGAAAGCGACCTTAGTAACCCGCGATATCAATATGTTGTTGATCGCAATGTCTAAGGGTTGTCCTGTTGAACAGTACACGGGCGATGACACACTGAAAGATAGTGATGTTCTGTATTCCGGTTATATTGAACTGACCGACTTCTGGAACATCGTTGATGTTGTTGGGTACAATGGCGATATTGCGTTGATTAGCTATGCGTCGTTTGCCGACTACAAGGTAGATTTCTACCCTAACCAATACATCCTGTCCTATGGTGAGGTTGTCGGGCGTGTGGTGGATGCTGGAGAGTTTCAGCTTGAAGTGTTGCCGTTGAAACACGAACACCTGATGAAACGCAAGCTGATGAAAACAATTCAACCTCGCGATGCGTTGCAAGCGTCTTTCGTTGATTCCATTCTGGATAAAAACATTGATGCAGTGACCATTATGGGCGCGGCTGGTTCCGGTAAAACAATGCTGGCGGTTGCTGGTGCTATGCACCTGGTAAATGCTGGTCATTTTGCTAATGTGATGTATGTAAAATCGGATAGCCCACTGTCGGGCGAAATCGGGTTCTTACCTGGTACACTGGGAGAAAAATTACGACCGTCTATTGAACCATGTATTACAAGCCTGAACATTCTGTTTAAAGATCAACCGGAAGTTGATAAGTACGTCGAAGGGCTGTTAGAGAAAGGCGTTGTACAGTTCCCCAGCCTGTATTACTTCCGTGGGCGCTCAATCGGGCATCCTGATCCGGGTAAAGGTTCCGTTCTGATTGTTGATGAATGTCAAAACTTGAGCAATCACGAAATTAAATCCATCATTTCCCGTTGCGGTGAGAACACACTTCTGATACTATGCGGGAACATTAAACAGATTGACAACCCGCGCAACACTGCCGTAAACAACGGTTTTGTGTATGCGGTTGAAAAACTTAAAGAGTACGGTCATTCAAGTCATGTGATCCTGGATACCGTATATCGTGGGCGACTCGCTGCATTCGTCGAAGATAACTTTTAACAAAGGGGGCTTCGGCCCCTTTTTTCGTGAGGAATATATGATTAACGTTATTGTATCACCAAAGCTAATTACTGTTTGCGAATCCTGCAAAAGTGGGTTAGAATACGAACTTGAAGACATTCAAGGCAGGACGAAACCTATCTACAATGGTTTCTATCGTGCTGCTGACTACAAAGTGATAAAGTTCATTACCTGCCCGAAATGCGGTAGTGAAGTTAAATTAAAATTGAACTGAGGTTATTATGGTACAAGTCATTGAAATGAAGCCAAAAGAGGTTACTTGCCGCAAATGTGAATCTCGTTTGTCTTACGTCGCATCTGATGTGCGTGAAGAAGTTCATACCGATTACACTGGTGGTCGAGACACCTACCGCGTGATCACTTGTCCGGTTTGTTCTAATAAGGTGATTGTGAAATGAATCGTGAAAATCGTTATGCTGTAATCAAACTTTCAGATACGGATCATATGGATTATGATGATCAACTGAAACTTCGTGCGCTGTTGCGCAAATTAGAAAAATCTCGCGTTAAACGCGGAAAGGAACCACTGAAAGCGGTTGTTGTTGAACACGATTGGCCTGAATATGAACAGGTCTGGAAGATGATCGAAACCCGTGTTGATAAAGAAGACAAAATCAATAAGTTCGAAAATATGTTTGGTAGTGAGGAACTCTTTGGTTATTTCTTCGTTGTTCAAACTAAACATGGTCAGTTTTTGATTACCAGCAACGCGCATAATGTTAACCGTCTTCGGGATTATTCTGGTTACAAATATCGTGCCATATTCAGTCCTGACTGTGGATTTGACAACAAAGAGATCCTTGCTACTAACTGGGGTACACACTTCGAAAAAGTGGTTCAGGTTTCTTTTGAAGACCTGGTTGCTTTGTATGATGCAAACCGTTCTATTATGAACTATAACGTTGCTGAATTCATTCAAAATCAACTGGTGGAATGCAAGATTGTACTTGCATAAATAATAAGGCGAGGGTATCATTGCCCTCTCTTGTTACAAAAGGTATTAATCAATGAAGAAAATTATTTTAGCGACCAGCATTTTCTTATGCTCTTTTTCTGGTCACGCAAAGACAGATCCGCTTGGGGAATTCATCGAAAAACTTCCGGCTTATCAGTCAACATTACCGCTTCAACAAGCAACAGTGATCAAGAAAGCACCATCATATGTGAAGGAACTGGACGAAATTACACCAAAGCAGAAAAAGGTTTTGGAGTATGCTTTCAGGATCGGAAACGAGTATGATCTCAAAACTGCAAAACCTGTTGAAACGGAACAATCGAAACGTTTGGGATATCATTTAGCGGCTATTGCCTGGATCGAGTCTCGCGCATGTGAGAACACCGGAAAGGGTAAGAAAGGTCATCACGCTTACGGGTGCTGGCAAGTAACCGCAAATAGTGCTTTAGCACGGATGGATAAATCATATTCCAAACGCGTAGTAATCAAAACGCTTGAAACCCTTCGGGGCGGTTCTAAGTACGCTATTCATGAACTGGAATACTGGCTTGATTACCACAAAGGCGACTTGAAAAAGGCGCTCGCGAGTTATAACGCTGGCTTTAAGTATGGAAAGAAAGAAGCCCGTGAATATGCTCGCATGGTTAACCATACCGCGAAACTGTTAGAAGAAAAGCAAATTATTTGATCAAAAGCCCTTGCATTTTTGCAGGGGCTTTTTTATTATGTGTGCATCAACCATTGAGGATTAAATTATGAGTACATCACATCGAGTCATTGTAGGCAGAGTAGGGATTGTCAAGCTGAACACTCTGCATGTTATCCAAAGTGTTCTTACCGAACTGAAAAGCAACCCAAAGGTTCGCATCATTGACATTACTGTTGATAAAGATAGTATGTCTGCGTTTAACATTCACTTCCAGTATGGCGACGAAAAGCGTACACTGTTTGTTTGCGAAGGTTGTGACATGTATTACGACACAAACGACCATCCGATCGATTGCGAATTGTATTTCAACCTGAATGTTTGGGGTAGTAACGTCGAGATCATGAATATTGTCAAGTCCGGCATTCGTAAGGCTACACGTATTGGGGGAGTTTACGAAAGCGTTAATGATGCGCTGGAACATCGTTTTGAATATGTATTAGGGGAATAATCATGACATACGCAGAAGCTATGAATAAGGTAAACGAAAACGCAACTTCTATGTTGAGCCAAACCTTAGAAAAGCAGTTGACAGCCATTACAAGTGAGTTTGACGAAGTAAGAACCCAGCTTGAACCACTCCAAAAACGTGCTACGGAACTAAACAAAAAGCGTATTGACTTGCAGGAACGAATTGATGACATAAAGGCCGTCATTATGCGGAGTTCCTCTGTAGAAAAACGTATTGAGTATTACCTGAATTCTCCCCGCACTGGTGGTGAAACATATCGCGATGCTGCTAACTTCTTTTATGAACTTGGTGTTGCAACCAACACATATAATCCAGACACGAATCAATCAGTTATTCGTGTTGCGATGAATGAAGACCATAGCAATCTTGACCAGGTTTATGAAGCAATCAAGTTGATCAAGCCGTTTGTTAAGATGAACGAAAACAAACAACTGTATTTCGACATCATGGATCATATGCTGTCTGAATATGAAAGCTATTGCTTCGTGTATGATACTGATCGGGAAGTCTGGGAAGTACACACCTATCGTTCTATGACGTACAACCGCGATCCTCTGTTTGCCAGCGCAAGCCTACGAAAAACACTTGCGTATATTTGCAAGAATCATTACTATAACCCTATCGAAGACGTGACATATCGAGGTTAACATGAAAAAACTTGCGCTTTTATTGACTCTGGTTTCTGGTTTCGCGTATGCAGACGACAACCGTCTTTCTGAACTCTGCGACCATCGCGACATTAAAGATACTGCTGTATGTTATCAGGTGATCGCGGAACAACTGGACGCTGCTTATGTGTGGGGCGAAGAAAACGCGCACCTGGTTAAGCGTCAAAAGCTGGCTAAACAGCGTGAGTTTTTGCAGTCTGAACCGATGATGAAACTATGTACTAGCGCACCAAATAAGGAACGTTGTGAAAAGTTGCGTACCTACTTGGTTGACGAGTACAACGCCGGAATAGGATTATATTGATGATAGGACTAATTATTTTCTATGGAATGGTTATTGCTGTTGCAATTATCATATGGTACTGTTTAATGAAGCCTGGCGAACGTTCATTACCTGAATACAATGATGAACTGGAAGCGTGGCAAATATGGGATGATCAATTCAAATGAGCATAGGTATGCAATTTGCAATACTGATCACTGTTGTGATTATAATGGGGCTGGTTATTGGGATCGGCTATCGAATGGGTAATAAACAATGATCATTAAAGAAATCAAAGGTAACGCGGTTGAACTGTTCCTTAATCGCGATGTACACCTAATTCATGGGGTGGTAACTGGTTTCTGGTAACATGGGCGCGGGTATCGCCAAAGAAGTGAAGAAAAAGATCCCTGGTGCGTTTAAAGAAGACGCAATGACGATGAAGGGCAATCAATCTAAGTTGGGGCGTAACTCCGTTTATCAGGACGGAAACAAACTTCTGTTTAACGCGTACACCCAATACAAATTTTGGGGTGAAGGCCCACAAGTCGATTATGATGCGATTGAATCATGCTTCAAATCTGCTGTAGAACGCGCTAAGGCGTGTCCTGTTCAATTGCCTATCGTTACCCCTCTTATTGGTGCGGGGCTTGCTGGGGGCGATTGGATGCGCATCTATGACATCATTGATAAGGCCACTGGCGACTATCCAATCATCGTGGTACATTTCGATCCCTACGTTAACATGAAAACGGTAGATTTATCATGATCCAGGAACATAAAGAAAAGCTGTATTCAAAACTCGAAAAGTTTGCTGACGCTCGCGAACGCTTTATGAGTGGTAGTGGGAAAGGTTCGGTTTCTGCTCAAGAAGCCGTAGATTGGTTTGATGACATCGTTGATTTCATCGACCAGCTAATCGACGATGAAAGAAGGGAATCTCGCGAATGAGACCGCAAGAAGAAAAGCTGTTGACGCACAAACTGAAAGAACTGGGTGAATTATACATGGACTACGCGACCGATGATGATACAGAAGCGCGTAATGTCAAACATGTGCTACATCGAAAACAAAATCGAAGATATCATTCTGTTCGTGAAGAAAGAGATCAAGGACGCTGCAAATGGCTAAACTGTATTATCATTACGCATCAATGAATGCTGGTAAAAGCGCACGACTGCTGACCGACGCATACAACTACAAAGAACGTGGTATGAACGTAGTGATTTACAAGCCTATGCTTGATACTCGTTCACATACGGTGTCTTCTCGCGTAGGGTTAAGCGCATCATGTGAACTGATTTCACCCAGCATGGATCTGTTCTGGGACATTCAACGCCGGAATAATATTTCCTGTATTTTTGTTGACGAAGCACAGTTCCTTTCGAAGAAAAACGTTTTCGATCTGTGTCGCGTTGTTGATGAACTCGAAATTCCTGTAATGTGTTACGGGCTGCGTACCGACTTTCAGTTGAATCTGTTCGAGGGTTCTTACTGGTTGCTCGCATGGGCTGACGAGATCCGAGAACTACGGGGAATGTGTCACTGTGGGCGCAAAGCAACCACGGTCGCGCGTATCGACGCACAAGGCAACTTCGTAACCGAAGGGGAGCAAGTCGAAATCGGAGCCGAAGACAAATATGTTTCGTTATGCCGGAAACATTATCATGAAAAAGTGCTTGATAAAGTTGGCGTAGATTGCTAATCTGCAATTAGAAAACAAAAGGAGATATCTATGAGCCGTACTTACCGTAACAAATATGTTCCTATCCGTGACCTTTCTTCTCTGGAACAGATCGAAGAGACAAAGGCATATTCTGAGTATTATGCACAACACGGGCGCGATCCTGATGGTCTTCGTTGGTACACAACCAACTGGAAACATAAATCAGGTTGCGCATATATCCGGTTCGATAACAATTTGAATCGTGACGGCAACAAGGCGCATGGTGATATCTCCCGCGATGCTTTCGATCGCAAAGAAAAAGATTGATTCAAAAGTACGCGTTAAAATGCGCCAGGAACTGAAACGCATGAAAGCGGGTGTGATTGGATGGGATGAAAACATTCACAATGCCAATAAGATCCGTGCTTATGAACGTGGTTTATGCTGGTACGATATAACATAAGTATTTTTAGATTAATTTAACATAAGGGGCTTTTAGCCCCTTTTTTGCTATAAATATATACAGGAACGGGTCTATTGTTGATCCGTAAGCACTTAGAGAATTGCTATGAACATTAAACGCATATCAAAAGCGCTGATGTTTGGTTTGTTAATTTTGTCTCCAGCATCGCAAGCAGACGACCGTTCTGTGGTCGCAAAAGAGTTCGACTATTACATCAATGCAGCGCTACAGGTGTATCTAGACACCATCCCTCCCAGCGTAAATACCAGTGAACTATTCTATAATTACATGGAACGAAAATGGCAGCAGAAGCAGTGTAAATCTGAACCTGAATGCAAACGCTTAGGGCTTAGGGTAGCAACTGAATTTGCTTCTATTCACCGTTCATAAGGGATGAAAGATGCAAACGTTTAACGAAATCGTCGAGCGCGATAATACAAGTAAAATAGATGCCTTTATTGGCACATGCCTGATGTCTGTTACGTATATGCACAGCGCACATTTTATGACGGGGTCATATTCGCAACATAAGGCATACGAGGGTTTTTACGAAGATATGCAGGATTTGGTAGACAAATTCACCGAAATCCATATAGGCATTACAGGACGTTATAAACCCCGTATTAAAAGTTGAAAATGTGCTTGACACGGTAGCGTATCTCCGTAAAATAGCCACCGAAGCCAACGATATCTACGAATCAGTAGACAGTTCATTGAAGAACATACTGGACGAGATCAAAGGCTTGTGCTATCAAACGATTTACAAGCTGACAAAACTTTCTTAAAAAAGTATTTGACAAGCGAAATGGTGATGATAGAATAACTATCGAATTGAAACATAAACTTTAATCAAATGAGACATACTATGAATATTAATACTATCCGTGACAACCCGAAGAAAACCACTCTGATCGCTCTGGGCGTAGTTGCTGCACTGTGGCTGGTTCCGAACTCCTTTACCATCGTACAGGACGGTACGGTCAAAACCCAGACCTTTATGGGTAAAGTTTCTCCGAAACCTGTCATGCCTGGTTTCCATATCGTAAACCCACTGGCTGACTTCGATACTTTCAGTACGAAAGATATCGCGAAGAAATTCGACAAGTTGCAGGTTCCGTCCCAGGATAAATTTAAATCGACTGTTGACATGACCGTGATGTTGCAATTCGACGGTAACAAAGCACCGATTAACCGTATCAACGCTGGCGACCAGGAACAAGCTCTGGATAAATACGTAACCGAAAAATTGCTGTCCACTGTTCGCGAATTCGGTAAATCAGTTCCGAAAGCACAGGATCTGTTCGACGCAAAGATCCAGAACCAGTTGCAAACTGCGATTCAGCAGGAAGTTGAAGAGTATGCGCGACCGTATGGTTACACCGTGAAACAGGTATTCTTGCAGGATATTACCCTGCCAGATGTTATCATGGAACAGGTAACTAACACGAAGATCCGTGAAGAACAGGTTAACGCCGCTCGTGCTGAACTGGCGAAGGTTGAGCAAACTTCTCAACAACAGGTAAAACAGGCAGAAGCAAATCGTCAGGCGCGTGAAAATGAAGCACTCGCAAACGAACGTGATGCTGATGCTAAACTGTATGCGGCCCGTAAAGAAGCAGAAGCGAACGCCGTGTTGCAGCGCACCATTACACCAGAAATGATCCGCTGGAAAGAACTGGATGTACAGATGAACTACTCTACCCGCTACAAGGTGGTGTACCTCAAACTGTCATGGGTTCTGATTACGCTGGCAAAGTGATTTTCGATTCTCGTAAATAAGATTTTAAAGCCCCCGTTCTGGGGGCTTGACTCTTAAAACGAGAATACTACAATGAACATAAAACAGATTATATTGTCTATCTTCATTTCGTCATTCTTCGGCTTTATTGGCGGTTTGCTTGGTGTATTGATTATTGCGTCTGTTTTATGATTACCCTTTAAACGTGGAGCACGTTATGAAACACAAATTTGATAAAGCTGTCGTGATTGGCAGATTCCAACCTTTCCATAATGGTCATGCGGCGATGGTGCGTAAAGCACTGGAAGAGTCGGAGACCGTTTACATCCTCCTGGGTTCTGCCTACGCATACCCCAACGTTTTAAATCCTCTGACCGCGAACGAACGCGAAAGAATGATCTTTTCGTGGCTGATGACTGAATACAAATACGAAGATGTTTGTCGTGTTAAGTTTGCTCATATTCCTGATTATCTTTACAACGAAGAAAAATGGAAAACTTCTGTTCGTACAGCAATCAACGAAACCAAAGGCGATAACATCGCGATCTATGGTTACGAAAAAGATGCTGATTCATACTGGCTGAAAGCGTTTGGATGGACTCATGTTCCGGTAGATCCGGTTAAGGTTGATGGGAAGATTTATCTGCGACCGATTTACGACCAACCATCCTTTTTGCATAAGAATGGATGGGACAAGAAACTATCTCGTTATGTTCCTCCGTCTACTGTGAGTTATATCAATTCATGGATGATGACGGATACATTTTGGCGACTGTACTACGAATTCGAAAAATGGGAAAGTGAATTGGAGAAATTCAAAAATTACCCATACCCAGAAGCGCTAAACTGCTGCACGGGTGATAACGTGGTTGTGTGCAACAATCACCTGCTGGTAATTCGTCGTAAGTTTGCACCAGGAAAAGGCGCACTAGCCCTGCCAGGTGGACACAAAAACGCAAATGAAACGTTCCTGGATTGTGCGATCCGCGAACTGCTCGAAGAGGTTCGGATCAAGGTTCCTGAAAAGGTTATTCGTGGTTCAATCCGCAATTCGATGCTGTTCGATCATCCGAAGCGTTCTGTACACTTCTCAAAACCGACTGTGGCGCAATACATCAAGTTAGAACCTAACAATGATGGAAGTTTACCACGTATTATGGGCGGTTCTGACGATGCGTTAGACGCGTTCTGGATGCCCTTACATGAGGTCGTACAACGACAAGGGGAATTCTTCGATGACCACTATCAGATTGTCGTAGCATTTACAGGTATCTAATGAAAATTTTAACAATGACACCGATCGAGAAATCGGCGTGTCGTAAACATGGTGGAAGCGGCGACTCTTTTAGTTGTCCTTTCTGTCGATAAGTTGAAAAAGCCCTTGCATTCGTGTAGGGCTTTTGTTATATTAGGGGTACTGAAACGAAAGGAGATAATCATGACTACGAAATCAGAAGTCGCAGCAATCAAGAAACTGGACAATGGCAAACTCGCTGTGCGTTGGAAAGGTAAGCGTAAATTCAACGTGATTGATGATCCTGAAATCGCTACTTTCCTGGTGTTTATGGTTACTCAAAAGGATACTTTCGTTCCCGATCCGAACAATATAAGGCTTGCTGATTAATGAAACATCCTTACTGTTTAGTAAACCGTCCGATCTGTTCGGGCGGGTTGCCAGTTAGTTGCTGGCAGTTGATTGAAACAGGTGATGCGTTCCTGAATAAACGCGGTGACAAAGTGTTTGTGTACGGTGTTGACTCGATCGAGAATGAAACGATGGTTATCACCGATGAAAAAACAAATGAAAAATATACGTTGACTTCTGATCACGATTGCCGTAACTTTAACGTGTACTGGAAATCTGATGAAGAATTTGAGAGGAAATTATCATGAAAACAGCAATTATTCGTACTACCGAAGATGTCGATTCAACCACAACATTGACGATCGGTGATCGTGTTTTAAATCGGACATTCGAGAACGCCTGAGAAGACCAAATTCATTTTGCAGTCAATCGCCAAAGAAAACGAATCCACAGTGCTACGTGTTTGTGACTGAAACCGTTGCAAACCGTTCGACACTAATCATGAAAGTAGGTGCTGGCGAACCCAGCTTACTGATCGGCGGTTCTGTGAATTCTGTTACTGTAACGGATATGTCGATCGGAAGTAAAGATTGCGCACCAAACGGCGAAAACGAGTTGTGTTATACAGCCAAAAAACGCCAGAATGTCGAACGTCCGGTCATGGTCGGTGATTCGTTCAAATCATCACGCCGTGAGTATATCGTTGAATATATCGCGAAAGATGGTTCCCTGTTATGTCGCATGTATTCCGTTAGCTCTAAAGAATTTATCGGAATGATGATTATTGACGGTACTGACGCACGAGTGTTAGAATCCCTGCACGTTACGTTAAGGTTTATTAACAAATGAAACACAGCAGAAGCGTAATTATGGGTGATGTTGTTAACATCAACGGGAACGATTACTATGTTGCAGAAATCAACACAAAAGGTAATCGGGAGATCATGGAACTGGATATTGTGAAACCCGTGCCTGGTCGTTCGCTGACAATCGAAATGACGCATAACACGAAAACTGGTGAAGATGTGGTGACTCCTGTCCTGTCCAAATTGCCAGTATTCTATTGTGATAAAACAAAACGTTGGAAAATGAAATGAGTTTAACAGATGTTAAAGTAGGCGATACCTTATATGATCCTGGTGAACGTGGATATGATAACCGTTGCCGTGTAAAACCGCGTATTCTGTATGTTCATAAGGTTGCGCGTCAGTATCTGTACGCATCGCCTAACCCTACAGAAACAGATCTTAAATCATATTGCGTCGAAAAGCTGGACCGCAAAACCGGAAGTTCTAACGATTGGAACGGTATTAAGGTTTATCGCAGCGAAGAGGCGTACAAAGAAAAGTTGTATCGCGAGGAATTATCCGCTAAGATCAAATACGTGTTTGGACATAGTTACGGTGTGACTGTTCCTGATATCACAACTGACCAATTGAAAGAAATTGCAAAAACTCTGGGAGTTGAATTGTGAAAATTGTAATGGAAACTGTGTTCGGTTCTCACCTGTACGGGCTGAACACCCCGACAAGCGACAAAGATTATAAAGGGATCTTCCTCCCGCATCCACGCGATATCTTGCTAGGTAAAGCCCCGAAGACTATCGACACGAGCACGGGCGATAAGAACTCTAAAAACACCGTTGATGACGTAGACCGTCAGTTGTATAGTCTGCCTAAGTTCATCAGCCTTGCGTGTGATGGTGATACCGTAGCGCTCGATATGCTTCATGCTGATGATAGCAAGCTGATCGCTAACTCTGAAATCTGGCAGTATATCCGCGCTAACCGTTGGCGTTTCTACACTACGGAGTTAACTGGCCTGTTCGGTTATGTCCGTAAGCAAGCCGCGAAATATGGTGTGAAAGGTTCTCGCCTGGCTGCACTGCGTGAAGTGTATGACGTGTTACAAGACACCCCAAATACTCGCGTTGTGCGTATGCCTTCCAATCTGGGTGATGCAATAGAAAACATCAAAGTTGGCGACATCAAAGACCAACTACCGACCAATGAATTCTGTCGTTCTATTTTGCATTATAGCGAAAAAGGCGGTATGCAGAATTTCTATGAAGTATTGGGTCGTAAATTCCAGTTCACGATCACCGTAGCGGAAATGAAGAAATCCGTGTACAAGCTCTGGGATGAATATGGCGAACGCGCACGACAAGCAGAAGCCAACAACGGGATCGATTGGAAAGCATTAAGTCACGCATTGCGCGGTGGTATGCAGTTAGTACAGATTTACAAACACGGCGATATCGTGTACCCTCTTCCTGAGAGTGACCTGTTGAAATCGGTTAAAGCTGGTAATGTCCCGTTTGCCGAAGTACAGGAAAAACTGGAGGAAGTGATGGGCGAAGTTGAACGCCTTGCTGCAATCTCTACCTATCCGAAAGAAGTCGATCGGGAATTCTGGAATGACTTTATCGAACAGGTATACAAAGATCATGTTCTGGGGTATTACAAATGATTAAAGACGTAAGCCTGTACGTAGGATACATCGAACAGCGAGATATTCAGCGAGTAGAAGGTATTGTTGCTGATATGCTCAATATGTATAGCGAACCCGCGAAGATTGCTGAAAAGATCCGTGATTCTTTGTATCATGCGTTATCCCGCGTTTATGACGTGAACGTTATCAAACACGACCGCGCGGTTACTAATGAAGATTACGATTATGAAATCACGATCAATGAACGTAACCACGAAAGTATCAATTTCAACACATATGGAAAGTTCTACTAATGAGCGATATTATTTTACACCTGAAAGATGTTCGAGTTGGTGGCACAGAACAGCACCCAGATTCTGTTACGCTGGACAGGCTGTTGTCCAATCATGCGCGATAGTCTGCGTTTAGAAGTGGATGAACAGACGCACAGCGAGTACACGGGCGGCTATGATGGTCGTGACATGTACGAAGACCGTAAAACGGTTAAAGTCACTCTGTGGGCTGATATCGATGAAGAGTCTTACAAGATCGACGAAATTGATTTTGAAGCATAAAGAAAAGCCCCTTTCGGGGCTTTTTTGTTATTGAGTAGTACGCTGTTCGGCGACTAAAAGAACTTCGGATACAGTAAACGGGCTACCGTTTGCGAAAATGTTGAATGCAGTACCATTAGTAACCATATTTCCGTTTTTATCGACACTAAAGAACGTGACGAAAGAAAGGGTGCTAGTAGTTACCGATTGGCTGCGGTTCAGAGTGAGGGTGTTGCCCTGTGTACCGACAAAATCAAGTGTAACGCTACGCTGTGCGGTTGTTGCCCCTGTGAAAGTACCTTTCAGGTTCAGCTTAAACGTTAATGTTGAGTTTTCGTTAAACGGGTGTAACTTATTGTCTGTAATTTTGAAGAACGGTTCTAATGTTCCGGTAGTCGGAATGGTCCCTTTAATCAGGTTGATGAAGTTGGTCGGCGTATCCTCTGGGATCACCAGACTAAGCCCCGTCCAGAACACCTCTGATTTTTTGCGAACCCCTGCAATGGAATCAAAGAAATCATCTAGTGTTTTCCCTTCATTGCCTGGTTGTTCAACCCATAGTTGATACGCACTCTTTCCATCGGTTCCGCCGCTCGAAGGATTTACGTTTGAAACCTGTTGAAAGAATCGTGTTTGGTTCAGATAATCGGATGGGACAACGAACGGGCTTCCCCATAAGTACATCCCTTGTGACAGCATTTCGTTGACCTTGCTGTTCAATTCGTCTACACTGCTTGCTGATATTAGCATGTTATTACCCTCTTTTTAGGTATATTTATGAAACTGATTGATTTATGCGCTGGCGTTGGTGGCGTTCGTATGGGCTTTGATCGCGCATTTGACGGTGTTGAATGTGTGCTTACTGCTGAGATCGACAAATTCGCACAGCAAACATACGCCGCTAACTGGGGCGGTGATAATCTCGAAGGTGACTTGTTCGCCATTGATGAAAACAAAGTACCTGATCACGATATCCTGTTGGCTGGGTTCCCGTGTCAGGCATTCAGTAAAGCCGGATTAAAACTGGGCTTCGATGATGTTCGCGGTACGGTGTTCTTTGAAATCCTCCGCATTATACGCGCTAAAAAGCCCCGTGTGCTGTTCTTTGAGAATGTGCCTGAATTGCTAACCCATGACAAGGGAAAGACGTTTAAAACGATTTACGGGCTTCTGGAGGCCGAAGGATACAACGTATTCTATCAACGACTGAATACGAAAGATTTCGGATTACCCCAGCGACGTGAACGTGTGTTTATTGTCTGCTTCCTGGATGATGTATTCTTTTCGTTTCCGGTTCCCCCGCGCACCCCTACGCGCGTAGGTGATATCCTCGAAGATGTTGATGATTCGTACACCCTATCAGATAACGCGTGGAAAGGCTTTAGAGAGCGTAAGGAACGAAATAAGGCAAACGGTAAGGGGTTTGGTTATCAGGCCGTCACAGCCGATTCTACGCACACAGGAACCATCACAGCGCAATACTACAAGGACGGCGTTCAGTGTCTGGTGTTACAGGATGGGAAGAACCCACGACGATTAACCCCGCGTGAATGTTTTCGCTTGCAGGGCTTCCCAGATTCGTTTATTATTCCATCGAGTAAAAAACAAGCATACAAGCAAGCGGGTAACTCCGTTTCCGTGCCAGTTATCGAGGCAATAGCCAAACAGATAAGGAAAGTTCTATGACCGATTACAGAAAACGCGCAAGCATTGCCGAACAAGAGAATGCCCGACTAAGGGAAGAACTTAACCGCCGTCCGAAATACGAATGGTTTGTTGATCAAGTTCGAAAGGCATTGAAACGGGAAGATACTGTTCCACCACAACAGTTGATACCACAAATACGACAATTGAAAGAAGCATCAGAACGAAGGAAAGCAAATATGAGAAATCAACCAGAAATACCAATCGATACCGTTGTTGAATGGCATTACAACCACTGGGATAACGATGAATGGTCGGCAAGCCAGGGCGTGTTGAAGTATCGCAAAGGCAACTTTATCCTGATTGAACTGGATGGAAAACCAACAGTATTGGACGGTAAGCGGTTGACCATGCGCCCATACAAAGAAAGACCGGAAACAAATTCTTCAAAAAAGTGTTTGCATCTTCGTAAGAACAGTGATACCTTAACTTTATCGAAACGAAACTGAAAAGGAACCACATCATGACTTATAACGATTTGGTTGCTGGCAAAGCATACGAAGTAGTAAGCGCGAATCTTCTGAAAGATTATTCGAATACCAAACCGGAAGATGTGGGTTATCTGTTGGTTGAAGTGAGATTTGTTGATGGTGGTTACAACTGCTTTTACTGGGACAAATCGTTTTCTTACTGCCTGTTCGGTGCTAAGTTCAAAAGCGAGTATCTTCTGAAATCAGAAGCGATGCTAAAAGAAAACAATCCGGTGTTTTACGCTTTCGCTGAGTCTGTTAAACACATCTTCGGACACTGATTAATCAAGCCCCGAAAGGGGCTTTTCGTGAGGGTTTTATTATGGTTGCATCTATCATTATGTTGATCATTGCAGTAGTAGGAATGATTGCTGTTATTGGATGTGTTTTATCGGGTCGTAAAGTTTTGGGGTTGTGGGCAACTGTGTTTATTTTGTGTATTGCTCTTACAGTGTTCCCTCTCATGATCTATGACGTAATTACTGACATTATTTGGTGGGCGAGGGTTTTATGATTTATGTTCTGTCGCGTCACGGCGATTATGATTTTGGTGAAGTAATTCAAGTATCTGAATCTCTTCAAACGTGTGTTGATGTAATCAACAAGCACCCCAGCTTTCCCTATCTTGGTGATCGTATTGAAGTGACTGTATGGGAAAAACGATAAGATGATCGCGGTTAGCAAAATTAACGGATATCGAGAAGAATGGGATGACGATTGCGAACCCAAAGAATTCCCCGTGACTTTTGAAGAAATTATGTCTAACATGAGGCAAGTATCGTGAAAATTTATAGTATTGAAAAAGATTTCTATGATGGTCGTGACAATGAATCTGATTGCGTATGCTCTACCGTATCGTTGGACGTTGTGTTAGACTATATCAGAAACAATCCTCTTGATGATTGTTGCTATCATTATTATGTCACCATATTCGACGGATTTACCGGAAAGAAAACACATCGCGGAGTGGTTTGTTATAATCACACACAATCACTGAAAGAAATCAAATTCGAGGCGTTAAAATGAAAATTCGTTCTGGTTTTGTGAGCAATAGTTCATCAAGTAGTTTTATCGTCCGGTTCCCGAAAGATCCGATTGATATCGACAACCTTCGCGAAATGATGGGTGATTGTTCTCCCAATTGCGGTTATTATAATCCTCCGCTGACATCCGAAGAAGTTGTTCAACACGTTCACCGTGACTTAGGCGGTCACATGGGTAATAGCTTTGAATCGTATTATGATGATAAGCGTTATGATTGGGAAACCGAAGACAGCGCCGAAACCCGTTATCGTTCAAATCCGCAAATTGCGCTTGCATATGATGGTCGGGATTGGTACGATTTAGAAACCGAAGAGAAAGACGCTCTGATCAAGATGTGGCTGTATGAAGAATACAACACGAAGTACGGGAATCAAAACGGCGTGTTTATCTACGAGTTTACGTACTCTGACGAGTGCGGCCCGATTGGAACCCAACTGGAACATGGAAACATCTTTCCGTAACCTTGAATATACATCAAAAGAGTCACCACTGATGAAAACAGAACTGACATACGCGAAAGGGGCAACCCCTGAAAGCGCACAAGCTGGGGGAACCTGTAACGATTGAACAGCACCTCCCATTACCGTTCGATTTATTTTCTTTGAAGAAATATCTTGAACGTTTCGATCTTAACGAATACAATGTGGATGTTTACGAATTCCACAATCCGCATATGTACTCGTTAGGTTTCCATATGCCGGATTTCAACGTAAGCTCTGTTGAAGATTTTTACAAGGCGATTGGCGGTAAGTTGGGATGTGAACCAGACCAGCAAACGATTTCCGAAAAAATCCAAAGCATTTTAAATGTACACAAAACAACCAAATCCAAATACTGAGAAAAACTAAATGTCAATTACAAATATCGAATTCAAAAACGCAGTATCTAAGCCGACTCCGACCAACCACGTTTTCGTTTGCGACGTTTCCGGTTCAATGTATAACGAACTGCCGAAGATCCGTAAGCACCTGAAAGCAAACCTGGCGAGTCTGGTTAAACAGGATGACACCGTTTCGATCCTGTACTTCTCCAGCAAAGGCGATTACGGTACTGTGTTCCGTGGTGAGAAGGTTAGCAACGTATCGGATCTGACCAATATCTGTACCGCGATCGACCGTTATCTGAAACCTACTGGTTGTACTGGTTTTGTTGAACCACTGAATCTGGCTGCTGAAATCGCAACCGACCTGCAATCCGAAAACGGCAACCTGAACAGCCTGATCTTCCTGACTGATGGTTATGATAACTGCTGGCGTACCGATGACATCCTGAAAGCGTGTGCGGTTCTCCCGCTGACGTTTAACAGCATTGCATTCCTGGAATACGGCTATTATGTTAACCGTCCTCTGCTGGAAAAAATGGCAGAAGCAACCAACGCATTGCATAAATTCGTTGAAGGTTTCGACGCATACGAGCCAGCATTTGCTGAAATCATCACCGCGCAAACCTCCGCTCGCGTCGAAGTTAAAGTTGCTGACGCAACCCATGCTATCTACCTGGACGAAGGGCGTGTGTATGTCCTGAACGCTGCAAACGGTGTTGTTCTGGTTCCTGAGCACATCAAAAACATCTGGGCGCTGGGTGATAACGCAATCAACGACATCGACGGTTTCGATCCGGCTACTCTGGAAGGTGAACAGGTTCTGTATGTCGTGCTGTATCATGCGCTACACACAATGAACCCTGACCTTGCATGGAAAGTGCTGAAAAAGCTGGGTGATGTTCGTCTGATTAAGGCGTATGATAACTGCTTTACCAAACAGGACTATTCCAACGCGAAAGACCTGATCGCGGAAGCGGTAGTTGATCCGGCTAAACGTCTGCTCGATGGTGTTGATTACAACATGGTTCCAGACGAAAACGCGTTCACTCTGGTTGACGCTCTCGAACTGCTGGCAGAAACCGACACTGTGATCGACCTGTCCTCTGAACACTGGGCGTACAACCGCACAGGCCGTCAGACGGTACAGAAAGAAGATGATACTCTGGATCAACTGTCTGAACAGATTGCAAACGCGAAAACACCGGAAGAACGCAAAGCACTTGCGGCGCAAATGGTAACGCATGAAATCTGGACACCGAAATTTACCCAGACTACAACCAAAGTATCGGTTAAGCACCTGGTCGGTAACAGTTCACGTCCTAACATTTCCATTAACACGGATCTGATGGGTTACGTAACTATCCCAGAAAGCAAACAGAAAGAACTGAAACTGCCTGAACAGATCGAAACTAAGCAGGTACGTAACTTTACCATCGTTAAAGACGGTATCGTAAACGTTAAGGTTCTGCCGCTGGAAACTGATATTCCGACACTGAAAAACCTTCGCGCTTCTGGTTTGACTATCAAGCCGCTGGCAAAAATCGGTGAAGACCGCATGTCGGTACTGGTTGACTTTACCAGTCTGCCCCTGGTTAACCGTGCGATGACTCGCGGGATCTCCGGTAAAGAGTATGTAAACGACTCTATCCGTCTGGAAATCCTGAAAGGTCGCCAGAAGGTGATGAAGTTCTTCCGTGACGACGCGATCGGTTTACGTAATGCCGAAGGTCTGAAACAGAAATACGGTGAAGCCGCTGGTGAATGGTTATCTGAACAGGGTATTCGTGATTATGGATTCTCCCCGAAAGTAACCAGTACCGATTCGACTGATGTTTATATGTCGAAAGAACTGAATCTGAAAATCAAGGGTGTTTCCTCCCTTCCTGCTGTAGCGGCAACCGTTGCGAAACGTGCCGAAGGTAAGAAGAAACTGAACAACGGCGACCTGATCATCCTGTGGGCTTACGATTCTGTTAAAGCTGAACTCGCAGCGCTTGACAAGGATAAGGTAATCGAGTACCTTGATAAAGAAACAAAGGCAACCATCAACGAAGTACGCGCACTGAACAAGCGCCTGAGCCGTGTAATGTATGGTATCGTTGTAGGCCACGCCTGGTTTGCGGATCTGGATTTTGAAGAAACCAAAGTATCGGTTAAAGCGACTGACATTATCCCGCATAAATTCTGGGAAGGTGCAACATTCGATTGCGAAATCGTTCTGGAAGAAAAAGAAGTTAAACTGTAATGAAATAGCCCCCGAAAGGGGGCATATTGAGGAATTTAATATGTCACGTAATATCTTTTGGGATGAAGTCAAACAAGGCGATATCCTCTATCTGGCTGAACCTTTAGCGTATCGCGAAAACCACGACAAAAACAAACCGTATGCCCCTATGCTTCCTGAATACGTTGTCGTTGATAACGATGATGCGTATGAAAAGGGAGTCATTAACCTGGCTGGCTTCCCGTACAAGAAAGGCGCGATCAACCTGTTCGATAACGATGCGGATTTCTTCTCCCACGTAGGCAATATCGATGATGCTGGTTTCGAAATCAATGATGTTCGTGAAGCGCCATACGTTTTCAGCAACTACTACAAAATCGGTGGACACCTCCGCTCTGATAACAAAACAGTTCTGTATCTGGATGGTCTTCTGTCTGGTATGCACGATTTCAATTTCAGTAAGAAAGGGAATAATGAAGAACTGTTCAAACTGTTTGAAAAATTCAACGAAACGGGTAAACTGTTACCGACCGAAATGGCGTACATTATTAATCGTCTGGTGAAAGGTTTGCATCAAACCGCGATCATCTATCATGATGGTGATACAGAACAGGCGATGGATACGGTAATCAACACCCTGTTGGAAAAATCACGCAAAATGGACACGTTGCCGAAATGACGCTATTCTTCTTACTGGCATTAGGTGTGTTTGTAGTCGGGAGCGCAATTGCGTTCCTGGCTTTCAATAAACGTGAGTTCTCTGTGTGCTTTATAGGGCTTATCGTGGCGATTGCGCCTCTGGTAATGTCATATAACATCTATCAAGAAAAAATCGCGGAGAACGCGAAATATGAGGCAAGACGATGAAGATCCGTTCTGGTTTTGTAAGTAACAGTTCAAGCAGTAGCTTTATTATCGGGATCGGGCTTGTTCGTCCTGGTAAAGAGGAAGAGGTCGCGAAGATTTACGGACACGAAAACGTAGAATCTTTGCTTGATATCATCACCGATGACCAACGTCCTAAATGGGGTATCCCTCAAATCGATGGTGATAACATCACCCTTGAAGCATTCAGTTACCATAGCGTTGACATCCGGTATATCTGGGATAAAATGAAAGAGTCTGGAGTTGACGATCTCAAAGTCGTACACTTCAACGAACGCGGTGATGAACCTGAATGGGATGATGAATGCGGTTGTTATAATTATAGCTATTATGAAGACGCTGACGCATTCGGGCCGGAACTCGAAAAGAAATACAATCTTTTGAGAGACAACCGCGAACTGTTCATTGAAGGTGAGGTTAAGTGCGGTGGCGGTTATGACGGATAAACGTTGGGTGATCTGCTTCCGTTGTCTTCATGTATATGATCACAATACGGAGAAGAAGACAACAACGAAACGTCTACGCATCAAAGAGGCTGAATGCCCTTTATGCAAATGTAAAGTATGTTTGGGGTAATCAATGATAACGATAGTATACTGGGAAGAACTGGAAAGCGAATTCAGCGAAGAAGCTGGGGAAATGGCTGCTGTAGATGGTGATTCCGAAATGTTGACAGTAACCGAAAGTATCGAAACTGCTTTCGCGAAAATCAAGTATCATCAGGAAGCAACAGAAGGTCGTGATATTCAATACATGCTGACGTTTTGGCTTGACGGTGAGATACTTTGTCATGCTATGATTGCCGAAAACACAAGCGTTGACACATGTCGTGAAGAAATATTGAAGTACGTTAAATCTTTCATGCACTAAAAAGAGAATTTGAAATATGGCTTATGTACCGAAAAAAGAAGTTTTTCTGAACCCGTTACTTGGGAAATCGCTAAACCACATCGAAACGATGGCGACCATTGTCAAAGATAACATTTTCAAAAGTTATACAAGACAACGCAGTTTATCGGAAAACACTCGATTCCATAAAATCATAAACAAAATGTTTACAGCGCCAGTACATATACAAATGTATCTGGTAGGTGAAGAGGCTTATGTGCTTGTTTCTCTCAGTCTCGTAATGAACTCGTGGGATACTTCCACAAAAACAATCTAGCGTCTATCATTATGCTGGATAGCAATCCAAACTTTCTTAACACCGAAAGTAGCGGATACAAAGAAAGTACAAAAGTTACAACCCGCTCTAAAATGCGTTCTCTTCTGACGAATGCGAAGCGGTTTGTATACTCAGATAAACGATACATCAATCAAATGTTGAAGTATCTCGATGATGTTCCTGATCATGATAAGAACGTATATAAACCTGTCGTAGAAGTCACTACACCTTCTGTCGAAGAAGTCGCGCCAGCTTTAATACGAACGAAATTCGTTATCGAAATTGAAGCGGACGACCTGGAACGAGCTTGTACCTCCCTAAGTTCAATCGGTGTAAACTTCATGCTGTACAATAAGTTTAATTAATCGAAAACCCCCTTGCATATCGCGAGGGGTTTTTGTATATTAGGGGTGTTGAAACGGAACAGACAAAAGGAACGAGAAAATGAACGCTAAAATGAAATTCGTAAAAGACTGGAGAAAAGGTGCTGTGATCGGTGAAAGCTATATCATCGTTGATATCGAAAGCAACCCGATCGAAGGTTTCGACGTTTTAGAAGTTCCTCGTTACGGTATGATCGAAGCCGCTGAACAAGCCGAAAGATTGAATGGTTATGTTCTCCACATCATCGAAGCAATCGAGAAGGAATTAGCATGAACAGCGTTTATCTGATTGAAGAAACAATTATCCAGCCAAACGGCGGAGTGTATGAAAAGAATATCGTATGTGCTGCCCTGAATGAACAAGAGGCAGATCACAAAGTGAAATATTTAAATGAAAATGCTGTTGTATGTCAGACGTATTCCGGTTATAGTGTTGCATATGCTTGGAAAGAGGTTAGTTTAGAAACCCAACCGTCTTGGTTAATCAACCTGAAAAAATAAGGGGCTTATCATGAAAATGAATTACGTTCGCGGCGGCATCATGGCACTGTTACTGAAAGGTGTTTCTCGCAGTGAAAACAGAATGGGTATGGGGCCGATTGGCAAAGTGTGGTCTGTTAACATTGGTGGTGATTGCATCGGTTACATCGGCAATGATGGATTGAGCCGCGTTTATCTGGCTATCTCAAGCGGGGGGCGTGAAGTCGAATGTGGTAATTTCATGCAAGCACTTGCGCAGTTCATTGATACTGCGATCACTCTGGTTGAAAAACAGGGTTGTATCGAACGCCGTTACGCGAACAAGATTGGGATGATTGAGTATTCCAACTTCTGCTTCGAAGTCGAAGAAGTGCGTTACGACACTATGGACGAAGTATACGAATATGTGCTTCGTGGTGAGGAAGTGATTAAGTCCTACAACGGGACGAAGGTTATCAATAACCGCTCTTTCATCACCCCGTTCGAATTGCGATATCAACAGCTAATGGGCTGGATCGTGATGGAATAAGAAAAGCCCCGAAAGGGGCTTTTTGTTATGAGGATGAAAGCTGGAGTTTGATTTTTTCTACTTCTTCCGGTTCATCAATGATGCTGTAGTAAATCGTAACAGTAATCGCGTTTTCGTCATACTGCGGGATCACTTCAACATTAAGGTTATAAACGCGGGGTTCGTAGGTTCGTATTGCGGAGGTAATCGAAGTTCGTACTGATTCCGCTGTTAGCGGGTTCATGTTTTCGAATATCTGTTCCCCGATCTCACATCCAAAATTGCTATCGAAAGGACGTGTGCCTTTCTGGGTAGTAACGATACCGATCAGACTGTTCTTTACTGCTGCCGCCCCTTTCGAGGCGGCAACATCTTTATTCCAATCTTTCGTAAGGTTCGGATCGATATCGCTGTATAGTAAGCGAAGGTTAACAGCCATTTATCCAACCACCTTTAAAAACGCCTCTAAGCCACGCAGAGAGACTATGTGTTTATAGCCACACGAACACCCGACCGGAATGTTTGCGACCATTGCTGGGGATTCCAGCGCGGTATTTATCGATTTAAAGACCGGATAGTCGATGCTATCTAACACCGCTTCCTTTTCTGACTCTTTGCAGTCTTCCCATAAGATTTGTTCGCCGTCGATGACAACAAACTTAATCAGATCCGGTAATTCTTCTTTTCCGGTAACATACGGGCTGACCGCAATTTTAATTTCATTACCGAAGAGTTTTTCTTCGAACTCGTCAATCATGATATGATGACGGTTTAACGTGAACTTAATCAGTTCACCGCAATCAGGACACTTGATTTGTAGGTCGACAGTATCTTTATTGATTGAATCAAACAAGGCCATAAGATACACATAATCGCGTTGATGCTTAAACACCTTCCCTTCTAAAATGAAGTTATCCGTGTCATTCACATCACCAATAGTCAACGGGCGATAAGTCACATTATATTTTTGGATATGCTTTGGAGTATGTTTACGCATTTGTATTTTGTCTCTGTTTTAAATCTTCTGCCAGTATTGCAACGTAAATTGACCGTTCCATCGGGCTTGCATTCATGATAGGTTCAATATGTACTTCATTCTTATTTAACAAATAGTTTGTCTTGAAGAACTCATTCAATTCTGATTTGTTAAACAGGATCTTGTAAAGGGTAAGCAAATCACTGAATTCAAGGTCGCGAACGACAACATGACAGGATTTACGTAACATCTTCACAATGTTTTCCATATCGGTGATAGATACCAAATCAAGTATAGCATTCTTCGTGTCTTCGTCGAGTGATTCCCATTCATAACGGGTATCATTTTGCTTGACATACTGGATACATTCAAGGAACAATTCTTCACTGCTCTTTCTGTGTTTTGGGAACCGGAACCCCAGGGTCAGAGAATCATCAAGAGCATATTCATTCTGCAATTCATAGTCTTTGACCTGCATGAATGTTTCTGCGTAACTGTCTTTGTTTTTGATTCGGATCTTAATGACGTTCTTACCAAACGATACACAATAAACCTTAGTGAATATATTTTCCTGTTCGGTTTTTGAATAACCCGGATAAAGAATATCTAAAATTTCATCAAGGATCTGCTGCTGTTCTGTTAATGTTTTCCCTTCCATATCCGCGCTGGTGAGCAAGAAACTCAACTGATCGCGTACAGTGAACATCGGAAAACGTTTTACCCCACAAGGGAGTTTGACGCGAATTACATCAATCATATTAACCTCAAAAGGGGCTTACGCCCCTTATTGTCCTGATACCACACCACGAAGGGCAACCGCTGCACCTTCAATCATTGATTGTTTGAATCCGTCCCAACCTTCTTTGTCTGCTTCTACGATCCACGCAGTTTTATATGCGAAGTCAACCGTAAATGTCCAGATTTCGTTGTTTGTTTCATAGCTTAATTCAGGGCTGCTGACCTTAACAGGTAAACACTTCTGGAATATGTATGTGCTATGCGGAACACCATCACGGTTATGTAAGTTAACCTGGATCGCGCTGGATACTTCATCAATGAAAGCAAACTGCCCTGTAATGTCATCACGAATAGCGGATATCCATTCGTTAAACACTTTCAGGTTACGTGCTTCTGAATCAACACGGAATGTAAGAGATAGCTCTCCATTCTCCGGTCGGGTAAATCGGATCTGGGGTACACCGCCGTTATAAACATATTCATATCCCAGTGTTTTACCGGGCAACTGAACACCGACGATACTCAACCCCATATTGTACATCATTTTATCACGGAATTCTGTCAACAGTTGTCCGTAAACGCTATCACCAAACAGGGAAGTAACAAGGCGAGGGCTTAACGCCCCCATAATTTTACTGAATCCTGTTTTGTTGAGGGACATAATCGCTTTATCAACTGTATAGCTGAATAATTTGCTTACACCCCCTGTGATAGCGTTCATGAACTCGTTCGGGTTGTTCGCGTTGATTGAACTCATTGTGCCGTCAATCAACGTATCTCGAATACTTCCGATCGTGCTATCAAGAATGCGTGATGCTGGACTCGTGGCGAACACAACGCTAAACAAGTTGCTGCGTTGAAAATCTTTGTTTGCCATTCCAGATAAGAATTCATCTACGCTATAAAACATTATTCCCCCTAGTATTGAACATCGAAAATAGAATCTTGACGCATGTCGATCAATTCCATAAACTGAATTTCGATTTCAACGGATATCGGTGTATTGGGTGACTCTCTTAATGTATTTACGATATTATCCATAGTACGCCCGAAACGAACGCTGGTAATACCTGCTGGCCCGAATGTAGAATGCGGGAAGCGTAGACTGTCACCTGTCTGGAAATCACGAATAAACCATACTGGAGGCGATTTAATAACCTCAACGTTCGATACGAAGTCAACAATCTGATCACCGATACTGTCATTGAAATCGCTTGCTGTTGTCTGGTTGCTGGATGGTGCAAACACGTTAGCCACTTTAGACGCTGTATTGTTATACGCCGTTTTAACAAGGCCAGCCAGTTCAGCAGGTGTACCACCTGACGTAGTACCATAACCCAGAACAGTAAACAGGTAATAGATTTTAATCAGTTCAAGCAGATCATAACGGCTTTCGATTACGAATGTATTGTAATACATCTTTGTACGTTTATCGGAGCCTTGAAACGCTGCTTTCGTACCAATATCGATCGCTTCCCTACGGTCTGCCAGAATACCACCAGAAACCGATTCTACAGCACCCCAGATAACGTTAGACACCGCACGGGACAAACCTTTAGCAACGATACTATCGGTTGCATCCTGGTAACGGTGGCTGTTTACTTCGTTGTCGTTAAGGCTTCGAGGTAAAAGTATTTGACAAATCGGGTTCAATGTACCCATAGTACGGGTATTCAAAACCTGTTTATATCGAACATTACCTGTGTTAGCGCTTAATATCTGTTTTGCGTTCTGTGCTGCTTGACGTAATGAACGATAGTTATCTTTGCTACCTGGTGCAAGACCACCAGTGAAATCATATGCAGTAAACAGCAAGCCGTTATTATACAGGCTTGATGCGTTGTACGCGTTATCAATACCTGCTGCACGTTGGGAAGGAAATTCCGCTGTTACAATAGGTTGACTCAATGCGTTTTTCGTGGTTGTAGCACCCCCAGAGGGGATGCCAGCATTTTTTATTTCAGCAAATGATTGCACAGTGTCTTGTAATACTTTGATTTTCATGTAAATTTCCCTTATGCTAATGCAATCAATGGCTTACGTTCAGTGCGTTGTACTGAATGTTGTACCATGTTATTAACTGTTTTTTGGTTTACCTGGACGTTGTTAGAAGCAACTGCATCAACTGGTGCTCTCACAGGTTCCGGTTGCTTGTCAATTGGTGCGCTGCTTTCCGGTACTACTGCAATCTTGTTCTGCCATTGTTCCAGCATCGCACGATATTTTTCGCGATCGTCTTCGTCGAGTTTTTGGGTAGCATTTTTCTCTTCAAGAGATTCCATGATCTTATCCATCAACTCTTTATCTTTCGCGGTGATATCGTCTTTACCCAAAATTTCTTCACCTCGATCAAACTCGCTTTCGGCTTTTGGTTTAGCTTGTCTGCTGTGCTGCTTCGATCTGCTTAGAATCATCAACACGTTTCCGGTTCTCGGTGTTCTCCTTCTGCACCTGCTCTTTTAACAGAGTAGGGTTGTCTTTCAGCATCTGGAGTTCCTTTTCTTTCTCCTTCGTGATCTGTTCTTCCAGAGAAACACGATCGCGCATTTCTTCGAGTTGCTTAGACAATGCTTTCTGTGCGTCTGTCTGCTTCCCGAAACTATAGGAGAACGCGCCCTGTGTCGCTTTAACCTGATCCGTAAGTTGAGAACGGGCTTCAACAATCTTATCTTTCTGATCCTGAATTTCTTGCTCTTTGAGCATAATCAGGTCATCCTGATCAATCTCTAAACCATATTTCTGTTTATCACGCAACGCAGATACTTTCATTCCGCGCCCTGCATCAGTAATGGTTTCCGATCCGGTATATTCACCCAGTGCGTAAATCAGATTACCGATACCCTCAGTGATAGCGGTTTTAATCGTATCACCCAGAACTTTGAACGGTTCCAAAAAGAGATTTTTCAGTGAGTCGCCCAGATTGCTCATATCGAAGTTTTCCAGACCATCATTGATTTTTTCAGCAAGTGTTTTGATGTTCTTGAAATATGATCCGAACAATTCTTTCGAGGCTTCACCCTCGCTTAGAATATCCTGGAACCACTTCTGAACAACCTTAGCCAGAACGTCGATCGCGAATACAATGCTACCAATAATCAATGTCCACTTAGCGAATTTAGCCAGTGCTTCGAGTGAATAACCAATAAAGCGAGACAGTATCCCTGATGTATTGTTTTTGATTGAATCAAGCAATGCTAATACACGTTTACTGAATTTCTTCTCGTCTTTGTCTTTATCACGAATTTTCTTCTTCGTCTTATCAACTTCTGGTTCTTCTTCCGGCACGGGTTCCGGTTCAGGTGCTGGTTCCGGCTTCTTGCTTGCAAGAGCGATAAACGATGTTATCGCTTCTGCAATAGTGCCTGTATGTTCTTCCAGCTTGCTAAACGGATGGTTTCTTACACTAACGGAATTGTCAACAGTGGTTGTGCTGTTGTCTGTCAGTGATGCAGGTCGTGCGGGGCCGACAAAATCAGGTAACTGTTCTGCAAGAGGTTCCTGATCCTGTTCGAATTGCTCTTTAAACCCTGCAAATTTGTCTTTAAATCTATCTTCAAAGGACTTCATACCCTCTTTGATATCCAGCGTATTCAGCGCGGTTTCAAGAGTGTTATTGTTGATGTCCTTCAATTCGTTCATTGAAGCCTTATCCAACGTTGCGTTAATCTTACGAACGGTGGGTTGTGGCTGTTGTGGATTTTGCATCCTGCGACGTTGTTCGTCGCTGTAATATGGGTTTTTAGCCATTATCATTCACCGATGATGTTAAGCCCTTTGATGGTTTTCCCCTCATGCACAATATATACTTCCTGGAGTACGCCACGTTTTACCTCGTCATATTCATAACGATACAGGCTGTTAATTAATTGAATCCGGTTTTCGTCCGTAAGCTCGATCGGTTGCCCGTTGTCGTATGCTTCTTTAATTAGTAATGAAAGTTCATCCAGCATCAGGGTCGGTTTATTGAATACCAATTTGATGTTATCGAAAGTGTATTCATACTTAGCCTCACTGATTTTCATATCATCAAGATTAATGCCGATCTCTTTCAATGCTTCCATTGCTTTATCATCGTTATGATAGTGCAAATGAATCAAAAGGAATTCGGTTTCTGCTGCTGTTAGATCGCGTGGTTTAATCTCGTTGATGATATAATCAAGTAACTGCATAGGGTCTTTCATTGCTTTAATCTGGGTGAAATGACGATAACCCAGACGCGGGATCGTGACTTCTTCACCAGTAGGCAAGGTAACAGTTTTGTTCTTGCTGTTCTTGATGTTTAAACGAGTAACCATAAATTTATCAAGTGTGTTCTTTCTTTTCATAATCGCCTCAAGTATCCCGATATTTACTATTTAGTAAATAGAATAAAGGGAGGATGTCTAATGTCCAATAAAGTTATAAACCGTGTCGTATCGGTTAAATTATATCCAACATATGAAAAGTTTGCTGATAACGTCTATCTTGAATTGCTACCTGCCCTTGTCTCAATGAGTGAGAAGACCATAATCAACGGGACTTCTGAAACATTGATGCAGATATATGATAACCAGTTAATCTATCAGTTGACAGAGAAACCGATCATACAGGTATCCTTCCAGTATAATCAGACGTTGGAACAGCATTACTATGGTGTTCTGTATTCGAACGTAGAAACGGATGATATGAACCGCTCTATATTGCGCCTAAACCTTTCTCCGGTGCATACGGTGTTTCGTCGTAAGTTTTCCCGTTCATTCAGTAATAACGCCGTACAGACGATTACAGAGTGCATGACGGCACTATACAACGATAAGAAACTGATCACCCCAACGATTGACGCATCAAACGTGCGTATACCTCCGGCATGTTTAAGCGGGACATATGAAACCGTGTTTGATTACATCAGGGATAATGGTCAGAGCGTTGATTCGTCCGACTTCTGTTATTTGTGGGAAGATGGTTCCGGTATCTTTATGAAAAGTAATACGGAGATCCTTGCACAAACCCCGATCAAGGCTTACAAGTATAACGTGAGCAACCCGTTTTTAGGTGATTCGCTGGTGTTTACCAAAGGCGAATACATTACGTATAAGGATAACACCACATTATTAGGTGATGCAAGTTTCTTTAGCTTCTCAATGACAGATAAAAAGCTGTATAGCGATATCCTCGCAAGTACAGACATAGAGAACGCGTGGATCACCATGAACCGAAACGCGGTATATGATACCAACTTTCAGAACCCAGACAAACAAGGCCAGCCATTCCAGGCGGTTAAATGTCAGTTGCTGTCCAGCTATGAAAAACGGATTAAGTTTGATATTAATCAAGGTCGAATGGATGTAAAAGTGGGGGCATTAATTGAAGTATTAGGCGACGAATACGCGGGAAAATATTTGATTGTTGAATGTATTCGTGACGTATCAAAAGATTTCCACCTGCAAACATTAGAATGTGTACAGGTGGCGGCATCGACTAACGACGACAGCAAAACAAGCGAGGCTTAGGCCGTTTCCGGTTCCTCATGATAGCCCATAAACAAATCAAATACGTTGTGTATGGGCTTCTGACGGGCTTTCTTGATGTTCTCATAGTTTTCCCGTGGCATGTCGATCATAAAGCATTTCTGACGCGCTGGAACGTCCTGAACAAGCACAAAGAGTTCATCTTCTGTGTATTCCTTGTTAGGGTTCAGTTCGACAATAACACATTGCCATGTGTCGGGATCTGCTGTCTGCTGCATCTGCACCAGGTTAGCGTTTTTCAATCCCAGATTGTGCGCCAGCATTTCATGAACGAATTCACGATCGCCGTCTTCATAACGGAGTTCGTTACCTTCCCAACGGATAAGGCGCACAGTTTTGCTTGGTTCATTTTTCATAACGTGGTGTCCTGCTCATAAGTTCGCGTAAACGTTTCGTCGGTTTTGGTGGGTTTTTGATGATTTCTTGAATCTGATCCCACACTTCCGGTGAAACTTCTTTCCTTTCCATGATAACGATATTCTGATTATCACAGCACTTTCCAACCATTACGGATCGCCCACAATTAAGGCAAATCGTATCAGGGATATCAGGCATTGAATCAATCACTTTTCCCCAGTCGATAGACTTGATCACTTCAAGTCCTTCGGCAATCCGCTTTTCAACTTCTTCTTTTGATAGATTTAGCTCTTTCATGCTGCTATGTGACTCCCGTCATAATTGAATGGGGTTTTATGCGCAAAGAACATTTGCTGATGTTCCCAGTTTTCTCGCGCCTGTTCTGGAGTAGCACCCCATGCAGCATCAAAACCAGTTTTCGCACAACACCAACGAAGATTCGGATCTTCGCTGATGGTTTCCCATGTTTCGAGTTTCTTGCTCATTTCAGTTCACCAATGATTTCCATTGCTGCTTCGATGTTTTCAACATCAGTAAAGGTATTCCCACTAACTTCAAGGTATTTGCTACCAGGAAGATAAACCCCAACCAGCGCACCGATAGCATCGTGGATCGCGTAGTTGCCGTTTTGAAGTTGGTTCGCAGTGTGCATAACTTTCATGATGTTTCTCCTTTCGTTTCGATATGGGTAATGTATCAAAACCCCTCGCGATGTGCAAGTGGTTTAATTAATTATTTTTCTTCCTCGAAGCAAAGTTCTACTTCAATATTAACCAGACAGATTTCAATATCCCATGAATCGGCAACAGGATCGTAAACCGCTTTGTCTTCGTCTGCAACAGGGAGAGCGATAACCCAGCCATCTACAACACGTTTAACACGAAGTCTTTCGAATAATGCTACTGCATCACCCAGAGATTCACCACCATTAGCCAGCTTTTCAAACCGCGCACGGTCTGCCAGGTTGATTACTTTGCCTTCGAGTTCTTTATTGATGTTCATGGGATGTTCCTTTTGTCTGTTTCGTTTCGATGTGTGTACAATAACAAAAGCCCCTCACTTACGCAAGGGGCTTCTTTAACAAAAAGTGCTATTTAAAACAAATCTGCAAAGATAACGTGAATGTCATCCGGTTCGGTCTTGTCGCGTCGAATCTTCTTGATGATTGGTAAGAAGAAACTGTATTCAGGTTCGCCCTTCTTACGCGTCTTAGACTTCTGGAGTCCGTCAACTTCCATTTCGACGATAGCGCCGATATAGTCATCTTTGTTCGCCATGATGTATTCGCGATCCAGTTCTCCGCGTTCTTCTAACGGGATATACACACGCGTAATACCATCTTCATCATAGCGGTAGTCTGTATCAGTCAGACCGGAACCTGTGTTTGTCCTGGCTTCGCCTGATAAGTCTTCAACCACAAAACCACCTACTTTATGGGGTTCTTTGGTATGCGCGTATACGTCGATGATCCGTAGTTCAATCGGGGTTTTGTTCTTCAACTTAACCTGGTCCGCAACGCGTGAATCCTTCCAGACGAAATCGGTATTTTTCAGGATAGAACCCTCTTTACCGTCATTTCGATAGTTGTTGTAATCCAGTTTTGCTTCTGCAATGTTATACACAACGCGAGAAGGGATTAACTTAACACACGATACCCCAGAACCAGCCAGAGCACCATCCAGGATAGACAAACGATCGCAATACGGTTGAACACTCGGAGCATCGCCATAATAAACTTCATACGGTATGATGTCCCAGACAACATATACAATGTTGCGCTGTTCTTCGTCGCTAATAGTGCCTTTCAGGGATTTGTTTACAATCCCGTTGCCCTCTTCGCGTTTCGCTTCTTCCAGTGTTTCGTTCTCGGTAGTTTCCCGTCGAACATCTGCCACAAGACCAGAAATATCATCGTCGTCATCATCCATAAACCCAGCAAGACTAAAAGGAATCCCGCTTGCAGGTTCGATAACAGCTTTTTCAGTAGGGACATAAATCAATTCTCCATCCAGCACAACATCATAACCCAGATATTCGCGGATCTTTTTCAAATCCTTATCCAGATCAACCAAACCTGTATACTCATTTCCAGCGCGGGTTGCTTTGCGAATCTGGTCTTCTAACAGATCCGACATACAACGCGCACCATCGGCTTTAAGCTGAGAGTAAGCAGGGAAGCGAATACGTTTTAAGGCTTTTTCACTAAACGGCGTAGCGAGGCATTGAGGCTGTTCTGGAATAAGTTTCTTCCATACGCGGTTTGGCAGAGTTGTACCCGCACCACATTCAAGATCGCGGTTAATGATACGGCGCAACACTTCGCGATCGTTCTCGTTTACTGATGACACAATATCCATCAGGCGATCGCGGGCTGCATTACCTGTATACTTCCGCGATGCTAAATCGGACATCAGGTCCGCGATTGCATTTGATAGCGGGGTTGTTCCTGGTTTGCCGTCCACCTGGGGAAACTTACGCACATAGAACATAATCTGTTTTGTGTACGTAATTCGGAAAATCTCTTTCAACAATAGGTTGTTTGCATTACGTTTTAAAATTGCTTCCTTCTCTGAGGTTTTCAGAGTCGATGCAAGTTCATTCAATATTGATAAGATCATCTAATTTCTCTTCAATTTCAAACCATGATTTTACGATACTGTGCGGAACATTTGGTTGTTCACGTTCACCACGCAACATGTGAAATAACGGCAACTGACTGATAACGTTATGACACTCGTTTAAGTTTACCGCAAGGTCATCAACAAAGCAAACCAACCGCGATCCGTATTTGGCTTTCGCTTCCAGGTAACGATGTGTTTTTGTTTCACCATGCCCGACGACCATCACTTCACGAAATGCAGACGGGAACAATGTGTTCAGGTTTGCAATACGGTTCAGACTTGCCGTAGGAGTGGTTCCCAGCGCCGTGACAGCGACGAAATCATATTTGGCTTTCAGACGGTTGATCACAACTAACGCATCGTCATACGCGCTTAGATAGCGAATAAACGAACTGTTGTTATATTCTTCCATCAGGATTTTAGCCAGTTGGTGATCACACCCGAATATTTCGGTCATATCACGAAATCTTTCATCGGTGACCATGTCCAGAGCAATATCAGTAGGCATATTGTGTTTAGACAAAAAGAACGGCAACCCCGACTGCCATTTTACGGCGATCCCGTCAATATCAGTCAGAATTACAGGCTTTGCGTTTGTGCTCATTATAAAAGTTTCCAAATAGTTCTTTTTCTTTGTTAATTCGGGCAGTAACCGCGTCATCATAAGACGCAAACCGACCTATATAGATATTCTTTCCATCCTTTTTAATAGTGGAAAGCCATTTGTTTCTTTGTGTATCCCATGATACACCAGGGCAACCAGATTTATTCAACGAATTGATATTTTGTTTCATCATATTCTGTTGATGAGTTGCTGCCTGAATATTACCTACACCGTCGCCATTGTCAACCTCTTTTATGTGGTCAACAACGTCAGGAAGAAACCTATTCCGTGCATAAAAGATGACTCGATGACGGTAGTAATATTTTCCTTTGAACCGGATTCTACAATAACCATCGGGACGGACGGAACCCGCTTCTTCTCCAACAACAGTCTTTTTGGTTATCTTCTTAGCCCAGAAACACTTACCAGCTTCGAAATCTATTCGTAAACTGTCAATGAGTTCATCAAGTTCTGTCAAGATATAACCTCATAACGATCAAGAAAGGGTACTTTTGAATGCATTCAATTCACCCAGGAATTGTTCACGCTCAAATGTCCGATAATATTCAAATTCGATGCACAACATATCATCATTTGTTACACCAATGCCAACGACATCTTGATGATATTTCTTTGCCTGTTGAAGAACGAACGGATCGAGATCCGAACAATCAAAATAAACTACGTAACTCATATCAACCCTTATACATATAAACAGCATCTACCCCAGCATCAAAATCGACTTTATCAAAGACAACGCCGTTTGATGCGCATTCCTTAACATAGGATTCAATAACAACCATGTTATTTGCGCCGATGGTAACATAATACACACCTGCCTTTATAGATAACACTCTGAATCAACGTTGAACGTAATGCATGTTGTGCATACAGTAACGCTAATGGATTAATCGCGCCTTTGAACAGGAACACGCATTCTACTCTTTCTTTTTCACTCATAACAGATCCCTTAGTCGGGTTAAATTTCGCACAAACTCACGTTCAGTGAGCACCGTTTCATTCATCTTATTCTTTCCCATTGAATGAGTCAAGGTACTTTTTCCGGTTGCTTTCAGCGCACGGCGAAACCCTTCATTCAGGAACAACGCATTGTACGCGTTTTCGATAAGGATCTGATAGGCTTCGGATTCACGATGTATCGGAATACCCTTCCAATACAGGGTTTGAGTTGTCCACCATTTTTTCTTTTTGCCTTTGAACTTCGCGGCTTTACCGACCAGAGTACACACATGCGCTTGCATATCTGGATTGCTAAATTTCAGACTTTGTAAAAAGCCCTCCATTGATGCACATTCTACCCCGTCGAATGTAAACGGATGCGGTGCAAAGTTGCTCAATGCGCATGATGGGTATTGACTACCTGATCCGATATCCATTATAAGAACCATTTCGCAAATGCAGCGCCAACAACAAAGCTAAACACAAAATACCATACACATAAAAAGATGATTTCTCCTGTTCTCTTTTTCGGTTTAGTATTCGCAGTAATAGAACGAAGTGCTTCATTCAGATCTGAATTATCAACCACGGTCTTCTCCTTCCTTCTTCCCTTCCTGGCGAGCACGTTTACGACCTGCACGTACCAGAGAATCATAATACGGACGTTTGCGATCGATGTTATCAGTTCGGTACGCTTTACCGTAATGACTCGTTTTAAACCCGTAATACTTCATTTTGATTCCTTAGTCTCATACGGCTTGTGTAAGCCACGAGAAGGGTCGTAACGGTCGTATGTAGTACCGTTGGATGCCGAAGTGATAGAAACGTCTGTGCGTGTCTTCCAGGCTTCCAGCGCGTCGAAAATTTCTTGTATGCTGCGTTGATAAAATTCATTAGTAACCTACCTTCCATACTTTTTCGAATTTGTCGAAGATTGCATTAATGCTTTTCAGATATGCGGTTGCGTCATCTTCTGAATTTGTGTAAATCGTAAACGAATAACCCACGAATTCACGACAAGCTGTAACAGGGGTGATGCTGGTAATATTTTGGTTATACACCCGCATTTTGTTCATCATGTCTTCGGTGAACTCATGTTCGCAATATTCTAAAACGTATTTCATTGATCACATGCCTCGTAAGTTATTAAAGTGTTGCGCTCGTATACGCGAGCAAAGTTACGAATATCTGCATTTCTGCTGTTGTTCTTAGCAATATACGCGTCTTCTTCCGTTTCGAATGAGTACATCAATTCAGGATTGTTCGAAAGGAACAGTTCGCCGAAGAAATCACGCTTTACGTATTGCTGACCGACTATAAGAACATAGTCTTTTTTACCATATCGCATCATGCACCACCAGGGCCAAAGTTGTATTCAACTGGTTCTACAACAACCTCGCGAACCACACGCTTTTCATCTTTCAGATCTTTATCTCTTTGTCACGGCGGCGTACTCGGTGATCAGTTCAACAATGAGGTGTTTCGCATAGCGATCTTCGCTGTTACTCATGAACCCCAATACTTTCTGTTCTAATTCTTTGGTTTTGCTCATTTCATACACTCCCAACAACTTCGAACTCTTCACCAAATTCTGGGTCGAGGTTAAAATGATTACACATCCAACCATCCTTTTGACGTACTACCGCTTCACACAAATCAGAGCAGAAAGATACAATCTCCAGATTTTCCCAATATGGGAACTCTTTAATGCATTCTCGGTTCTTTGGTGAAATAAGATCACCTGCTTTGAAATTTACCATCATTAAGCCCTCGCACCAATGCTGCGACGTTTGAACACTTTGACACTATGAACTCCTCTGTTATTGCAAGTGCTGGTGTTCAAAGTTTCGCTATTGCGAGCACCCAGAACCAGAGTTTTAGCAGGGGTAACAGGGACAGCGATAACCACAACAGCGGCCCAACGAGCACCAACCTCTTTATCAGTACCCAGGTCGATTACAGCAGAGGTATTTTTACCAGCCGCCAGAACATACGCACGGGCTTCACGACGAGTTTTGAAGCAACCAGGTCTTTCATGTTGTAAGTTTTCATAATGTCATCCTCAAAGTTAAGTTGTTCATAATGTCATCCTCAAAGTTAAGTTGTCTTGCCTACGTGGTTAAAGATACAAGAAAGCCGGATTCAACGCAAGCATTATTTTCGATATAAACGAAAAAAGCCGTCACCTTTCGGCAACGGCTTGATTTTAATAGTTTTCTTCTGGCTGGAACACCGCACGACACGCCCACATAGAGGCTTCTTTCAGTCGGTCTTTTGCCATTGAATTTGATGTGTACGTTCGAGCATTTCATCAAGTTCTTTTTCTGTGTGTGATTCCAGATCTGAACAGGCGTAATCACCTGAATATCGTTTATCAAGATCATCCAGGATAGCACCCAGTTCATTTTCTGCTGCTTTGATACGATTCACGATCGTAATTTTTTCATCAGTATGGGGTTTATACCCCTTGATATCTTCAATAGACATTACATGCTTTCCGTAAAGGTTCTGGCGATAACGTCGCGCTGTTGTTCTGGAGTCAGTGCATTAAAGCGAACTGCATAACCTGAAACGCGGATCGTTAACTGTGGGTACTTCTCAGGATGTTTCACAGCATCTTCCAGGGTTTCGCGACGTAGCACATTCACGTTTAGGTGCTGTCCACCTTCAACTTTAACAGTCGGTTGAAACTCAATATCAACTTCACGTTTTGCGAATGGTACAACGCGAGATTTTCCGATCACTGAATCCACTTCGAGAGTTTTTGATACTACGATCCGAACATCGTTTCCTTCTTCCAGATAGATAGTACCAGTATGTAAACCTTCTAAAATTTGATACGCTTTCATATATTACCTTTACTTGATTTTATAGAACCGGAACGGGTTGATGTGGAATGCCAGCATCACACGGTCTTTGTTGTCTGGGTTGTTTACTTCCGATTTCAGTTTCCACCCGCAATAGACACGCAGACAGAATTGAATGTTATGGATACGTAGCCACGGCACGAAACCGAATACACCCCACGCAGATTCGTTCCACATCACCAGGAAGCCATGATGTTTAGGATCGCTTGAACTGCTGTCTACCAGTTTGTTTCCTTTCCAGTAGGTGTGTGATATAGACTCACGCCCCAACACATGATACGCGAAGTTATACGCCTTGTTACGCCATAGCCACGCCACACGTTGAGCATAGACACCGACAGCGCCCCATTTGCGAATATCTTTCCAGCGTTCGATGTGTCCACCGTCACCATCAATCGGGTTATCATAGGTTTCCATCCATCGGAACCCTTTAGGCAGATGTCCTACTTTTTCATCATAGAACGGAACCACAAAGGGGGCTAACAGGATAGCAAGAACACCTGTGATAATGTCTACCGGAACCAGTAAGATCCAGCTTGCGTATTTTAAATAGCGCATAGTTTCTCCAGAAAAAAGGCTATCCGAAGATAGCCTGTTGATTAAATTTCGTATGCTGCGGTTATTACAGATTCGTAAAGTTCTTCCGGTGTTCGTTCAATGATTGGGTTTGTTTCCCCGCACACGTCCTGATCATAGGGATCATCTTCAACGTAGCATTCATTAAATTTGAATTTCTTCCGGTAGTCGTCTTTATGGAGGTTTGATTTCCACTCTTTAAAAGTAACGCCGTAGGGTTCTTTGAATTTAACCGGAGACATCGGAACAAATACTTGCTCAAAATGTCCGTCTGGATGATATAGCATCTTTTCACGAAACTGCATATAAACCTCACATAGATTTCATTGCATCGATTAAATGTTTTGCGTCGTCGAATTCTTCCAGCAACGCATCATTATCAACTGGTACGAGTTCGTTTTTGAATCCACCCGTGATCATATATTGGATCAAAAATTTCGACGCGTCAACTGTTAAAAGCTTGTAGTTTGTCGGGGTAATGCCGCTACGCTTAATCAGTGTAATAATCTGCCAGTTGAAATAAGTCCGTCGATATTCTTCGGGGTTGTTTACTAACGGTGCTGCAAGATAACCCTGTGTAGAATATGCGGTAAGCGCATCACCAAACACGCGTTCAAAATCAGGAATTTCTTCTTGAAATAGTCGCATGAGTTCTTCGTTATAGTGTCCATGAGGATGCACAAGAATATCACGCATTTTCGGAGCCAGTTTAAACAGGGTAATCAGACCAGATGTATTCATTTCATTTCTCTTTAAGTTTAATTTAATTTGTGGGCTGGGAGTTTCTTTACTTCACCCTGCATTCCAGGGAACCTATTACCCGATACCAACAGAGCCGATCCCATAAGATACGGTTGCATATTCGGAACCATTTAACGGCATTGCGCCAGCACCCTAATTTGGTGGCCCCTTCCGTGACTCGAACCGGAAACCACACCCTTATGAGGGGTTCGCTCTACCAATTGAGCTAAAGGGCCAAATTTTTAGAACTGCTTACGGTAAATTTCTTGTACCAGCGGATCTACACCTTTCGCATACTTACATACGTCTTCGAACTGGACGATGTATGCCATGACTTCATCGGCACGGGATTTAAGTTTACCCTGATGCGCATCGATGATCATTGCTGTCATCACGTCAATACGCGCGGGGGCTTCCAGGATATCGCCTTTGTCAAACAGTTTTTTAGACTTGCTGACAGTATCAGCGATAATTGCTTGAATAGATTTAGCCATGATTAGATCTCGTAAATTGCTTGAACAGCTTTATAATGTGCGGAAACGTATTTTACTTCTTTGGTACGTGCATCTTCCGCGCTAATAACACCCTTCACCAAATCTGGATCAGGAACATTTGCCATATGACCTTTCGGAAGAGGAACCATTTTACCCAACAGTTCTTTTGCTTTTTCTTCCGGTACATCCGGCCCTACAGAAACGATTTTACCAGAAATCGGTTCTTCGCCTTGCTGACGAATTCCAATAAGGAATCCAGATTCTGAAACGATTTCGGAACCAGCAGGACGCGCGACAGTTTCGATAATCACATATTCAAAAGATGCTTTTACTTTCAGTTCAGACATTTTGTTACTCATTGTTGTTAAACACTACATTAGAAAAGTTGATATGAGGTTCCAACTTTTCCCGTTTAATTTGTTCCACTTTGCAACCATATTTTTGCAAACGCGAAATCCATTCATCATTACCACGATCGTATTTATCGAGGAAATATACAGAAGTTATTGCACCAATCGCAACATACCATTCGATGTGTTTTGCACAGTTCGGACACGGTGAAGCGGTTGTGTATAACTCTGCGTTATTAAGCATGATACCATTAGTATGAGCACTTAGCAACGCTTTCATTTCAGCGTGAATTTCGTTATCGTTCGACCATGCTGAATGTTCTGGTCGATGAATTGCTTTCAACTTACCTTCATCATTCAGCATATGATTGTTATGATCGGCGCATCGACAATCAGAATCAACCGTATTATTCGTACCCTGTGAAACCACACGCCCATTCATTACAATAACAGCGCCTACACGGTTCGATATACATCGAGAACCCTGACTTTGCTTTATGGCGCGGATCATATGAAGTAATTTCATTTAATCTCCAAACATAACTTGTAAAGCAATTGCATCATGACCACCCAACGATTCACACATTGGCATCGAGCAAGAGCTTTCTTCTGTCTTGCTCGACTGATATGGTGTTATCTTAGAAGTCGGTTTGTTTGGTGTGCTCATTATAACAAGTATAATGGATATGATGCACATTATCACTGCCGCTACGATAACATTTTTCATTTGTCATCCATCACGGTTAATAACTGCTTCATGAAATCAGAATCTGGATTTACTACGCGATACGTGCTACCAGATCGCGTAATCACTTCAACAAATTCCGTGTTCGCTGGATGACTATAAGATACAATCGGGCTAGTCATTATGTCTACTTCTGGGTCTAAACACACTAAACCGAACAGACAGCCATACCGAACCTTATCTTTATCAGTGAGAATCCATGCTTCATGAACCTCAACTATATCACTCGGATTTTTTGTTTCATTCATAGGACACCAGCCCAAGTAACAAATTTAGATACCGGATTCCATTGGATTCCGAACTGTTGTTCAACGATACCACGTTGACTAATGATCCCCAACAGGAAGGAGAACTGACCGTCACGGACAAGTTTCACATTATAACCAGCAGGAAGCCGATCAACAAGACGTTGGCCTAACTGGTTAATTTAGTTGCAAATCTACAGGATTGTCAACTTTAACACGATCACCCAGTTCAACCATAACATTTACATTTTCACGTTCGATCATAATATATCTCCTTTTGTGTGCGAGTATCTTATCATACCCGCACTCACTGTCAACTGTTTTTTAAAAGTCGCCGTAATCAACCTGGAAGCACGGAATTCCGTTCATTCTCCACATCCCTACTGGGGTGTCTCGGTCGTCCACTGCAAGAACAGGATAATACTTATCGAGAATCTTTTCAACAAGTATTTGCTCTTTTACGTAAAAATCGTGACGATGATCACCTTCTTCACGCATGAAAATACCATCACTCAGGTCAACATCATACGCAGTAAGGCTTGCTTTGGTATCATGTGCGCATTGTTCCGTACCTTCACGCCCCGATACAACAACACAGGCATAACCAGCGGCTTTATACATCCTGAACAGTTCCTGAACCGGAGGGTTAGCAGGATCGTCGATTACCTTCGTGAAGTCATACGGGCTACGCTGTCCGACTTTGGTCAGAGTACCGTCAACATCAAAGATAACGCATTTCGGTTTGCTCGGATCTGCAAACTGCATAGCCGGAACCCAACCGCGTAATTTACGGTACTGTTCGAACATTTCCCATAAGCGGGAAACAGGTAAAGCATTTACACCGCGTTTATGGTTGCGTTTCAGAAGTTCAACGATATCAGCATCCATCCATTCGATGTGAAAATCTACTTTCGTATACTTCGCGATTTCTTTCCAGTAAACATGGTCGCCTTTTTTCAGGTGCGTGTTATGCACAATCACATTCTTACCAGAAGCAAGAGCGTTTAACACGATGTCTGCCTGTAACTTAGTGACCAGGTTTTCTTTCTCTTCGGTGAAGCGGTATCCTGTGAGATCGCCGCCAGCACAGTAAAGGGTTCGACGGATGTCATCACGGGAAACAGTCAACGTGTTCCCCATTTCACGCGCTTTCTCTTTCGCCCAAGTAGTTTTACCGCTACCTGGTACGCCTACAGTAATAATCAGATTCATTTTAAATTTCTCAACTTACATTTTTCTGGGTATCCCACTGTACATAGGATATTATCGGTTTGATCTTTCTGTCGCTTGACATCATTCATCCAGCTACGAAAAACCAATGAGTCTGGATATGATAGCGCAACATATGGGTTTCCGTCAAACGGCATAACGAGATATTTCTTCCCGTCGATTTCCCGTACTTCTGCGATCACTTTCCATTTAACATCAACCGGATTCACTTTAGCAGGTAAGGTCGGTAAAACCTTTTCTGGGGGCTTTTCAGCACACCCAACCAACAGAGCGCCGATGATAAGGACTAACACGGAGATTTTCATTTATCGAATTCCTCCATATACTCTTCGAATGATTTGTTGATCTTGATTTCAATCAGTCCTGGCTTTTTGAATAACAGATCTTTACGTCCCGCATCTTTCACCAGTTGCTGATCCTTCGCCTTTTGCTCTACGTATATCACTGTGTTGGTGTTGTTTGTCTCTTTGACTTTCTTGATATCAGCTTGTAATGCTTTGATATCATTAGACAATTGTCTGTTTTCTATTTTGGTATCGACTGCAATATAAAAAAGGGCTATCAAAGATAGCCCCACAATCACAGGCCATACCAAAGAACTTAACTTTGGTAAAGCTGGTATGTTCATTTATACTCTTCCGGTATGAACTGTTCGTAATTTTTAACCATCAGAGAAACGATGTTATCAACCAATTTTTGTTTATCGGTATCATCGAAATATCGCATCATCGGGCCAAAGATAATGCGCCCATCTGGGGTTAAATCCGAACTCAGTTTGATTGCGTAATCCTTACGGGACAATCCTTTAGTATCTTCAATCGCCTTGAATGCTTTTGCAGACAGGCGATTCAGACTATCGAGGAACATAGTTTCAAACGCATCAATTTTCTTGAGTGAATATGTATCATCCAGGAATAATTGTTTCAGGTCATCAACTGTGTTATCAACAATATTTAAGAACAAATCTTTGTTATTGGTGATGCTATCCTTCGTGCGGTGAAGATTCACGTACCAGTTTGTTTTTGCTTTCACAAAACCTTTGTTCGTCTTGATTACGTATCCCTCGAAACCTTCTTTCGTGTACGCATCTGCAATAAACGCATCCAGATCGGTGATTTCGATTTTCTCACGTTCAACCAGGTAAGGACGCAACACAGCATCAGCAAAAATATCCTGATACGGTACGTATTCACCTGTATCGTTGTTGCGAATGTTCAGAATCACAACAGCAGGGTCTTGATAACCAATTACAATACGGTTAGTTGGTGCGACGTATTCCATGTTGACGGTGAATCCATCGCGAACCAGTTCTGTAAGGCGTTCGAACAATGCGCGGTTAGTTTGGATCACGCTCATTGCGTCCATAGCCTGTTCAGACTGTACAGACGCTTTTGACTTAACGCCCAGATAGCCGGAATCACAGAATGTAGAGATCAGGGAACCATCTTCCTTAATCATCACATCAACTACGGTGTCGCCAATCGTCACAGGAGCCTCTTTAAGTGCTTCCCATGCCTTTACCTCGGCGTAGTTGAAAAACTTCTCCATAGGACGGCTGACGAGTTTTACGGGGGTATCCCCATCCATTGCAAACATAATGCCGCGACATTCCAGCGCACCAGGTTTCAACCAATCGGAATAACTCGCCATACGATAGTTGAAAATGCGAACGTGGGTCTGCATTACGGTTTTTTGATCAATAAAGTAAAAGCATTCGGTTTCGTTACACAGCTTCATCAATTGGTTGAAGAGTGTTTTCTGGTTTTTTGTTAGCTTTGTCATAATGCTGTTTGTTCCATTCAGGATTGATTTTTCGGATCATGTTGATTTCATAATCATGATATGTCTCTTCATCGTGTGTTGTCACAATGAGATTCACACGCTTACGTTTTTTGATTGCCATTTCCAGACGTGCGGTTTTCAAAATGTTGCTGGGGTTTGCTTCCCTCCAGTATTTTGAATTCCTGTACGTATCTAATCGCTTCCACATGTCTTTTGCTTTACCAACATACACGATCACGCCGTCGATTTCAATACAGTAAACGCAATTTCTTAACTCACCACACTTGATAAAACTGCGGTCTATTCGACCGCATTTGTCAAGAGACATTCTATAAACTTTCGATTCCATCATTCGTTTCTCATGATACCCAACCGATGCAACTTATGACTTATTGAATCGGTAGAACGATTCATTTTAATCCCTATCGCTGGGTTGTTGTAACCCTCCGAATGTAAACGAATTAGTTCGGATATTTCTTCCGGCTTCCAATACTTTCGTTTACTTCCTTTCATATCATTATCGGATGAACTTGCATTAAGATCTGAATGTTTACACAAATTAAAATATGCGTCAACTGCTTTTTGCTTTTTAAATCGAAGGTATGGAATGATTCTCGGTAACAGAATCAAGAGATCCGATGATTTTTGAATAATTAGGTTGCACATCAACGTATTACCTAATCCTGTTCTACTGGTTCTTTCATATAATTTTGCATCAACACCATCGTTAATCAAATCAGATTGAATGCTAACCATATCATCCCATAGTTGAATATGCTGTGTAAGCCCAACCAGATAACCATTCTTTCCTTTTTCACTAATCCATCCATCACAATCAACACAACCCGCCAGGTATGCGTATAGATTGTGATGGACTCCCGTATAAACGGGAATCGCATCAATCATGTTATGTCCTTACGCGTATTTTTGTCGCCATTTTGCATAGGCTTCGTCGCTGATCTCGGTGTTGAGGTTGCCAACCAGGTAAGAACTTACTTCAACCTCTTGCGGGGCTACCTGAACGTTGTCAGACTTCAACCATTTGTTCATCCACGGATACGGGTTAGGACTCGGTTTAAACGGAGACTGTAACCCAACCGCTCGCATACGTTGGTCGGTTAAGTGTTCGATATAGGCGATTGTACTTTTCAGTGTCACGCCGTCAACATCACCAATACTGAATAAGTGTTCAGCCCATTCTTTTTCCTGCTCGTAAACTTCGAGGAAAATCTGTGTTGCTTCTTCTTCGTACTGATACGCGATTTCTGCCATTTCTGGGTCATCTTTACCCATCTGCCAGAGTCGGATCTTGCTTTGAGTACCTTTCTGATGAAGTGCTTCATCACGGGCAATCAGACGCATGATCTTTGCGTTACCTTCCATCTTGCCCTGTTCGGCAAAGTTGAACGTAAAGGTAAACGAGACATAGAAACGAATCGCTTCCAGAGCGTTGACAGCGTGCATACACAGATAAAGAGCAACCTTACATTTGCGCATTTGCTCTTTGCGTTTCTGTTCGTATTCAGCGATCGATTCGTCTGGGTATCCGTGGGATGTCATCATTTCGATCTTGAGAACGATGTTTTTCAGTTCATGACATTCTGCGATCAGGTCATCGTAATATTTTGTCATTGAAGCCGAACGTTTCATAATCGCTTCGTTACGAAGGATTTTGTCGAACTCTTTAGCCGGGTCGATATGCAAGTTACGCTGAATGTGTGTATAACTGCGGCTATGAATTGTTTCACTGAAAGCCCATGTTTCGATCCACGTTTCCATTGAAACATCAGAGGCAATCGGGAGAAACGCCAGGTTAGGGCCACGTCCCTGAATGGTATCTAACAGGGTTTGATATTGCAGGTTAGAATCAAAAATGATTTTCTCGTGTTCCGGCATTTTTGCATACTGCATACGGTCGATCGACAGATCCACTTCTTCCGGTCGCCAGAAGAATGACAGTTGTTTTTCAGTCAAAGTTTCGAATACGCGATGTTTTTGTTCTTCATATCGGGCAACCCCAGTATCTTCACCGAAGAACATTGGCTGTTCTAAGTGTTTGTGATCGGGGTTTGTGTTCATTACTGTTAACATGAGTTTACCTTATAAAAAGCCCCCGAAGGGGCATTATCAAATCTTACAGCCTACGCAATCATCGGCTTCTGCTTCGTCTTCACCTGCACCGTCGCGGGTGTTGTGATAATACAGAGTTTTCACGCCGTAGTAGTTCGCATAAAGCAGGTCATCAATGATGGTTTCAGATTTCACTTTACCATCTGGGAAGTTAGCCGGATCATAGTTGGTGTTTGCAGAGATCGCTTGATCAACAAACTTCTGCATAACAGCAACATGAGACAGATAACCTTTATTACCGCGTTTTGCCATTGTCCAGAGATAATCATAGAAATCAATCTGATCGTTCTGGTTCGGTACTACCTGGTTGAATGAACCTTCTTTCGAAGATTTCACACTCACAGGACCGCGAGGCGGTTCAATCCCGTTTGTTGAGTTGCTTACTTGAGAACTACTCTCACATGGCATTAAAGCGGAAAGAGTTGAGTTACGCAAGCCATATTTTTTGATTTCGCCGCGCAACCATTCCCAATCGCAATTATACACAGGTAACGCGAGTTCATCCACGGTTTTGCAGTACCAATCGATCGGTAACAGCCCTTGTGCATATTTTGTTTCATGGAACAGTCCACATGCACCGCGTTCTTTCGCCAGTTCCATAGAGGCAACCAACAGGTTATATTGAAACGCTTCCATCAGTTCATGAACGTTTCCGGCGTATGCTTCTGAGTAGTCGCAATAGTTACTTGCCAACCACGAAGCATAGTTGGTGATACCAACGCCCAGAGAACGACGCTGTTTAGCTTTCAGAGCCGCCGCAACAGGGTAGTTCTGGTAATCCAACAGGTTATCCAGTGCGCGTACTGCAATACGTGTAAGGGCTGGGAATTCGCTTACATCAGCGTTATCGAGAACGATAGCCATAAGCGTACACAGTCCGATTTCACCTGCTAACTTGTCGTCATCATCCAGAGGTGACGTTGGGATCGCAATTTCACAGCAAAGGTTCGACATACGAACAGGAACGGAGAAACTGCCCTGCTGGTTGACGTGATGACTGTTGAAAATATATTTGCGTCCGGTCTGTGCGCGTTCCTGAACAAGCAACTGGAATAAGTCTGCTGCTTTAATGCGTTTCTTGCGTACCGTTGGGTCTTTTTCCAAACTGGTATAGAGTTCTTCGAACTCAGTCTGATCAGCTTGATAGAAAGCATCATACAGGCGATCATTTGCAACGTCAGGGCTGAACAGTGTGATGTAATCGTTATTGATTAAACGCTTATACATCAAATCGTTAAGCTGAACGCCATAATCCAGGTGACGAATACGGTTATTCTCAACACCTTTGTTGTTTTTCAGAACCAGCAGGTTTTCAACTTCCAAATGCCAGATCGGATAATACAACGTTGCAGCACCACCACGAACGCCACCTTGTGAACAGGATTTAACCGCTGTCTGAATATGTTTCCAGAACGGGATCACGCCTGTATGTACTGCTTCACCACCACGGATTTTAGAACCCATTGCGCGAATGTGTCCAGCATTAACACCGATACCCGCGCGTTGTGAAATATACTTCACGATCGCAGAGGTTACAGCATTCAGAGAACCCAGTGAATCACCTGATTCAATCACTACGCAACTGGAAAACTGACGCGTAGGAGTACGCACACCAGCCATAATAGGCGTAGGTAACGACAGCTTACGATCCGAAATTGCGTTGTAGAAATCGACAACATGATTAAATGCGCTCAGGGTTCGCGGTTCGTCCTGATGCAGACACATAGCAATCAGCATAAACGCATATTGCGGTGTTTCGTAGATGTCACCGTTGGTGCGATCCTGCAACAGATATTTCCCGATCAACTGCTGTACGCCAGCGTAAGAGAATTCAAAATCTTTATCGTGCTTAATATTCTCTTCGAAATATTCGATATCCGCTTTAGTCCATTTGGTTAAGATTTCTTTGTCGTACTTCCCAGCATCAACCAGTTTAGTGATGTGTTCGTAAAATGGAATCGGGTCGAATTGCCCGTAAACGGTTTTACGAAGTGCGAACATTTCGAGGTTCGCCGCTACATACTGCCAATCTGGTTCTTTTACGGAAATACGATCCGCTGCATATTTGATAGCTACGCCCTGGATCTGTTTGGTAGTCATACCATCACGAAGCAGGTCAACGACACTTTCAAGGAATGCGTTAACATCAATATTCTTTCCAACACTGGCCCAATTCAGGACTTTAAACAGTTTTTCTTTTTCGAACGGCTGACTTACACCAGAAGATTTAATTACTGTCTTAATTTCACTCATTATCTTACCTTGTTAAGAAAGGGGCTTTCGCCCCTTTTGTTTATACTGCCATAGCTGCTTTTAGCGAGCCGTGATGATTATAATCTTTCAAATGGATGGAGTCAAAGAATTCTTGATCCAAATCAAGTAAGCTATTTACCTTCGGCATGTAGAGGGTCGGAAGCGGTAACGGTTCACGTTCCGGCTTCAATAGTTCTTTCGCTTGCTCGATTGCGTTTTTGTAGATATGGACATCACCACCTGTCCAAACCAGATCACCTACTTCGTACCCGCAAATATCAGCGATAATATGCGTCAGGAGAGCGTAGGAGGCGATATTGAACGGCAACCCTAAGAAGACATCAACCGAACGCTGATACCACTGTAGAGACAGTTTACCGTTGATTACGACGAACTGGAAGAAACAGTGACACGGACGCAATGCCATTTTATCCAGATCAACAGGGTTCCATGCGGAAACGATGATCCCGCGATCGTCTGGTGTGGTTTTCAGTTCGTTGACGATCCGAGCAATCTGGTCAACGCTGTGATTTCCATACAAATCACCACCGAACGAACGCCATTGATGACCGTAGATTGGCCCCAGATAACCATGAGAGTATCCCAGCGATTTAGCCTGATTTTCGTAGTTATCGTCCCAAATAGTGCGTTTATCGCTTCCTATTCCCCAGGTCATTTCACGTAGTTCATCAACGTTAGTAGAACCGGACAGGAACCATTGCAATTCATGCTTACACGGTTTGAAGAATAGCTGTTTGCTGGTCGTTGCTGGGAAACCTTCTGCGAGGTTCCAGCGGGTTTGCGCACCAAAGATACGGATAGTACCTACACCAGTGCGGTCGGTTGATTCAACACCATTTGCCAGAACCAACCTGATAATATCAAGATACTGTTTCATTTCATGCCTTTTTCGTATATCGATCAATTACGAGTTTTGCAACGCGTTCGTTGTCGTGAATATGGATAGTTTCAAAATCACAATATCCGTACTTCAAGACTGCATCATAGAATTCTTTGACGCTAAACGAAACATCACGTTTAAACGCTGGTGCATTATACACACGATGTCCATAAACGTGAGTTATGACTAATTCATCAACCAGTGTATTATTGATTGCTTCCAGAAGCAACCCCTTACCACCAATGATACACACATCACTATCTGGATGCGTTGCTTTCATCACGTCGATTGCAGCAGACAACCCGCCACAGTGAATAATGTAATCAGCGGTATTCCCGTTCTTCGTTACCAAACGTTGACCGGATGCAGACAGAACGCAATGAACTCTCCCTGGCAATTTACCAGGCAGAGAAGTAAAAGTGTTTGCACCCATGATCAGGACACTATTTGCGGTTTCTGCTTTGAAGTTCTGCAAATCCTCTTTGCAGTGTCCCCACGGTAAACCCTGCTGGTAGCCAAACGCAAAATCTTCGTCATATGCGTCATTACCGACTGCGAAAACTGCTTTTACTTTGCTCATAATCCGATCCACATTTTATTGTCTTCAATATCCACGATGTAGCCCATTGCTTCCACCATGACGCGTAACTTGTTTTTACATTCAGCATTATAACCGCGAATCTTTTCGAATTCAACAGAAAAGATTCCTAATCCGTTCATACGAGCATTGATGATCCGTGATTCGATATCAAAGATCATCACGTCTAAGGGACTCCATTCAACAGAATGTAGTTTTTCGCGAGTTAACAGCGTCGTATGCTTTGGTAGTTTCATTGGTGTACAATTTCCCATATAACCATTCTTCCATTGTGTTTAAATTTTCTTCCAGTGGTGTGAATCCATAAGATCCAGAAATTACACCACCGTGCCATATATCAATTTCCAAAATTTCAGTCACAGGCGGCGTTGTCAATACATGATCACGACATGCAGCCATAGCGGTCATAATGGAATTGGTTACTGTCAGAGTGTTACCCTGTACGGATACCTGAATAATCATAATTCAACCTCCGCGATTTCCCATGCTTTTTTCAGGGTGAATAGGTTCCGGTAGTGCATACGTAGAGATGGCGTAGTAAACCCATTGATACATTCTACCGCTCGTTTCATTTCTTCGAACTTTTCACGGGACATAAAGAACCCTGGATGAACAGGCAAAGTAAGTCTTTCCCATTCGAAAGTTTCGTTGATCTCTTTGCTGGCATTGACCAGAATTACGGATAATTCAAAATCACTTGGAGGAATCCAACCCAGATTGATATACACGCGTTTCTGCGTACCTTCTTTCAAATTTTCAAAATGCGCCCATGTTGGACAACTCATAGTATTTTCCTCATAAAAAAGGGAACTGCTTTTCAACAGTTCCCAGTATAACACAATCAGTTAGTGTTTCAAGCGCCAGAGAGCGATTGCTTCATCAACTGCTTTTTTAATTTCTTCCGGCGTGTCTTTGCGTCCAGCTTTAACCAGAGCGGAGAGCATAGAACGAATGGTTGCATTCATCTGTGCTTTCTCTTTAGCCATTTGCGCCTCATGAGCCTTATCAACTGCTGGGGCTTCTTTCTTTGCTTCCTGGGGTTTGGTAGGCTGTGCGCCTAACTCGTCCTTAGCTTGCGCCTCAGTGCGTTTCTGTTCGGCTTCTTTCTTAACGTGTGGTGCGGAGAACTTACCAGCTTTGAAGTTGTCGCGCATCGCTTCCAGGATCTTTCTTGCAGTATACCAATCAGCAACACCACGCAACTGTTTCAGAGTATCAACCATCAGACCGATACTTGCACCTTTGCTGTCTTCGTCAATGTCGATATCTTTCAACCATTCAACATGACGTTGACCAGAGTGCATGAAATTAAAACTGCTGAAACTCCAGAAGCCTTTACGGTTGCTGATCTCGCGTTTGAAGTGGAAAGTCAATCCAGCGCCGTTATCAAACTCACCGTAGTTGCTACGGAATGTTGCACCCGCTTGTTTCAATGCGTTGAAATAATCATCTTTGCTGATACGGTTAACAGTGCGTTTCGGCTTTTCTTCCGGCTTCGGTGCTGCTGCTTGCTGTGCCATACGTTTGACGAAAGATGCTGAACGGTGTCCCGCTGCGAATTCTGCGTTCATCTTGTCAATGATACCGACAATACCGTTAACGTTCGGTTTTGCTTTCTGCATTTCTTTGAAAGTGTCGATAATCATATCCAAACATGCGCCGTCTTCGTCTTCAAACATAGTACCGCGAAGGTTTGCAGCAGAACGGAATTTACTTACCGCTGGGTCGTATACCGCACTAAACACATACGCACCTTTACGCATCATTACATGACGATAGAAACGAACTTTCAGGTCGCCTACAGGAACATAGATATCATTACCGCTAATTTATGCGTCTAAGTGCTTGCGGAAAGAAGTCATATAGTCAGCACGTTTGAACTTGAGGTTCTTTTGTGTCGGGCTGAAAATTGATGCAAGTTTCTTGGACGGGAACAGGCTTTCTGGTGTGATCTTATCTGGGTTTTTGCCCCATTGATATTCACGGCTTGCCATTTTATGTTTTTTGGTTCCAACCAATACCAGAGTATTGACAGAAACACTACCCAATGCGCTTGCATCAGGAGACATCAAACCTTTACCTTCTTCCGGCTTGCAGTAGAAAGCGAAATCAAAGTGAGCATCACCAGAAGTGAAACGGAACACAGCAGATACGGAAATTGTATCTTTCTTGACTTCCTGTGTGAAGGTCGTCGGTTGTCCGGTGTATTTGGTGAAGTATTCAGCGAATTCCTGTGCGTTAAATTTCGTGCTGAAATAGTTCTTAGCAACAACAAAATACGCATCCAGTTTTTCTTCCCACGCTTTTTTATTCGCTGCGTGACGCGCTCGCATATCCATCATAGTTTCGCCAGAACTGTTTGTTCTCGTTACTACGTCATATGCCTGGTTAATTTTTTGCATGAGTTCTGTGCTACCACCACGATCGGGGTGATTACGCAGAGAAGCACGTTTGAAGAGTTTGGACATTTCGGCTTTGGATTCAGTACCAGTAGCCCCTAAGATTTCCAACGCTTCGCGATGTGTCATTTTTTCGTTAATCATTTTCCGTTCCTCAAAATAAAAGCCCGTGCAACTCAGTACACGGGCAACTTTAAGGTATTTATGTTCAGGTGTCAATAGATTTTTTCAAGAAACCATACAGACGATTTGTTATTCAGTATTCGCGTTAGCTCTAACTGATTGTCTTTAAAGGCTTCTTTGACATCTTCCATAGTAACAACGTGTTTTTCTTCCAACAGTTCGTTGTGTAGATAATACCTATCCACTTCGGGAGAGGTCTTTAAATCGAACTCACGTTCTAACATGATACCGCCATATCTTTGATTGATGGTTTTGTGAACCGTCCAACCTTAGACATGATGATGTGTCGATCGAAATCTTGCGGATCAAGATCCTGATGACTGATGACAATAACGTTACCATCGACAGAATCCAGAAGTGATTTAATCGCAAATGAACCCTCTTTATCAAGTGGCCCATCAAACACTTCATCAAGTACCAGCAGAGACAGATCCACGCCGGAGACTTTACTTGTTACATCGCGCCATGTAAACAGAATTGATAGGTTGATTCGTGCGCGTTCACCCTGGCTGAATGATGCGTAACTAAAATCATCGCGTCCCAGAGATTTGATCGATTCGTTGAATTCATCATCCAGTGTAAATTGATAATCAGCACCCAACAGATTCAGATAATACGCAATCTGTTTATTGAAGTACGGAATATATCGTTTTACGATACTGGCTTTCACACCTGAATCTTTTAACATATCCGTAACGATACCACGGATATATTTTTCTTTCACGTATCCTTGACGTTTATCATTCAGTTCTGTTTCTTGTTGCTGCAACTGCTTAACGGGTTCTTCGTCAATAACGACTTCCGCGCTTGCCTGTTCCATAATAGCTTGTGCGCGTTTAGCGTTGGCGACTTCGTTTTGTAAAGTACCTTTCAGGGCTTCGTATTTCGTTTTCATAGCATTCAGTGCGCGTTGCTGTTGAAGCAACTCGTTCATAATGCCTTGCAACTCGTCCTGTTTGGTTTTGATCAGCGTTAATCGTTGTGTACCAGCTTTGATATTGTTGGCGATCTCTTCCATGCGTTCAGGAGTGGGCTTAATCGCCTGTTTACAGGCCGGACACTCACCACCTTTCTGATACATCACTTCCAGCTTTTTAAACTGTTCTACAGTCATAGAGAGGCGCGTATAACCATCACGGAGTTTGTTTATATCTTCCGTTCGGTCTGCACCAGTGATCACCGTTTCTGCGATCTCCGCTTGCAACTGCATAAGCTGTGCTTTGATGTTCTTCGCGGTTTCAACGTGACTATCGTAGATCTCTTTGTATCGTGCGTTGTTCTGGTTCGCTTTAGCTCGCTGTTCATCAATGAAGCGCTGGTGTGTAGCGATCTGCTGCTGGATGTGGTTCACCTGCATAGACAGGGTATCCAACTGCTGATTAACACCACGAACATATGATTTGTTCAGCTTATCCATTTCACTGATAACCGATAGCGACAACAGGTCTTCAACCAGTTTACGGCGATCCGGTGTTCTCAGTTCCATGAATGGAGTATAACCAGCAGTACCCAACACGATTACCTGTTTGAATCCAACCAGGTTAATATTGAGCATGGATTCAAGCTGAGATTGATAATCACCCGATGCCGAATCTTCTGCTAACTTATCGCCGTTTTTCCAGATCTCGAATACCTTCGGCTTCTGTCCACGTACAATTTTGTACGAGTCTTTGCCATATTCAATTTCGAGTTCAACAAGGCATTTCTTTTTGTTGACACTGTTTACCAGTTGCCCGACTTTTAGATCACGAAATGACTTACCAAAAAGAGCATACGTCAACGCTTCGATCAGTGTGGATTTACCACCACCATTTTTACCCGTAATCAGGGTTTTCTTTGCAGTATCGAATTCGAGTTCGATCGGGGTATTCCCGACCGACAGAATATTCTGATACTTAATTTTTTTGAAGTTTAGTTTCACTTAAAATACCTTCACTAAGTTCTGCAACCATATTAACGAGTTCGACCTCAAGAGCGTATGACAATGTATCATCGTCTAACGCATCAAGCATCAGGATAGAAAACGTTCTTGAAGAATGCCAGTTATCTTTAACGAACGTCAAGCATACACTATCATCGCTTTTGCTTACAATATGGTCAATACCGAACGTTGTAAGCAGTGGCAAATATAATGGGGTTTCCCCAAAATATTTTTCATATCGTTCATGCACTTGACACCTCCGCGTAAAGTTCACTTATCAGCTTGTTAACGTCTTCTTTTTCGTCGTCGCTTATTTGCATGTTAGCGATGTATTCCCCGATCAGGCCACGAACGGTCTTGATCTCAAAATCTGTATCGACGTTCGAATCAGTCTGGATTTTGTCGATGATGCTGATTTCATGTGCAATTTCTTCGATCTTGGTTTGGAACTTGGCAAGACCGCTGTCAACTTCACTGACAATCAGACGTACAGAACAATTACGGAACTGTTCTAAATCGACATCCTTTTGTGAAGGATACATGATCCGGCGATGGTGGCAAACTGGATTTGCAATGAACGTTAGTTCAGGGGAACCAGTAAATTCATAGAAACCCCGTGTTTCGTCTTCATCGTTCGCGCTCATAGTCAGAGGCGTACCAATGTAAAACACGTTATCACCCTCGTTAGCGTGGTGATAGTGTCCAGAATAAACGCGCTCGTACTTCTTCAAGAAATCAGGTTCTAGCCCATGATCGGCTTTGCTGTTCTTGTAGAAATAATAACCAGACAGTTCGAAGTGTCCCAGGCAGTAATTCGATTTTGACTGTTTGATAAACTCGAAAATCCTGTGACTGTTTTCCTGACAGATCCACGGTATCAGGTCGATCGAATTCCCGTTGCCTAAATCAACCGTAGTCGGTTCATCAATGACATTGAAACATTCGTATTGACTTAATATCTCGCGTGGCGCGTTGGGGCGTATACGGTCTTTAAACTGGCAATCGTGGTTGCCGACCAGAACATCCAGCGTGATCCCCGCCTCAATCAGAAGAGGAACCAGCTTTTCACGAACGAAGTTCATCGTTGTCTGTGTGGTTGCTTTTCGAACATCAAAGAAATCGCCAGCATGGAAACCGCGAGTGATCCCGTTTTCTTTGCAATATTCTACAATCTGTTTGAATACCGCATACAGGTTTTCTTCGTTCCAGGGGTTATCCTGGCGAAGTCCTGCATGTGTATCACCAATTAAAACATAATTCATAAGAACCTCAAAAACCCCCGAAGGGGTTTATTTACCGTATTTTTCAGAAGCCATGACGAACAGATCTTTAAGCTGTTGATTTGAAGTGATCCACATCGTTTCAATCAGTTCATCGTTGTATGGTTGTTTGAGCATATCACGCATCTTTTTGATAGCGTACACATACTGTGCTTTGTTACCATCAAACAGGGCATTTTCAGCGTGGTTGTGAAGTCGTTTCCATTCAGCGCGGTTCTTACGCATATACTTCTGTGCTTTGCGTAGCGCTTCCTGTTCAACACGCGTACCTTTCAGGGATTCCAGTTCTTCTTCACGAAGTTCTGTTGCTGTTTTCTCGTGCGCCACTTCGTCTAATACTTCATGCTGCTTGTTCATAGTAAGTGATCTCCATGATCATTGTATCGGCATTTATTACATAGTCCAAACGTCCACTTTCTATAGCGAAGTCTGGATCTCGTACATCAGTAGGGTCGATGATAACGGGAACACCTACGTTCTGCAACTCTAATTTCACAAGGTAAGGAAGCAGATCAATTTCGTTGTCAGCATCTGCTAAAATTTTGTTCAGGTCAATTTTAATTTTCATAGAAACATTTCCAAAGTTGGCGATTCGTCCACAACCTCGATTTTATCTTTAGGTTTTTTCGCAGACTCTTCGTACTGATTAAGTTTATCATGGATATCCTGAATGAAAGTTTCATCAGCTATCGCGGTCATATCAGTATCGTCACTATCGTAAACGTGTTCCAGGAAGTATTTGTATTTTTTCGCGTTCTCTTTCTTCTCGTAAAGAATGCGGGTTACAAACGCTTGCCAGCAAGCCTTGTTGATATACCCATAAACGTTTGTATATTTGGTTTCATCAAAATTATGTAAACCGGAAATCGTAGCGGAAATACCATCATCGATCATATCCATTTTCCAATCTTCGGAATAACGGTTGAAGTTGTATCGACGGGCTAAACCATGAGCGATGTTCATGATTGCAATACCCAGTTCATCAGGCATTTTGCGATCACCAGTTTCACGGATCTGCTGTTTCCACTTACACATTACCGGATACAGCTTATCATTATCTGCATAAATCTTAGTAGTCATTATATTCTCCAAATTGAATACATTCATTATAGCTGATGGAATTACGGGTTTCAAACCTACTTCCAATCTATATTATTTAATAAAAACAACGCGAAGCGTTTCCGTGAGCGAAGCGAAACGGATAGGTAATATTGGTTAAAAAACATACCAAAAACTACATTTTTCTCTATATATAAAATATAAAAATTTAAAAGTGTAGTTCTGTAGTTAGACACTCACTACGTTCGTGTCCTTCGCTTCGCTCAGAATCTTGAAGTGATCTATTGACTTTGAAAAAGTGATCACTATAATCATCACCATTCAACAACAAGAGGTATTGATATGTCTTCATTTGCAAGCATGTTCAATCTGAACAGTCTTATGAGTAATGACGACGATCCTGTTGATGTGATGTGTGTAGATATATCGAACCTTTCGGTAGCGACGTTGATGAACAACTTCAAGCCGAAAGACCAGAAAGACATCAATCAACAAATTATTCGTCACATTGTTCTTGACACAATCCGGTACAACGTGGTTAAATTCAAAGGTGAGTATCCAGAAATTGTCTTAGCCTTTGATGATAACAAGTATTGGCGAAGAAGTAAAGCCTGGTACTACAAAAAGAAACGACAAATGGAACACGCGGAATCTGAATGGGACTGGGATTTTTTGAACGGTTTCCTTCACCCGACTTACGACGAGATCCGCGAAAATCTTCCGTACAAAGGCTTGAGGGTTGACTTCGCAGAAGCCGATGATATTATAGGTGTCGTTACAAAAAACGCAGTAGCGCAAGGTAAGCGAGTCCTGATTGTATCAGCAGATAGCGACTTTACGGCACTGCAAAAATATCAAGGTGTTCGACAATGGTCGCCTACCCAGAAGAAATGGGTTACGCCGAAGTATGGTACACCTCGTAATGATTTACGTATGAAGATCATTAAGGGCGATAAAAAAGATAGTATCGCTTGTATTAAAATGAGAAACGACTATATTGTTACGAAAGTGGAAGGTGAACGAGCACCGCAAATTCGTGCGAACGAACTTGAATTGTGGCTTGAAGCCGACGACCCAACTGTACACATGACCCCTGAATGGGCCGCACGGTACAGAGAAAACGAAGAACTACGAGATTTCGATTTTATTCCAAAAGATGTTGCAGATGAAATTGAAAAAGCGTACAATAATCCGAAAACGGGCAACAAGGCCAAAATGGAGAAATACTTCATGGAAAACAAACTTGTCCGTATGTATGAAAAATTAAGTGATTTTTGAGGTAACAAAATGAGTGTAGAATTACTGCAAGAAAACCCTGATATTGCCAAAGCAATCAAAGACATGATCAAAGATGCTTCCAACGTCAAAACCCAGATCGAAATTCATCAGGGTACGCTGAAAGATATCAAATCCAAAGCGAAAACTGACTACGGCATCGACGGTAAAACGTTTAGCAAGCTGTTCAACCTGTATCACAACCAGGCGCGTACCGAGTTCGAAGAACAAAACAACGAACTGATCGAACTTTACGATGTGATCGATAAGGCGTAAAATGAGCGAAATCGGAAATAAAACCGAAGTAGGCTTGTACATCGAAAATCTGGTTGCCTCAGAAGGGGCAACCTACATGGAAGCAACGTTACAGTGGATGGATGAAAATAGTATCGACTATTCCATGTTGAATAAAACTGTTCCGAAAGCTATCATTGACAAGATTAGCGATGAAGCAATCAAAAATAATTTGTTGCGTCCTTCTGTGGCTAAAGACCACACAACAACGCAAACTCTGGATGATTTCATGTGAAATTTAAAACCCCGTTTGGAAGTTCAGACGCTAATTCCCGTTTGAAACCGATTGCGGTATACAAACTGTATCTGGTGATGAAAAATCACTTTGCGGGAAGGTATGACGCGATCAAGTACAAATGGGAAATAAAGATCACTGAACAAGCGTTCCAAAAGAGAAAAGATAGGTATTTTTTCACAAAGTTAGCCGAAAGGTTTACTTTCAAGGAGATTTACCTTATACTACTCTGCAATATGGTGGCTAACCCCGACTTTTGGGTTGGGGATGTAGACGAAGATACGATCGTGTTTTATCGTCAATACATTGGTAAGTTGCGACGAATTGATAATATTTTCGTGGAAGATGTAAAAAACCTGTATGAATTTTCCCGCATGAAAGGTATACCCCTATCAACGGTGTTTCAGTATAGCGTTAAATCGTCCACTTCTTATATCAGTAAACTCGTTCAATCAGGGGTGATTTCTTACGAATCTTTCTTGATCCTCGATTCGTTTTTAGACATCATAAATAAACACGATGAAATTGCTACAGATTTCGTCTGGAATGAATTTAGCAAAAAACTAAACGCGTACAGAAAATTAGTTGAAATCAGTAACGAAGAAATCGTAAAATACCGAAACTTAATGAAACAAACCTTAATTAAACTAAACGAGAAATAATATATGTCCTTTTTCAAACGTCAAGATCCAACTAAACTTCAAGAACAAGTTGCAGCCCTGAAAGGTTCCTCCGGTTTTCAGAAAGACGAAAAAGAGTGGAAATTAACTCTGGATGCACAGAAAAACGGTTCCGCAGTGATTCGTTTCCTGCCTAACCGCTCCGATGATGAATTAGCATTCGTCCGTATCGTCAACCATTCATTCAAAAAACAGAATCAGTGGTATATCGAAAATTGCCCGTCTACTCACGGTGATTATGATGGTTGTCCTGTATGTCAGTATATTACTGATAACGACCTGTTCGAAAAAGCAAAAGCCAACAAAGGCGGTGAAGCCGATAAACTGTTGGGGCAAATCGGACGTAAACAATCATTCTGGGCTAACATTCTGGTAATTAAAGATCCAGGCAATCCAGAAAACGAAGGTAAAGTGTTTAAATTCCGCTTCGGTAAGAAGATTATGGATAAAATCACCGCAACCATCGCTGGCAACCCTGATCTGGATGAACCTGGTATTGCTGTAACCTGTCCGTTCGCTGGTGCTAACTTCACCCTGAAAGCGAAGAAAGTAGGCGACTGGCCTAACTATGACGACAGCACATTCGGTGTACCTGGCCCGATTAAAGGTATCGACGATGAAGCAGTTCAGAAAGCGATTTTCGAAGGTATGAGCGACCTCCGTCCTATTACCGCACCTGATCAGTTTAAGCCTACTGCTGAACTGACCGCGAAGTTCACCAAAGTATTCGGTGGCGGTGCTGCAATGGGTGCTGGTTCAAGCGCTGGTGCTGATTTGGATAGCGAGTTAAACTCATTTGACGCGGATCTGAAAAACTTCGATAATGGCAATCAGTCCGGTAGTGTTAAAGAATCTGGCGGTGTCAATCAACTGAATGTTGGTGGTTCTGTACCAGAAGACGATACTCCGTTTGATCTGGATAACACTTCCGGTGATGACGACCTGGATAAACTGCTGGATCTGTAATGCTTAACGGGGGCGAAAGCCCCCAATTCTGAAAGTTTGAGGTAATTATGAATTTAGAACAAAATGTATATGTTGCACACCTGAACAATGTTCGTAAAGCATGGGTAGGTAAAGTGCCTGGACAAGTAAAGGCGATGTTTTCTGCTATGCCTCAAGCTGAACGCTTCGAGCATTATAAACGTGTCGATGAAGCAGTTTTAGCTGTACACCGTGGATTAGTTCTGGACGCTCGCGAAGCGGGTAATAAAGTCAACGAATCCGAAAGCAAGAAATTACTCGATAACGCTGCTGATAATGTAGTAGCAACTCTGATTAACGGCACTTTTGCCTAATTGAATACTATAGGTTGAATATGAAATTCTCAAAACAAACAATTGATATCCTGAAAAACTTCTCCCAGATCAACCCGTCTATTATGCTGACCAAAGGTTCGTTCATTATGACGAAATCTATTAACAGCGTGGTTTATGCGGAAGCCGAAATTCCCGATGTAATCGACGAAGATGTAGGTATCTACGATCTGAACTCATTCCTGAACATGATGAACGTTGTTGGTACTGATGCTGACGTAAAACACGATCTGTCCACTGGCGAAATCGTTATTCGCGGAGAGAAAATGAAAATCGTTGAGCGTTCATGTGATCCGACGACTATCGTCAAACCTAAAAAGCGTCTGCAAATGCCTGTAGCGGATCTGATTTTCCAGATTAGCGCTAACGATTTCGAAAAGCTGATCAAAGCATCACGCATGATGAAACTGACCGACCTGTCTGTTGAACCAATCAACGGCAAACTGGTAATCACCGCGAAAAGTAAAGAAAGCCAATCAACATTCTCTGTTGAAGTTGGTGAGTATGAAGGTGACAACGTTTTCAATTTCGATATGAAAATTGACAACATGCAGTTCATCAACAGCGATTACAAAGTTGATCTCCGCACAGGGCGCTGCAAAATTCTCTTCCGAAAATGGCGTTGCCTACGTGGTTGTACTTGAAGCAACCAGCCAGTTCAAGTAAGATAGTATGAATGGGGCTTCGGCCCCTTTTTGATAATAAATTGAAGGTAATATTATGGAACTTAGTGAAAACGTACAACTGATCGAAACCAAATACGGCAAAATTTCCCAATCTCCTGATGAATTCGCATGGGATCAACGCTACCGACCGACCACGATTGATGAATGTATTCTTCCTGCTGCTGATAAAGAAATTATGCGTGGGTTTATCAAGTCTGGTCGCATCGACAACATGACACTGGTTTCTGATTCCCCTGGTACTGGTAAAACCACACTTGCGCTGGTTCTGGGTGCGGAAGTTGATGCAGAAGTGATGTTTGTTAACGGTTCCGATTGTGGTGTCAACTTTATCCGTTCTGATTTGGATCGCTTTGCATCCTCAATGACTCAGAAGAAAGGCGGTAAAATCATCCTTATTGACGAATTCGATCGACCTGGTATGGCAGAAGCACAGAAGCACATGCGTAGCTTTATCGAAGCATACAGCAAAAACGTAACGGTTATTGTTAGTGCTAACAACATTAACGGTATTCATCCGGCGCTGTTGTCTCGCTGTCCTCCGATTAAATTCGGTTCTCCTTCTAAAGAAGAACGTATTGATCTGATGAAGCAAATGATTAAACGTTGCTTTGGTATTCTGGAAATCGAAGGAATCGAGTATGACCAACAGGTTATCGCTGCGTTCGTTAAGAAACACTACCCTGATGCACGATCCATCGTAAAAGCTCTTGGGTTCTATTCTAAGCGCGGTAAAATCGATGCTGGTATTCTCAGTGAGATCGTAGGTTCGGACATCACACCAGTGATTGAGGCGCTTAAAACGAAAAACTTCAAAGCGCTGCGATCCGAAGCGATTAAGTATGCGCCTGAGTATGAAACGTTCCTTGCTAAATTGCTGGACGCGGTTTACCCGATTGTTACCAACGAATCTAAAGTTGCTTTGATTCAGGCAGTAGGCGAAAACAACGCACAGTACGGGCTGGCGATTAACAAAGAAATTCACCTGCAATACCTGTTCATGGGTTTAATGCTTACCCTAGCCTGGGAGGGCTGATTATGTCACTGGCTGCTTTTCTCGATGAAGATGAATTGAACGAACATGAAGCGGCCTGGCGTTCTAAAGATTGGGACAAGATCGAAGAACTTGTAAAAGGTTACGGGAAGGACAAGGAAAACACCTTGTTCATGATCCTGGAAGAGTTGAATGACGGCAAGAAACCTCTGGTAATTGCCGGACTCGATACCTATGACAAGTATTTTATTGACAATGCAATGAGCCAGCACATCGACACGCTGATCCCTGCATACACAATGAATATGATTGGTTCCGGTCTACCTGACCAGGCGCACTTTAATTATTATTTGCATACCGTGCGCAAAGGTAAGCGATTCGGGGCGTGGGCTAAACTCACCGAAGATAACGAAATGAAAGTTATCTTGTATGTTCTCCAAAAACGGTATGGTGTAAATACACGTATAGCAATGGAGTATTACGAAGAACTCAAATCGTTGGATAAACTTTCTGAGTGGAAGCGTAAAAATATGAAAGTTGCTTTATCTGTGTTGGCTGTTGTTGTGAAAAATAAAACTGACCAGAAAAAGGTTGAACAATTAATAAAGAAATGGTGATATATGAACATGCTCGAAATCAAGCTGTCCAGCGACGACAGTTTTTTAAAAATTCGCGAAACGCTGACCCGTATCGGGATCGCAAATAACAAAAAGAAAATGTTGTGGCAATCGTGCCATATTCTACAGAAGCAAGGGCGCTATTTCATTACGCACTTCAAAGAACTGTTGAAACTGGATGGTCGCCAGGTTGATATGACCGAAGACGACGAATTGCGCCGCAACAACATTGCGAGACTTCTGGAAGAGTGGGGGATGATTAAGATCCTTACACCTGATCTGAAATTCTCCGAAGAAAACAACTTCCGCGTACTGACCCACGCACAAAAAGCCGAATGGACTTTGAAATACAAGTACCGGATCGGACATTAATCAAAAAGCCCTTGCATTTCTGCAAGGGCTTTGTTATATTGGTTGTACACCAATTATGAGGACTAAATTATGAAAATTAGTATTGAAGAAATTCTTAAATCTCTCAAAACAGACGACCATTTGATTATCCGTCTGCACCGCGACGAAATCGATCTGTCTCTGACTTGCAATCTCTCTGATCTGCGTACCTATAATTACGCACAGGACTACTTCCCCAATTTCTATAAACGTATCATGAATGAATATACACTGCTGGTAAATCAGTTGAGTTCGATTGAAGAACATAAACCCCTTCGTGATTCTGCACAGCGTTCACTTGATCTGATCAAGCTGGCTGGTGTATCATTTCTGATACGATTAAACGCGGAGAAAGAAAAACGTAATGAATGAATTTTATCTATCAGTCGAACAAATGGGCGATCATATCTATGAGCGCTTCATCGACGCAGACGGACGCGAACAAGTTCGTAAAACAAAGTATGAACCTACGTTGTTTCAACACGCTATGGCGGGTACTGACTCGCCGTATAAAGATATCTATGGCAAAACCTGCATAAAGAAAAAGTTTGATTGCATCAAGGATGCTAAAAACTGGATGCAGCGCATGAAAGATGTTGGTATGGAAGCGCTGGGTATGGACGATTTCAGGTTGGCGTACATTTCCGACACCTATCGAAATGAGATCGAATATAACCGCGAACGTATTCGCATTGCCTCGCTCGATATCGAAGTTACAGCGCCTGAGTTCCCCGATCCACGCGAAGCAAAATACGCAATCGACGCAATCACACACTATGATAGTGTTGAAGATAAGTTCTTTGTGTATGACCTAGTTGAAGGTGGTTTAGATGAATGGGTAGCCTCTAAAGTTGATACTGAAAAGGAAATCAGCGAAGAGGATTTGAAGAAAATCGTTTATCGTGCATTCCAGACTGAAAAATCTTTGATGTCTGCATACATCAAGGATTGGAAAGAAAGAACCCCAGTAATTGTTACTGGTTGGAACTCGAACAAATTCGATATCGCTTACATCATCACACGTTACCTGAACATTTTCGGGCAAAACGTGGTTCGTCATTTTAGCCCGTTCGGTAAGGTAACAGCGAAGACGACAACAGACCAGTACGGAAACGAACAGTTGGGATACGAAATTTATGGCGTGTCTCAAATGGATGGGATGGATCTTTATAAAAAGTTCAGTTTCACCCCGCAACCGTCTTACTCTCTGGGCGCGATCGCTGAGTACGAAACAGGCAAAAACAAAGTTGATTACGAAGGTTCTCTGTCTGAACTGCGTCAGAAGGATCACCAGACGTACATCACGTACAACATCGTTGATGTTATTCGCGTACTTGATATCGACGGTAAGCGTAACTTTATTGAACTGGTTCTGTCTGTTGCGTACTACGCAAAAATTAACTTCCCTGGGGTTATGTCTCCGTTGAAAACGTGGGACGCTATTATATACAACTCGTTGCGTGAAGATAAGATTGCGATACCAGAAAACAAACGACATACGAAAACCCCGTATGACGGCGCATATGTTAAAGATCCGGTTGTCGCTCCATACAAATACATTGTATCGTTCGACTTAACCAGCCTGTATCCGTCTATCATCAGACAGGTGAATATAAGCCCTGAGACAATCGCTAACAGCTTCGCGGTGCGTCCTTTGGATGAATATATCAATAAGACCGCTCCACGTCCTAGCGATGAATTTAGCTGCTCTCCTAACGGGTGGATGTTCAGGCGTGACATTAAAGGCGTGATCCCCGTCGAGATCAAGAAAGTATTTGATCAGCGTAAGATGTGGAAAAAACGAATGATGGCAGGTGAGCGAAATCTTGAATTAATCAAGCATGAACTCGAACACCTGACAGACGCGCACAACCAAATGATCGATCCTGATTTCGATTTCTATTCTGATTTCAGTGATGAATCGAAAGCGGTACTGAAAACGTTAACTAAGCAAATGCTCAAAGCAGTGAAGAAAGTTTGTGAGAAGAAGATCGCACAGGCCAACACCGCACAGCTTAACCGTAAAATCAGTATCAACTCCCTTTATGGTGCGTTGGGTAACGAGCATTTCAGATACTTTGATATCCGAAACGCCAGCGCGATCACCATGTTCGGGCAGTTGGCTATTCAGTGGATTGAGCGTAAAGTTAACGAATACCTGAACCAGTTGTGCAACACTACCGATTACGCATACGTGCGTTACTGTGACACGGATTCAATTTACGTGTGTATGGATAACGTGATCGAGAAAGTTGGTGGTGAAAGTAAGTTCAGAGATAACAACCATTGGGTTGATTTCCTGGATAAGTTCAGTCGTGAGCGCATGGAACCTATCATTGATAAGGGCTATCGCGAACTATGCGAGTACATGAACAACGTCGAACACTTGATGTTTATGGATCGCGAAATCATTTCTGGGCCACCTCTGGGATCGAAAGGATTGGGTAGTTTCTGGACTGCGAAAAAACGCTATGCGGCTAACGTGTGGGACTCCGAAGGAACCCGCTATGAAAAGCCTAAGCTGAAAATCATGGGAATGGAAACCCAGCGAAGCAGTACACCAACAGCAGTTAAAGTATTCTTAAAGGAAGCGATCCGTCGCATTCTGCAAGAAGGTGAAGAGTCATTACACGAATCTTTCAAAGTGTTTGAAGAAGAGTATAAGGCGCTTGACTATCGAGAGATTGCTGGTGTATCATCTGCTAATAATATCACGAAATACAATGATGGTACGGGGCATCCAATTAAAGGAACTCCGAACCACATCAAAGGTGTTCTGTTCTTCAACCGTCTTACTCGCGGGATTCAAGGAATCACGCAGATTATGGAAGGTGAAAAGGTTATGGTTCTGCCTTTACGTGATAAAAATCCGTGGCAATCTGATTGCATTGCATGGCAATCCGGTAGTCGTTTACCAAATGAGATTGAAAGTGATATTCTCAAATGGGTAGACTACAACGGATTATTTGAAAAACATGTGATTAGTCCGTTGAAAAACATCACGGAAGCATGTAAAATTGACTACGAAAAACGCGCATCCCTGAACACATTGTTTGGTGATGACTGGTAAGACCTGATGGGGCAGAAATGCCCCTTTTATATAAACTTGTGAGGATTATATTATGCGTGTATATAAACCGGAAAAATAAATGTCAAATAAAGCACTACTGAAAAAACTGATTAAAAACTCGAATAGCCAATCTGCTGCAATTTTATCTGAAAGCGATGTTTTCAATAACATTACCAAAACTCGTACTCGTGTACCGATCCTCAACCTCGCACTTTCTGGTGCGTTCGATGGTGGTCTGACTTCCGGCTTGACTCTGTTTGCTGGCCCGTCAAAACACTTTAAATCGAATCTGGGTTTGGTGACGGTTTCTGCGTACCTCAAAGCTAATGAGGATGCGGTCTGTTTGTTCTACGATTCAGAAAAAGGCGTAACGAAGTCTTACCTGAAATCAATGGGCGTTGATCCTGACCGTGTGGTGTATACTCGTATCACTACTGTTGAACAACTGCGAAACGATGTCGTAAGCCAGCTTGACGCTCTTGAACGCGGCGATAAGGTAATTATCTTCGTTGACTCAGTAGGCAACACAGCAAGTAAAAAAGAACTGGCTGATGCGCTTTCAGACAACGATAAGCAGGATATGACGCGAGCTAAAGCCCTTAAAGGTATGTTCCGTATGGTAACGCCTTACCTGGCTGATCTGGATATTCCGATGGTCTGTATCTGTCACACCTACGATACACAGGAAATGTACAGTAAGAAGGTCATTTCTGGTGGTACTGGTCTGATGTATTCAGCAGACACCGCGATCATTCTGGGTAAACAGCAGGTGAAAGAGGGAACCGAAGTGGTCGGGTATGACTTCATCATGAATATCGAGAAATCTCGTTTCGTGAAAGAAAAATCAAAATTCCCGCTGCATGTTACCTATGAGGGCGGTATCAGTATGTATTCTGGTCTTCTGGATCTTGCGATGGAAATGAACTTTGTTCAGACTCCAACAAAAGGTTGGCGCGGTCGTGCGTTCCTGAACACTGAAACGGGTGAACTGGAACTTGAAGAAAAGAAATGGCGTGAATCAGAAACCAACTCTATCGAGTTCTGGCGACCTCTGTTTACACATCAACCTTTCCTCGATGCAATTCAGGATAAGTACCGTATTCCAGATAAGGAAATCACGGACGGTGCAGCACTTGAAGATCTTTATTCGACTGATGAACCTGAATCAAATAAAATTGATTTAGATGACGATATCCCTGATGATATCGGAATCGATCAAGACGAAGAACCGATCATGTAATATTAGGGGGCATAAGCCCCCTTCCAAAAGGTGAATTATGGAAATTGAACAGAAAACAAAAAAGATTCTTGATGAAGCAATGCAAGATGTTATTCAGGAATTGCTGATCAACGATGAACACGATGTTCCTCATTTGGTGTACATCCATAAGGTTTATTGGGACAACGGTCTGAAAGTTGAATTCAGTACACCTGACGACGATAAAGAAGCATTGATCCCGTTGGTTCACGACGCAATCTATGCACAAATAAAGCCAAATCTCCCAAAGCCTGAAAAGACCTTATGGGCGGCGTTGAAAGTAAAGCTGTACAATTTCTTTCAAATGTTCGCCAATCTGGTTTAAGAGGTAATAATGATCGTCGAAACAATATTTTCAAATCTGGTTTTTAACGGAACGTATTTTGTTCAGGCATGGCCCCATTTAAAACGCGACTACTTCGAAGGTAACGCGCAAGTCCTTTATGATTTAATGGATAAGCACGTTCAGGAATTCAACAGCATTCCTTCACAAACTGCGTTGGAAGTTGCGCTTGAGAAAAAGAGCCTGAGTGATGTAGTATACGAAGACACCAAGAAGATGATCCGCAGCATGAAGAATGCGCCGGAAGATTTGGATTGGTTGATGAAGGAAACAGAAACGTACTGCAAAGATAAAGCGATGTACCGCGCTTTGTCACGCGCAATCGAGATCCAGGCAAACGCTGAAAAACCTGCTGGTGAACGCAACAATAAAATCCCTGACGTTGGGGCTATCCCTGATATCATGGCTGAGGCGTTGGCGATTAGCTTCGATAGTTCGGTCGGTCATGATTACTTCGAAGACTACGAAAAGCGCTGGATGCTTTATCAGTCTAAGGCGATGAAAATCCCGTTCAATATCCCGATCCTGAACGCCATTACAAAAGGCGGTGCGGAACGAGGAACATTGAACATCCTTATGGCTGGTGTTAACGTTGGTAAATCGCTGGGGCTTTGTTCTCTTGCTGCTGATTATCTGCAATCGGGTAAAAACGTTCTCTATATCAGTATGGAAATGGCTGAACACGTTTGTTCTAAACGTATCGATGCTAACCTTCTTGATGTGTCGATGGACGATATCGATAACGGTAATATACAGTACGCGGATTATAAAAACCGCATGGAACGCCTTAAACAAAGCAAGGTCGGGCGTTTAATCGTCAAGCAATACCCAACAGCAGGGGCAAACGCGAACCACTTCAAAGCGCTTATTAAAGAGCTTAAATTGAAGAAGAACTTTGTTCCCGATGTTATTATTGTCGATTACCTGGGGATCTGTGCATCAACCCGTGTGCGTGGTGCTGAAAACACTTACATTTTAGTTAAAGCGATTGCCGAAGAACTTCGTGGTTTAGCTGTAGAAACTAATGCTGTGATGTGGACAGGTGCGCAAACCACTCGTAACGCGTGGGATGCTTCTGATATTAGCATGGGTGATGTTGCGGAATCTGCTGGCTTGCCAGCTACTGCCGACTTCATGTTAGCGGTGATTGAAACGGATGAACTAGCCGAACAGGGCTTGCAAATGTTTAAGCAAATCAAGTCTCGTTATGGTGATAAGAATCATTTCAACCATTTCAAACTTGAAGTTCGCAAAGGAAATCAGCGCTGGATGGATACAGATAACAGCGATATCGGCTTTAAATCTGATTATAAAGGTCGTCAGATGCCGAAAACAGTTGAAGAAGCACAAGGCGCTATGGTAAAACAGGCAGAGGGTAACAGAAGTAAGTTAGCCGAAGCCGCAAAATCTATGAACATTGAATTCTAACGGGGCGAAAGCCCCCTTAAAGGTAAACTATGAAAACTTTAACTATCATCTTCCTGATCCTGCTTGCTTTGAAACTCGCTCAAGTTGGGCTTATGGCTACCGCGTCCTGGTGGTTGGTATTCTCTCCGCTCATTCTGCTGGCGGTGATTAAATTCGCAGCATGGGTGTTCGTGCTGATTGCTGTTGCGGGTATCTTCCCTGCTTTAACGCGATGGATCGCAAAAAATTCCCGATATCTAAAAGTTGTTGACACGGGTAGTCAGTATGATAATATGTCTCCCGTAGACAACGATAGATTAAAAGGAGATACCCATGAACGCATTACTGAACAACCCATACGATGAAGTGATGAATCCTAACCTGGATTTCAGCAGCGGTTATTTCGATGCAGTAGTCAACAGCGTAGTAAACAGAGGTTTACTGGTTGAAATGCTGAAAAGCGCTAAAGCTGATGTCGAAGGTAGCGTTGAGTTTCTTTGGAGCTTCCTCCCAATCGACCCAGATTTCAAACTGTGCTGTAACGAAGTTCAGGCGAAAAACGTTCTTCGGTATCTTATCAACAAAGCATAAAATTAAAGCCCCTTTCGGGGCTTTTTTGTATCTGTAGGTATTGCAATCACATGTGAAAAGTGATACCTTATATTAAACAAAAGGAGGACATCATGAAACTTGCAATCGCTTTTATCTTACTTGTTCTGAACGCGCTGATGGGATTCCCGTTCCCGTGGTTGGTTTTAATGGCTATCCCGTTTGCATGGAACCTTTTCAGGATCGCAGCAGCAGGGTTTGTAATGGGGCTTATGCTTATCATCGGTGCTATGGGCGGTAAAGATGCGTTCATTGGTGTTCTTAAAGCAATCAAAGAAGGTTTGAAAGAGGGTTTAGTGAAATGAACAATTTTGACTGGGGAAACGCGGAAATGCAAGCAATCCCTGATGCAGAAGAACCAGTTTTCGATAGTCCTCATAGTTCGAAATGGATTGTGGCTATTGACGACGAAGGTTACGTTACGGTATTATCTCGACCAAACATACATGATTCATTCTTTGAATGTGGACGCAGTGCGGAAGATATCGGGCTTCCTGATTCCGTTGACATGCCGCCTGGTGTGTATGAATGGATCTGTGGTTTTGACCAAACTACTGACTGGGAAACAGGATATGTAGACGGGTGGGAATTCTATCCAAACGAATCAACATTATTGTATAGTTGGAACAATGGCGAAGTTAACAAAAGCGGAAACGAAGAAACACAATCAGATAATGGATCTGGTGGAGTCTGACAAAGCACTAACCTATGAAGAGAAGTTATTCATTATTGAGAACTTCCATGAAGGTGCTTTTACGAATAATTCTGAGTTAGGGGCATTCTTTACCCCGATCGGGCTTGCTCGCGATTTCACGATCGATGCTTGCACAAGCGGAAGTGTTGTTGATCTCTGTGCTGGTATCGGTGGGCTATCCTTCGCGATGATTCATATGATGATGTACGCAAAACCGCGTGAAATCGTCTGTGTTGAGTTGAACCATACATACTATAAGTTGGGTAAGCGTATCGTACCGGAAGCGACCTGGATTAATGCAGACGCGTTAACGACTGAGTTTGATACTCTGTTTGATATGGCGATCAGCAATCCACCTTTCGGGAAGATAAAGACATCCGATTTTAAGGGTAAGTATACTGGGGCAGAATTTGAATATAAGGTTATTGAACGTGCGTCACAGATTGCCCGTGCGGGTACGTTCATTATTCCTCAAATGTCGGCTAACTTTCGTTATTCTGGTGCTCAATACTTCCAGCAGAACGAATCAACAACGTCATCAAAATGTAAAAAGTTTCTTGATGAAACTGGCCTTGAAATGCACCCAGGATGCGGAGTCGATACATCGTACTATCTGGAGGATTGGAAAGGCGTTAAGCCTTTGTGTGAAGTTGTCTGTATGGAATTCAACGAACCAGAACCCGCACAAAACCTTTTCACTTTCACAATAGAGTAAAGACTATGAGCGACCAATTAGTAAAAAACATGGATTTAACTTACAGTGTGCGAATGATTCGCCTACTGAAAAAGCCCTGGACTGAATGGACAGCATACAAGCTGGGTATTCTGGACGGTCAAGGGGAAGTAATCAAGAACCCTAAGACGAAGGAAGAACAGGAAGCATATTCCCCATTCCATCGCTCTGTAAGACACATCAAGCGCCGTTTAAACGCGGTTCCTTATATGTCTGGATTCATGAACTTAACGAGTATGTACGATTCGTTGCGTAGCCGTTATAATCTGACAGAAGCCGACCACGAACTGATCATGTTGAACATGCCGGAAATGCGTCAAATCATGAACGAAGAAATGGTCGCGGGTGATTCAGGCGGTAGCGTAGAAAATATCGCTTCTGGTGTCACCACTGGCGCGATCACGAACAAAGGGCCAAAGGTTCTGGGTTCTACTCGTCCGTACAAACGTAAACGGAAAATCATGAAAGATGTTGAAACAACCGAATGAGTTTGTTAAACTTCCTCTAAAACGAATCGAAGAAAGAATTGTAAATGCTCGCGATTTTGTCAATAGACATCCGAATATGGGAGCGGCTAAATCATATCTTGATCGATTGCTCGAAGCAAGAGCTACTAAAATCGGTATAAAGAGGTAAAAATGTATCTTGATATTGAGTTTGCGACTCGTATCATGGGATCATTACCACAAAGTGAAATCGTTCGACGGGGTGGTGCATTGAGCATCCATTCCCGTTGTCCGATTTGTGGCGACTCCATGAAAGACAAACACAAAAAACGTTTCTGGATCTATCCGTCGAAGAAAGGCGATCACATGAACTGTGGTTGTTTTAACTGTGGGTATAACCGACCGTTTACTGTGTTCCTTAAAGATTATTACCCTGACGATTACAGGGATTATCTTATGGAATCGTTCAAGGATCGCAAACAAACCAAAACAACACATACAGAACCGCCGAAGGAAGAAAAGAAATACATTCCTGAATTGCAGTTCTGTGAACGTCTGGACACGTTACCTGAAAATCATCCTATCGTTAAGTATGTTGCAGGTCGTCACATACCTAAAGACAAATATGATCGCCTCTGGTTTACGCGTCAATGGCAACACCTGGTTAATTCTGTTAACCCTGATTCATACCCATTGCCGAAGGATGAACCGCGCTTAGTGATTCCTATCTTCGACAACAAAGGTAAAATCGAATCATTCCAGGGACGTGCTTTGCGTGACAATGCAGCAGCAAAATACATGACTATCAAAGCATGTGAACAGTCAACGAAAATATATGGTCAAGATACCATCGATCCGTTGAAAACTGTTTACTTCCTTGAAGGGCCATTGGATAGCTTGTTTGTTGATAATGCTGGTGCGATCACTGGTGGACAGTTAGCACTGTCTGAGGTTCCCTATAAAAATATGCGTGTTTGGGTACTTGACAATGAACGACATCATCCAGATACTACCGCAAGGTTAAAAAAATTGATTGATGCTGGAGAAAAGGTCGTGTTATGGGATAAATGCCCCTGGCCTTCGAAAGATATCAACGAAATGATTAAAAGTGATGGTGCTACAAAAGCAGACATTGCGAAGTATCTGAAAGAAAATACAGTGTCCGGTTTAACTGCAAAATTGAGATTCAACCAATGGGATCGAAGTCCGAAAAAGAAATAGATGGTATAAAGGATCTTCTGACTAAGGTTAGAATAGATTACAATACCGGAAAGGTTTACTGGCTTAAAAATGATATGGAAGCTGGGACGAAAACCAAAAAGGGATATACTCGTATAGAAACAAAAGGCGTGAAATATATGCGACATCGTGTTATATTTTACTCGCGTTTCGGGTATCTTCCTGATATGATTGACCATATCAAAGGTGTCGATGTAGGAGACTTCCCTGATAACCTGCGTCCTGCAAGTACAGCGGAAAACAATGCAAACCACATCAACAAACGCAAAAACAACACAAGCGGTTCTATTGGTGTATACCCTCGCGGTAGCCGATTTTCTGCAAGTATTCAATACAAGGGCAAAAGAAAACATTTAGGTTCGTTTGCAACTGTTGAAGAAGCACAAGCCGCTTACAATGATGCCGCAAAAGATATTTTCGGCAATTTTCATAATGAAGAGACAAATAAATGACTGATAAAACTCCTGTTTTTAATTCCTGTGCGCACCTGGTAAATCCTGCCGATCTGGAATTTGTTGATAATGAATACAAAAAAGTGCTGGCACGTAATGGCGACCCTCTGCAATCTATGCTGGATCTACAGGATCATGCACAGCAAAGCCTTTCTGATACCCTCAGTTGGGTTCCGCGTCCTGATGGACTGAAAACCTGTGGTGAAATTCTGGATTGGTTGAAACTGCAAGATGATGCGATCGCAGACGAGACCCGCGAACTCTACACCGCTCTGGGTGGTATGTCTCGCGGTGTTAAACCTGCTTCTGGTGTCTGGAAGCCGTGGAAAGCAAATCATCAGGAACTGCGTAACCAGGTATTCGCTGAAATGAGCGAAGAAGATAAACTGGAAATCCTGTTCGAAATGATCGACCAGTGGCATTTCTTCATGTGCAAGTTCCTTGCGCTGGGTATGGATGCGGAAACCATCTATAAGCTGTATGCTCTGAAACAGGCTGAAAACCTGCGTCGTTGGGCTAACAACTACTAATGGATATCACCGCGCTCTACATAATATTTTTAATGTCATACATTGTATGCGCGGTGATAACGTATCTCTTTGGATGGTGCGTTTTCCATGTAAACGGTGTTGACAACAAACCCCTGTTGGCTGTAGTATCAATATTATGGTTTATAGGTTTATTCTACGTCATATATGAGGGGCGAGAAAGATGATTGACAAATACTATATTATTGTTACCAAAGACAAAGAAGGGTTTACTATTCCCTACATCGAAAACGGAAAACCGCCTGAACTGTTCCTTGATCAGAACTCAGCAAATGCTAAATTGCAGTTCATTCGCAATTGCTATCAAACAAAAATTGATTACGTGCCTGATGGATCACGTTTTAGTTTATTCCGTAAAACTGAAATGCTTCCGGCTACCGAGGAACAGAAAAAAGAAATGCGTTGGTTTATTGAGAATTCGAAAATTCAAGGGGTAATACTCAAAGTATGAACGAGTTAACATTTGATGATCTGAGTGATGACCAGAAGAAAGGTCATGATCGAGTAATTAAAAACATTCAAAACAAGGTGCATACCACAATCACGGGTGGCCCTGGTGTTGGTAAAACTACGCTGGTGAAGTTTATCTTCGAAACCCTAAAAAGTATGGGGATTAGCGGGTTGTGGTTAACAGCCCCGACGCACCAGGCTAAAAACGTACTCGCAGCGGCTACAGGTATGGATGCAACGACGATTCATTCTGCTTTGAAAATTAGCCCTGTGACTAATGAAGAGATCCGCGTATTCGAACAACAACGCGGTAAAAAAGCGCCTGATTTGTCTGAATGTCGTGTGTTTGTTGTTGAAGAAGTATCGATGGTTGATCACGAAATGTTTCGCATCATTAAGCGAACTATTCCCAGCCATGCGGTTATTCTGGGATTGGGTGACAAAGATCAGATCCGTCCGGTGAATGCTGATGGACGAACCGAACTATCACCATTCTTTGATGAAGAAATCTTTGACGTTATTCGTCTTGATAAAATCATGCGACAGGCAGAAGGAAACCCAATCATTCAGGTTTCACGCGCTGTACGCGATGGTAAGATGCTTAAACCGATGTCGGTCGGGGATATGGGCGTATTCCAACATGCGAACGCTGTAGACTTCCTGAAACAGTATTTTCGTCGTGTGAAAACGCCTGATGACCTGATGGAAAACCGTATGTTTGCCTACACCAACGACAACGTAGACAAACTGAACGCAACGATCCGAAAACACCTGTACAAAACAACGCAACCTTTTATTCTCGATGAAGTGATCGTGATGCAGGAACCGTTAGTTCAGGAAATGCGTTTAAACGGGCAGATATTCACCGAGATCATTTACAACAACAACGAAAAGATTCGTGTTCTTGAAATTGTCCCGCGAACCGAAGTCATTAAGGCTGAAAAGTGCGACGAGAAAATTTCTATTGACTATTACCTTTTGAAAACGGTATCCTTAGAAGAAGAACAGGAAGCACAGATTCAGGTTGTTGTTGATCCGGTGATGAAAGAACGTCTGGGGAACTATCTGGCTTATGTCGCGAGCAACTATAAGCGCATCAAGCAGCAGACAGGTTATAAAGCCCCGTGGCATTCATTCTGGGCGATTAAAAACAAGTTTCAGGACGTTAAGCCTCTTCCTGTTTGTACGTACCATAAAGCACAGGGAAGCACGTATGACCATGCTTACATGTACACACGCGATGCTTACGCTTTCGCTGATTACGACCTGTGTAAACAATTAATCTACGTGGGCGTTACCCGCGCACGTTATACCGTTGATTATGTATAGGGGCTTTTGCCCCTTTGAGGTTATTATGAAAATTATTTTAAAAGCGAACGATATTGATGAAATTCTGAGAGGCGTTGCGCGTATTGGTGATGAAGGACGCGGAATGATTGGTATGTATTCCAGCGCTGACCTAAATGAAGTAATTCGCCGTTTGGAGTTCATCAGAAACGCAAATAAAAACATCGGGATCTATAGTCCTAACGGGCCTTGCGTAACATGGAAAGATATCACTAAAGATATAGAACTGACTTACGAAGAATACACCGTTGTTGTTGCGATCCTCCGTATGACTCGCAACGTATACGAGAAAAAAGAACTTTGGGAAGGTTTCTAATGAAAACTGATATCTCTATGAAATTATCTCGTCTTCATGCGGACCTGATTGCAGATCTGATTTTAAAGACCCCCCGCGAACAAATCCCGTTACATGTTGATTATGATTATCTGTGTGAATTTGTGGAAGCCGTTGAAAATGCAAAACGACTCGAACAATCGATCTACAACTGTGGTTTGCGTCAGTTCGGTATGCAATCATTATGTGGCGAAGAAATTAGCGAATTTGATATCACTCCGAAAGTAGCTCTTGCGTTGGCTGGCTTCATGACTGAATATAGAAGGATTCACCATGACGCATCTTTACGTTGATTATGTATGGGACTACGAAACTGTAGGACCATCACCAAACGGTAAAATCGTCGAACTGTCTTACGTTCCGTTTATCGATGATCCGCACAACCCGCCAACGTTCGAAGAACTGGTGTCACCGCCGGTAAAAAGTATAAATTTGATTTGCGTAAGCAACCAGATCGCATTGCAGACAAATCAACGATCCGATTGGTGGAAACAGCAAAGCGAAGAAGCCCGTGTTATTCTGAAACCTTCGCCTGATGATATAGACCTGTACGAAGGGCATAAACAGTTTTTCGAGGACTTGAAAGCAGATGGTGTAAGCCGTTGGCAATCACTCGATTATGTTCGTGGCCCTGAGTTCGATCGCGGTATCCTGGTTGACGTGGTGCGCAAGATGACAGGGAAGGTTGATATCTTTGATGATATGCCGACCGTGTTCTGGAATAGCCGTGATGTGCGTACAGCCATTGAAAACCGACTGTTAACCCGTGGGGCTTCTACCTGTCCTCTGCGTAAAGGTATTTTGAATGGTTTTGTGATGCACAACTCAATTCACGATTGCGCAAAAGATGCGTTGATGCTAATCTATGCTATGCGTTATGCAATGGGGTTGGAAGAACCGCCGACCGAAGAAGAAACTGACGAACTTAGTTTTCCGAGGAAACGATGATCAAATTAACATTTGCTGGTATATCTGTACGTGCTAAAACATTGGATGAAGCAAAAGTACAGATGTTCGATCGAGTAATGAACCCTGCTTTAATTACAACTGAATATGGTGAATACATCGTTCAGCCTGGCGATACAATGTATTCTATTGCGTATAATCTGTATGGATGCGGTGAACGCTGGCGCACCATCGCAAAGCTGAATCGAGATACAGTTAAGAATGCCAGTCATATTCTTCCTGGTATGGTTCTGAAACTTCCCCAAATGACAGAATTATAATAAAAAGCCCTTGCATTCGTGCAGGGGCTTTGTTATTTTATAGGGACTGAGACAAAAGAGGACAATTTATGTTTGATTTGAAAGAAGGGTTTAAGGTTCTATTCGCATTTGCAATTATTGGTATGATTTCGATTGTATCAATCGGATTATGGTTGTCTTACGAGGCGATCGTTTGGTTGGGTGAATGGCTTCGTCTTCTGGCGGCACGATAGGGGGTTTTATGCGTATAGCTGTATTAGGTGGTACTATGATTAGCCGCACTCTGGTAAGTTGCCTGATTGATTCTATTCGTTGGGTTAATACACCTTGTGTTGATTTGTGTAGTCGAATTCCATACGAAGAACCGACTCCATACAAAGTAAAACCATATAAAGCACCGCGCATCAACCGTGCGCTGCATCGTCAGTCTGTGAACAGGGGAAAATAATGAACGCTCTTATAGTAATTGGCCTTATTCTGATTAGTGTTGGTGGTGCATTTGTGATCCACTCCTTATACAGACACGGGGAAGCCCATGATTGGTTTAAGTATAATACGCGCCAGTTTGTGAAACACTTCCGTGGTGAAGGTGTGACGACCCATGTAAACCTTTACGAAGGGTTCGTTGAGTTCTATTTTACCGGACACGGGGAAAGCCATACACTGAAAAAGACAATAGTAGAAGCAAAAGCGATTTACGACCAAACCCGTGATGGCGGTATTCGTAAACGACTATTGAGATAATAGCACTTTTTGCTAAAGAAGCCTCTTGCAATGCAGGGGGCTTTTTTGTATATTACGCACATACACAAACGGAGGCAATTATGACACGTATTAACACAATCGATCCTTCTCTTCTGCTGAACGAACACCTGATCGCAGAACTCCGCGAACTCCCGCGCATTCCCAATGCCGTTTTATCCGGTAAGGCAAAAATCAACCTGTCTAAAATACCTGCTGTGTATACGCTGGGAACTGGACACGTAACCTTCTTTTACAATAAGCTGGGATACCTTCGCGATCGTCATGCTGCATTACGTGCTGAATACCTCGCACGTAATGGTAAAGAATACATGGACGGAACATATGAAGATTTCGATCTTAGTCCGTTGTTAAACTCCTTGTTTCATCGTCATCTTTGTGCAGACTGGAAACCCACGCCGGAATCAGTGAAAATCAATGTTGAGCGTATCCGTGAACGTTTCGAACTGCGAAAACGTGCTTATCGGTTCGGTACTGAGATCATTAACGACGAAGCCGCATGGGGTACGTATTACGAAAAATTAAAAGAAAAATACGATTTTCTTTGATTTGGGTATTGACCCGAATTTCGATATGCAGTATATTACACACATCGAAACGAAACAGACAAAGGAACGCATCATGAAAAACTTAGAAGCCAAAGTAGTTAAAGCCCTGGTTAAAAACGGGTTCAACGAAAAAGACGCAGTAGCGATGGTTGAAAACAATTTAAATGATGCTCTGAAAATCAGACCAGAAGCAAAACCTGCTAAACTCGCTGAGGTTATCGTATGTATCATGTAACAAAAGTCAGTATCAAAGATATCACGGTGGGCGACACCGTGATTCATCAAGGGCATATGAGAACAGTCGGTAAGGGTGATATTAAAAAAGACCCATTGTTCGGGGTTCTTCTCTTCGGTGACAGTTACAACCTGGCGCGGATCTTGATTGAAAAGGTTACATTCCCGAAATGGTATCAGGGAAAACAGGTTGATTTATGTTCGAATTCTTGATCGTCTTTTCTTTGTGGGTGTTTGCTAACTTTGTTTATCTCGCAGCCCACAATTTTAAACTTCCCGAATTTGATTACGGGATCTACTTTTTCTGTAATGCACCTTTCATTACCTGCTTTATCGTAGCGATCGGAAATTGGGTGCATTCATAGCACTTTTTGCTAAAGACTTCGCGGGGTAGCTTTGATATAGTTATCCCATCAAAACAAGGGGAGGAAATGATTATGATGGTTAACGGTTCAATGCACCAACAAGCGGTAAAACAGTGGACCCAAATGGTTCAAGACGCGGAACGTGGGATCGCATACTGCAATGAAGCACTGGCTTCTGATCTGGAACCGTGGGAACGTAAAGAGTATGAGAAAGTTAAGCAGAATCATATTGCTGAACTTCCGGCACTGAAAGCCCATTTAAATTATTTGCTCGAAAATCAATAAAACGCTTGCTTTAAAATACCGACTTTGATACAGTACACACATCGAAACGAACTAAGGAGATTTACCATGAATACTTTTGAAACTCTCGCTAACGCCGCAGCACCTTACCTGAACGCGATGTTCGTTGCTCGTAACGCACGTTTCCAGGATTCTCCGTTTGAAACTGTTTTCACTCTGGAGAAAGGTCGTAAGTATCACCGCATCGTGCAGGATACTCGCAACAAAGAAACTGGTGAAATGTTCAACCAGCGTTCAGTTGCCGGATTCCTGGATAATGACGGGAATATCTACAAAGCCGCTGGCTGGAAAGCACCTGCTAAGGGTATTCGTGGTAACATCTACAACAACCCAGAAAACAGCATCGATGCGTCTGGGTATGTCAAATACTTACGTTAATCTAAGGGGGCTTCGGCCCCATTTCAGGAACAGAAAATGAAACTATCAGGAACCGCACGATGGACAATTTTCGGACTGATAGCCGCTGGAGTGTTTTTCTTTGCGTGGCAATCAAGAGATCCGAATAAACTGGTTTATCAAGCAGCAGAACAAGCAGCGGAGAAAGACGCCGCTGAACAACACGAAAAGATGTTGCAGGAACGTCGCGATAATGGGTTTGTAGAAACCGTGAACTATACGAATGCTTTCGGTGATGTCACAGATCGCGTTGTGAACGTCTTAGGACGCACGAAGGGAACGACCTTCACCATCACAAGGGAAGGTAGCGGAAAACTCGTCAGCGCCTGTTTTAGCGCGATTACTGACGATGAAAAACGTAATCTTTATGCGCCGTACTTCTCCACGACCGTTTATGCAAAATTTGATGGTGGCGAAACAAAAGAATTTACCGCGAGCAGAGGAACAACAGAAGATTACCTGTGTATTTCTTCCCCTCAACGCTTCCTGTTCAATATGAATCGTGCTAGTGTTATGCAAGTACAGCTAATCTTCCTGGATCACTATTCCAAAGTACCGGAAGTGCATGAATGGAACTTAACAACATATAATGATGTGGTGAACAAATGAGCAGACCAAAAAACAGCAAAACTAATGTAGTTTTATGTTACGACGATAAACCAGGAAAGCCGTGCAGCAACGCTAAATTCATGCACATTGCTGGTTTGCCTGGTATGGTTAAGCGTACATCATATGACAGTCATTATAACGAAGAAACAACGTGTGTTTATCTTGACGATGTTTTAATGGCAGAACGCATCATGCAATGTGTTCACTTCCCTGGCGAACGTCCGACCGTGAACTGTTTTATTTTTGGTTACTATAAAGGTATTGTTAATGAGCAAGTATAAAGTAGGCGACATGTACGCCCCGAAATCGATTTTTCTCGCAGTTGTACAGATGGTTAAACAGACAGACCCGGTTCGTCGTGTCTATGAAGAGTTGCGAAAGAATCCGATGGACTTCAACGCACCGCGTAAAATCTGCATGGTCATGCCGAACTCAGTTTATCTTGAGGGTGTCTCCTGTCCGGTTACGGTTGATATCATGGATTCAATGTTTAATCCTGTATATGTCTCCATGAACGAAATCGAAGCGCCGGAAGATAAAGATATCATTACTCCAAGTGCATTCAAGAAAATGATGGAAGAATCAAATGTTGTCGAGAAAACGATGGTAGAATCAAATGCTGGAGGCGAGATCGTCCCGCGTGAAAATTCCTCTGTTGTGCTTGACAAATTTTTTAAAGTTGCACATCAGGTCAAGAAACGCACAAAGAGTGATGTTGTTCATCACCTATCGGCAGAAGTCGGGGAAATTTCCGAATGCCTGGTTCAGCCTCAACGCGGGGGCAATATCGTAGAAGAAAGTGTTGATGCGATCGTGTGTGCTCTGGATGTCATCTATCTGGAACTGAACACAACCCACGGAACAACGGAAATTGCGCAAGTGATCAATAAACTGCTTGATAAGAAATTAGATAAGTGGTACTCTACTTGTAGTTAATCAATTACGAGGATCGAATCATGTTGGTTTATCGCGTTGAATTGAAAGCGTCTATCTTTTCGTCATATGACGGTTGGTGCAAACAGTTAGGGCCGTATAACGGTTATGTTTCGGACGATGATGATTTGCATGAATATCTTGATATGCATGGAATCGAATTTGGCTTGAACTTTAGCTGTTCCGATGAACGCCACATACCACCATATGACGACGAACGTTTAATGCGTAACCTTGCAAAACATGGTAAAAATTATCGTAGCTATCTTTTCGGCTTCTCTTCATTGCAGAAGTTGTCTAAATGGTTCGATAGCTGGGAGCGGGAAATTCTGGAGCATCAGGGATATATCTGTATGGTGTATGAAACTGATCTCCTGTTTGCTGGAAAGACTCAATGTGTTTTCAGCAAAGCCGCAACCCCGATCCGTTTTATTCCATTGTCAGAGATTTATTAATGCCAACATATACCTATAAATGCACCAAGTGCGAAAAAGAATTCAGTAAAATGTCCAGCATTGCGACCCGTGATGCACCAAAAGACTGTGAATGTGGAGGCGAAGCACATCGAACAGTTGACAAGCCCCAAATGGTAAAAGGTGGTTTTCCCTATGTCTAAAATAACCGAAACCATACCCGATGATTACGGATATGCCGATGGGTTTCAACCGCAAGAGTATTGTGATGGACTGGTTATTGAATTTGATTCAGAATCGGTGTCTCAAATCACGCGAATTAATCAATATGGTTTTGAGATCGCGTTAACACGAATGCAAGTTGAAGAACTGATACCCATTCTTCAAAAAATCAAAGATGCTTAAACCCCGAAAGGGGTTTTCTTTTTCATAGAACCCTATATAATGACTGAACTAATAAAGAGGTGAATATGAGTTTAGATTTCTTAATGGACGAAGACGAACCGCAGAAAGTACCGGAAACGCCAAAAGGCGTAAAGGTTGATGAATCTTTCTGCCTGAGTGACCGCGATCACATTCGCAAACGTCCTAACATGTATGTGGGTTCAGTGAACCGCGAAGCACACGAACGCTTCATCATGGGTAAATTCCGCAAAGTGGAATATGTCGAAGGTCTGGTGAAAATCATCAATGAAATTCTCGACAACTCAATCGACGAAGCGATCCGTACAGATTTTAAATTCGCGAACAGAATCGAAGTGAAGATTGATCATAATCTGGTGACAATCTCAGATAACGGGCGCGGTATTCCACAAGATGACGTGAGAACACCAGAAGGGAAAATTGTTCCTAAACCTGTTGCAGCCTGGACTATGGCAAAATCTGGTTCAAACTTCGATGATGAAAACCGCGTAACAATGGGGATGAACGGTGTAGGTTCTTTCCTGACGAACTGTTACAGTTCAATCTTTATCGGTGAAACATCCAACGGTAAGCGCAAAGTCACGATCAACTGTACTGACGGCGCACAGAACATGGATTACCGTACAAGCCCGACGAAAGAACAGGGAACCACTGTTAAGTTTACCCCTGATTTCTCAATCTTCGGTGTTGATGGCATCGACGAAGAAACAAAGGAAGTCATCAAAGATCGCCTTATGGCGCTTGCAGTGGCGTTCCCTTCGGTTAAATTCACATACAACGGTGAAACATTACCGAATAAGTTTGCGATGTATGGCGCGATGTATGGCGACAGCACAATCACGCAGACAAACAACAAAATTAGTTTCATCCTGGCGAGCACAGAAGACGGATTCAAACAAAAATCATTCGTCAACGGTCTGGACACAAAAAACGGTGGCGTACACGTCGATTGTATGATTGATGGTATCTATGCCGAACTGGAACCGATGATCAAGAAGAAACACGCTATCGAGATCCCGAAAGCCCGTGTAAAAGAATGCTTGACTTTGGTCGTGTTTTTGCATAACTTCAATGCACCAGCTTTTGACAGTCAGACGAAAGAAAAACTGACCAATACTGCTGGAGAGTTCAACAATCACGCCGGATTGAATTACAAAAAGATCGCGAAGCAGATTATGGATACTTCTGAAATAATCACTCCGATCATTGAATCCGCTCTTATTCGCAAGCAAGCAGCAGAAGCCGCAGCAATTACGAAAGCGAAAAAGAAAGCGAAAAAGGCGAAGATTGCAAAACATGTTCCCGCATCAGGGATTGATACCGATGGAGTCGAAACCACTTTGTTTCTGACCGAAGGTGATTCCGCTGTAGGGCAGTTTATCGAGTGCAGAAACGAAGAGACACAAGGCGCATTTCCGCTACGTGGCAAACCGTTGAACACCTGGGGAATGAGCTTTACCGACATTCTCAAAAACAAAGAGTTATTCGAGTTAATGGCGATCCTGAATCTCCATCCAGGCGACTCTTCCGAAATGGCATACGACAATATCGGGATCATGGTGGATGCGGACGTTGACGGGGGCGATATTCTCACCCTACTGATTGCGTTCTTTAGTCGTTGGCCTGAGTTGTTCGAGAAGAAAAAGATCCGGTATATCCGTACACCGATTATCATTGCTAAAATCGGAAAAGATGAAAAATGGTTCTACTCTATGGACGATTTTGTACCTTTCCGCGACAAAGCGAAAGAGGTACGATACATCAAAGGTCTGGGTTCTTTGCGTAAATCAGATTACGATCGCGTGTTGGGCGACCAGTTAAAATACGATACAATCGTACTGGGCGACGATTACAAAGACGTTCTGGAACTGTGTTTCGGTGAAGAGTCCGATCCGCGTAAAGACTGGGTTGACGGAAAACATAAATTTTCGGTGAAATGATGGAAAGAAGTATTAAAGACGTTGTACAGGTTGAAGGGCTTACGTTTGCCCTTTACACAATTTATTCTCGTGCTATCCCGCACCTGGTAGACGGGTTCAAACCCGTTCACCGTTTCTTCGTGCATTCAGCAGCGAAAGGAGGTTCAGGCTTCCAGAAAGTAGCATCTATTGCTGGCGGTGTTGCAATATACGGGTATCACCACGGGGAAACATCCGTTGAAGAAGCGTTGTCTCTCATGGCGGCGCACTGGTGCAATAATATCCCGCTTTTCGATCGTGATGGGTTCTTTGGTTCCCGTCTGGTTAAGAAGCCTGGCGCACCTCGTTACATTTACTGTAAGCTGTCTCCGCTGTTCAAGGCTATCTACATGGACGAAGATTTAACAATCCCGCATGAAGATCCTGAACACCTACCGCCAGCCTATTATCTGCCAATCATTCCTATGGTGTTGGTTAACGGGTTCAGAGGGATCGCGAAAGGATACGCGACAAACATTCCACCACATGATCCGGTTTCGGTTCTGAATGGATGTGTTAGTTACCTGAACGGGAAAGATTTCACGCTTGACCTGAAATATCCACAATTTAAAGGTGACATTGTAGACGGGACAATGTACGGTAAGTACGAACTCCAGGGTAAAACTAAACTGGTGATCACTGAGATTCCGGTCAAGTATGATCGCGTGAAATATATTGCGATTCTGGATAAGCTGGAAGAGAAAGGGTGTATCGTAAGCTATAAGGATCTATCGAAAGAAGATTTTCGCTATGAGATAACCCTTAAACGTGAGTATGCCAACGGGCTTACCCATGAAAAGATCCTGAAAGATTTTGGATTGATTGAGAACTCAAACCCGAACATCAACGTTATCTTCAATGGTAAGTTGCATTCATATGAACGTCCTGAAACGTTGTTGAAAGATTTCGTTGATATCCGTATGACGGTTTATCAACAGCGCATCGAAAAACGCATACAGGAAGCGAAGGAAGCACTTGCAAGGGCGCTGGCTAAGGTTGAATTTATCGACCAGATGATTGAATCTCCTGACTCGTTGAAGGGCTTGAGTCGTAGTGAAGCGGTTCAATTCGTATCAACATGGAAGGGTTGCGAAAACCACGCCGAAATACTGGTTGCGATGAACATCCTATCATCTAACTACTGACGAACGTCAAAAGCTGGAAGATGAAGCAAATGAATTGCGCAAGCAACTGAAATACTGGGAAGAGACAACCCCGAAAATTGAATATCTCAATGATTTGAAAGAACTTTCGAAGAAATTGAAATAATTTACATTAAGCCCTTGCGATGCAGGGGCTTTTTTGTTATATTACTCCCGCTACCGATTAGGAGGATGTAAAATGTTCAAAACTCGTAGTGACATGGAAATTATTCTTTGGGCCAAAAGCATCATGGCTAAACATGGTTTGTCTGATTGGTCATTCAAAATTAATGGACGTTTGAAAACTACTCTGGGTTGTTGCAGTTACTCCAAAAGAGAGATCCAGTTACGCCGGAAACATGTTGAAGAAGATACCTACGAGTGCATTTTAGATACTCTTATGCACGAAATCGCACATGCCCTTGTTGGTTATGGTGCTGGACACGGACCTGCATGGCAAAGAAAGGCTATTGAATTGGGTGCTAAACCAACATCATCTAAGGTTCGTGTTCGTGAAAAAGAAATCATCGAAAAGAAAGATGACCATGTTTACGCGATGTTCCTGAAAACATCAAACGGTGAAGTTTATCAATCAACCATGCCTGAAAAGATGTATAATGAGATTCAATCAGGAAAGCGCAACATTTCAACGATGTATATGGTAGGCCATAAAGCATCAACAAAAGGGCGTTTAGTTGCCCGTAAACTGACTTCACAGGAATTTGCAAAGGTGTTACAATGAGACCATACAGCGCACCAAACACATCAAAATATGTAGCTATCGTTATTCTTTCAACTATCGCTATGTGTTTTGTGACTGCTATCGTTTTTGGTATCCTTGAAATGAAAAAGGAAGAAAAACGAAAACAAGAAATTTACGATTATATGGATCGTATGTGTACACCGCTTGAATACGGTATCGACAAGAAACCGACAAAGTATTCATGCGAAAACATTATTTTCAACAAGTGAGATATAAACAATGAAGTTACGCGAAAGCCAAGCAAGCACAGTTCATCGTGTAGGTATCGAGTCTGGAAGCCGTAGAGCTTTTGGAATGAGAGCAGGTAAGAAAGCGTTCAAAATCCTTTCATCCACAATCTACAAATACAAGATCCGCGCAATCATTCGTGAGATTTCTTGTAACGCGATTGATGGTCATATCGTAGCGGGTAACATGGATCGCTTTGACGTTCAGTTACCGACTGTTCTCGATCCTCGTTTCATCGTTCGTGATTACGGTACTGGCCTGAGTGATTACATGGTGAACGAAGTATTCACCGTTTATTTCGAATCAACCAAAACCGACACCGACGACCTGATCGGGGCGTTGGGGCTGGGTAGCAAATCACCGTTCTGCTACACCTCAACATTCACCGTAGAATCAATTCAGGACGGCATGAAGCGCGGTTATACTGCTTACCTCAATGAAGACGGCGAACCGTACATTGACCCTCTGTATGCTGTAGAAACTGATGAACCTAACGGCGTTCAGGTAACAGTTCCGGTTAACGTCGAAGATATCCCAGAATGGGAACGTGAAGCCGCTCGTGTGTACGAAGCGTTTACAACTATTCGTCCTCGCTTTATTGGTGTTCAACTGGATATCAACTGGCAACCGACAGAAGCAAATAATCGCGGGATCATCAGTTATAAGTCAAAGCATTATTCCGGTTTGTATGCGCGTATGGGTAACATTTGCTATCCTATTGACCTGGATATGTTCAGAGAATCCCTGTTTTATTGCTACCAGAACAGTAGCTATGCGTACATTTTGGATTTTCCGCTGGGTTCTCTGGATTTCATGCCGTCACGCGAAGAGTTAAGCCTTGATAAGATCACCAAGAAAGTTATCATGGATCGACTCGGAGCAATCAACGACCAGTATTATTCAGAACTATCAGCAGAATTTGCTAAACTGAAAACGACGCGTGAAAAGGTTATTTGGTATCAAAATTTACCAACGCTGTTGCAGACTTTCGTTACCCGTGATAAGCAGTTTAAAGTAGGGAAAAATACCCTTGCTGAACTGGTGATGCACTTCAATAGTAAAGACCTGGTCACCAGTATGCAGATCTGGGGATACTGGGCGAACGTGTATGACGGTAAAGATTGCAGTTTTGAGCGCACAGGTTCTGGTCGTCGTTACGACGCGTATAAATCTGAAACCATGCGCCGCCAGGATATTACGCGTATGCTGCACCCGTGGAAGCAAAGAAACCTGTATCTGTTACAGAACGATAACAACGCGAAGTCTGTACGTGCGTATGCTATCGGGTACTGTATGCTTCACAAAACTTACCGTATGAACTTTATTGAATACGATCCGAACAGAAATCAGGATAATTTACAGAACTTCATCAAAAACGGTTACTATGATGAATCTGAAATCGTTTATCTGAAAACCAGTGAAATGACGGAAGAACTGGAAGTGTATACTGAGGATCGCCGTCGCTGGAGAGCAACACGCGAAACAATCGATAAAGATTCCGAACCGCGTCCGAAAACGCCGACAGCATACCGTTACACGGTCGGGATCAATGGCGATTTGAACAAAGAAGATTTGTTCCTCACGAAAGCGGAGTTTGTCAACCTCGAATCTGCATACGCATTGCGTCTGTATGGTGTTGATGATTACAGTTCGTTGAGTGAGTCGAATAACTTCTCGATGTCAAACATCATGAATAACCTGGCTACTGTGATGGAAATCTCTGGTGTTCGTGTGGTGTATACACTCCGTAATTCGTTATGGAATAAGATCCCAGACAGCAGCATGATTTGTCTTGATACGTTCCTTGCTGAATTGTTCTGCAAGACTGCAAAAGAAATGAAACCTAACTGGTATCCGGCTTTTGTTTCGAAAAAGTACCGTGATTCCGTTAAAGAGCTATATGAAAAGTTGGGTATTAGCCTTGATCGCATGGTTAAAAACCGTTATGATGCGCGTCGATACAATATTCTGAACACGCTTGATGGTAAAGTGTTGATGCAGACTACAGAAGACGGTGAAACGACAGAAGCAAAGAACCCGTCTATTCGTGTGGCACAGGCCCGACATGAAGAAATGGAACATGCAATGATTGAACGCGTTGACGAACAATATGAGATTTTCGCTAAACGCAATCCGTTAATTGCTCGAATCCTGAGAAACAGTGATGGCTATCAAATCCGGTATATTCTGGAAGATAAAGCGATGACTGATGATTATGGTAAAATTAATACGGTGGAAATAATGAGAACTGTTAAGATCCTCGATGATGTACAAAAGAAAGCAGTCTATGAGGGCTTTCTAACCAGCGCAAACAAAACCGCACTGGCTAAACAATTTGGTGTAAGCGTCCGAACCATCGGGCGCGTTATTACCGAACAACACGCGAAGTATGAGCAGGAAGAATCGAAAGCACTACCGAAAACGGATGTGAGTTCGAAAATGATTGGTTCTGAATCATTCATTACTCTGGTAATCAACGGCGAAATCCTGACTGCTGATTCTACTCACCCGAACTTCGAAAAGGCACACGCGCTGTTGACTAAAGGCGATATCGAAGGTGTAGCCGCATTGCTGAACACTAAGCAAGCCCTGAAAGTGTACAGCAAAGGCAATATTAAGATCGTCGGACATAAAGTGCTGTATAAAGATGTCGTTTTCGATGGAGGGATCACCCAACGAATCGTTCGTGAAATGTATAATGAACGTCCGTATGAACACCTGGTGAACTTCTTCGAAAAGCTGATGCAAAACCCGTCCCGTGATGCTGTGTATCAGCTTTATGGCTTCCTGGTGCATAACGATATCGAACTGGCTGATGATGGTGATTTCTACGCATGGAAACGTGTTAGCGAAGACTATAAAGACATGGCAACAGGCAAGTTTGATAACAGCCCTGGTGCTATCGTCAAAATGCCTCGCAACCAGGTAGACGAAGACAAAACCAAAACTTGCTCGTGTGGTTTGCATGTTGCCGCTAAATCATATCTTCCTCACTATGGCGGTGGACGTGGGCGCGTGATCCACGTTAAGGCTAACCCTCGCGATGTGGTAGCAATTCCAGTAGATTACGACAACGCCAAAATGCGTGTATGTCGTTATCAGGTGATGACCGATGTAACCGCAGGGTTCAGTCACTACTAA